TTTATTCTATCAGTATGTGGTATAACATATATGCAAGTGTAATGTTAACTTTTCTAAACTACGTAACACTTAGCAATAAGCATATTGATAGAATAAATCACTTGGAGTCAACCGCTAGATTAAAGGAGTCACATATAAATGATTTCCACGCTGCGTCTCGTAATTCACCACCAATACTATTCCACATACCTAAGTCGTTAGGTCCATATATAACAGTATTATCACGACAGTTACAAACAATTGTAGCCAGAGATTTATCAGATATATTACATACTCCAGTGAGTAACGATTTTGAATTGATTGAGGTAACGCATAATGAATATAAAAACAGAACTTGAACAATTAAGTAAAGCTGATATATACAGTTTGATGTTGTTTGCGATGTACAAAGTGAATGAAGCGCCAGAATATGCTGCCTTAAGCCAGTTAGCATACATAGTTGATAAAGATAATTTACTTAGATTATGTCAATACTACGGCGGTCAAACAATAAGTATACCCACAGTAGAGGAGCTTGAATCTTTCTTAACTGCTTTACTCTTATTTCAGCAAGTAGATATAGAACATCAAGACTATGATTTAGCAGTTAAAAAATTAGTTGCTAAAGGCACAGATTCTGATATATTGGTTCGTAACTATAAAATCGTAAGAGAACTACTTAAGAATTATAACTTTAATTCAGGGAGAAACTAGTATGTTGTATAAGGATAAATTGTATAACATATTAGATGAACTCCAAAGTTATAAGGGTTCACGAAGTGAATTGTTAGCTCAATGTGTACAGAAACGATTGAATGATGCATTAGAAGTATATGAAAATGCACTTGAAAAGAGTTGTGAATACTTAGATAGTAAGAATGAGTTGACCATACTGAAAAAACTAAATCGAGGAAAATGATGAAAAATCTTATTGAAGATATTTCAACATTAACTACAATAGGTAAGTATAATCTTGATGAACTTGTTAATAAATCAGTAGCTATAATCAGTCACGATGTTTTTGAATCAATAAAAGACAAAGAAAAAGTTACTGTTGTTGATGTTGGAATAGGTGAACTTTATATAACTAATATTGAAGATACAATTCAGTATAAGTTCGTTCCATCAAAGAAGTTAAGTTCAGCTGTTGAGACAACATATAAATCAAAACAGAGTCCACTACTTCTTGAAATTGATGCCGCATTAGGCCGACGAATAACAAACACATATAAGGATTTGTTTTAATGGATGAATTAACAAATGTACAGCCGTTAAATCTAGAGCCACTTGATACTAGTACGTTACGTATTGCTCAACAAATACTTGACGAACAAGATGTTGAAAGAGTAAAAGATTTAACTGCATTGTTTAACTTGAATGCTCAGAAACGTAATGTTATGCGAGTAATCAAAATGAATGGTTTACTTGATAAGGTGACAGATAAAGTTATTGAGCGTTTTGATAAATATCCTGAAAACTTTAGTAACGATGACTTGATTAAATATATGCAAGTTACTGAGGCAGCAATTGATAAAGCAAATAAGAATTTACATTTAGTTGATGAGACACCACCCATTCAACTACAACAGAATAATGTTAATGTAAATATCATTGATACTTTTGACCGTGAGTCAAAAGAAAGAGTTGCAGATGCTATAAAAGCAATTTTAGCAAAGGCATCTAATCCGGATGACAATGTGGTGGAAGTTGTCCAAAATGTAACAGAAGGTAAAGGTGATACCGATGGCTGATTTTCTTGAATTAAAGGAAGGCGAATCTAATCAACAGTATCGTGAACGCTTATATGGGTTAAAGTTTTCTGGAACTCATATAAGTTGGCAGATTATTGCTGATTTGATAGGACGTAAAACAGGGGAATGGAAAGATGAGAGTACTTGGAGACGAGAAGCTCACAAATATATAAATAAGCTACTTCAAGCACAAGAAATAGTTGATGGACAAGTTGCTGAAGTTAAGAAAGCAAAACAAGAAGTTGAAGATGTACTTGTTGAATATCAGAAAGAGCGAATTAAAGTAAGTGATATCAATACTCAGAATAGAGCCTATATACGAAGATTAGCTCGTGAAGATTCAATTAAAGAGATTGCTGCTCAAGCCGCTAAAGAAATTGGTAGCAAGAAAATGCTAGCAGAGCCGAGTGTATTCACTATTAGTGAGTCTACAAATGAAGCTATTCTAACCTTATCTGATTGGCATTTTGGCATTGAGGTAAACAATTACTGGAACACATTCAATCCTGATATTTGTAAAGAAAGAGTAGCAAAACTTAGAGACGAAGTTATTGCTTTCTGTAATCAGTATGATATTGTTCAATTACATATTGTAAACCTATCAGATTTGATAGCAGGCAGAATACATTCAACTATTAGATTTGAATCTCGTTGCGATGTTATTACACAAACAATAGAGGTTTCTGAAATACTTGCTGAATTTATCTCAGATATTGCAAGTAATGATGGACCTTCAATCCACTATTATGATTGTTTAGACAATCATAGCAGACTTGAGCCTATAAAGTCAGACTCATTAGACCTTGAATCCCTAGTACGTATTGTGCCTTGGTATCTAAAAGAACGCTTCCGTAACTTAAGTATACCCGTAATGTTTCATACAAATGAATTCAGTGATGATATTATAACATTCTCAGTAATGAACGGAAAGTACACAGTTGCTGGTGTTCACGGGCATAAAGATAAGCCTGGTAAGGTGATTGATAATCTAACAATGATGACAAAGCATCATTATGATTTGGTTCTTACTGCACACTTACATCATTTTAGTTGCGACGAAAAGAACGAAACACTTGTAGTTTCAAACGGTTCTCTAATGGGAACTGACAGTTACGCAAAGGATTTGAGATTATCATCTAAAGCGTCCCAGAATATTATACTCGTAACAGAAAAAAGCGTTGCAGATTACATACATAGAATTGTATTAAATTAAGTAACATAAAATTAAGCTGCAAGATAACATTATATCAGAGGTAAGCCTCGAAAGAGTAAGCCCAAAGAATAGGAGATAGGTAAATGAAATTTTATTCAGAAGTATTAGAAAAAGTATTTGATGACGTAGACACTTTAAAAAGTGAAGAAGCGGCGTATCAAAAGGAATTAGCTGAACAAAAAGCTAAAGAAGATGCTATTACAAGTCGTAAGAAAGAGTTAGCAAAAGCTGTAGAAGTTGCTGATAATGAACTTGACGCAGCCTACGAAGCATATGAGGAAGCTAAGAAAACTTGCGATGAAATGCGTGAAGAAACAAAAAGATTGATTGCTGAAATTATGGAACCTGCAACACAGATTGTTAAAACTGCTCAAGCTAAACGCTTAGAAGCTATCCAGAATTTCAATAAAGAATTCGGTGCATTTCGCACCACTTACACAGGTGACCGAGCTCAGAAAGAATTTGAGAGGTCTTTAGCGAGCTTTGACACATTGTTTAAGCAATTATTTGGAATCTAGTTAAAACAAATTGTATTGCAGCTTAATATAATATCAGTAAGATAACGTCAATTGATGAATATATAGTTTAACAAATAAAGGTACTTGTATTATCAAGAATTATCTTCATATACAAGTACCTTATTTTTTATATGAGGTGATGACAAATGGCAAGAAAGCATTTTGATGATTACTACAATAAAGTTTATAAGCAGTATGTTGAATTACAAGCGGTATTAGCCGATATGTCAGCAGAAGTTGACGCAGGTATGTTGCCTCCTGAACGCGTTGAGCAGATAAAACAAACTATACTACCAGTTAAAAACAGTTTTGAGTCTCTCAGTTATATTAGATATTTATTAGATAAGCCTACACGTAGTAGCAAACACGCACAGTATAACAAACGCAGTCATAAAGTATTGGCTCAAGCAGGAAGTCACACAGCGGATAAAGTGTTGCCTAGTAATGACAAGCTAATTAGTACACTCAAATCTAGATAAATTGTATGTAAAATTGGAGGATTTATATGAAAGAATTACTCTCAAAAATTGGAATAACCGACGCAGGTTATTTTTCAAAAGACAAGAATTACGTCATTGATTTTGAAAATAGTGACGCATTCAATAAAGCATTTAGTAAGTTAGATAAAAGTGACTTAGTTGATGAAAATGAAGATTCCAGTGTGGTTAATCTAAATGTAACAAATGTTATGTATATTGCAGATGACTATTCATTGAATCTTATAGCTGATTTCTCAGCTGATACTTATAAACTTGTAGTCACTGAATTAGGAGAGAATTAAAATGGCAGATAAAATTATTAAGTTGGACAAATACGTCAAAGAAATCGTAACCGATTATGAAGCATTATCAGAACGCTGTAATGAATTTGATATTACAAAGAAGAATGGCGAGGCACAGCAGATTACTTTAGCTTTAAAGAACACTTTAAGAGCACATCCAAATATGGTGGGTTTATCTGCTAATCAGATTGGTTATGATAAACGAATTATATGTTTAAACTTTAGTGGAGATATCAGAACTTTTATCAACCCGATAATTACTAAAGTTGATGGTTTTGAATTATCAAGAGAAACTTGTCACTCCATTCCTGATAAAACATACATAAGAACAAGATACAGTAAAGTTGATATTACATATCAAACACCACTAGGTAAAGTAGAGTCTATTGAGCTTTTAGGACTAGCTGCCCGTATTATGCAACATCACATAGACCACTTAGATGGACTTCTATTGTCAGATATTGGGTTAGAAATAGATGATGCTTTTGATGTTGCAACGGATGAAGAGCGCAAAGAAGTACTCGATATGTATCTTGATTCATTGGATTTAAAACGAAAAGAGATTGACGCAGCTATAAAAGACGACAAAGATGCTCAGCAGTTATCAGATGCTATCCGTTTTATGGAAAGTGTTCGTAAGGGAGAAACTGTTATAGAAAGCATTCCGATGACAGAAGAAGAAATTGAAGCATTACAATCGGCTCAATCAGATGCAAATTCAGACGAAAAGGATGATTGATAAATGAATGACGGTAGGTTAAATGCTATATTGCAATTGAACGGAGGCAGTCAGCAGTCACCTCCTGACGCGTCAGCACAATTAGAAGACCGTGAATTATATATTCATAACACAGGCAACTATGCATATCTATACGTAGGAAAAGGTACTAGTAGAGGTGCGTATCAGAATCCTCTCAAGGTAGCTGCACAGTATGCTGACGAATCAAACCTCTCACACAGACTTACAAGTTTTATTGATGATAGTAACGACGGAGACGTCGCAATTACAATAGGAGCTTCAGCGGACGATAAATCTAAATCAGGTGCGCTTATATTTTTATACCCTAAAGGGGAGGGTAGCGTTACCGCAGGACAACGACGAGCGCCGTCGATATCTATACATAACAACGCAATATACGGCACTGAAGACAAGAACGATAACTACCCCACTATTTATGGTTTTAATATGGTTATGTATGGAGGAACACAGATTCGTCCTGCAAGTAAAGTTACCGGCACTGAAGATTACGTTAACTCAAGTATTAGTATAAACGGGTTATCTTTAACACAGATTCCTAGATTGACACTATATAAAGACACCGACGCCGTTTACGGAACTTCCTTGCCTTTAAGTGGTGTTGAAGGACAAGTATTTTTCTTAATTTCTGAGTGAGGTGATTAAGTGTCAAAAACTTGTAAAACATCTGTTCAACAGTTATGGAATACTTCATCTGACACATATAAGTACTATGGAGAGGTACAGTATTCCGCGACACGTAATGAATTAAATAACACTTACACCATAAAGGTAACAGGAATTCGTGCTCACGGAGGTAAATGGAATTTCCGTACAAACTGGGAAATAAGTATAGGGTCGTCTAAGAAAACAGGTACAATACCTTCATCCGGTAGCAATACGTATTCAGGATGGCTGCCTAAGTCCGGATATCAGACAGTAGGACTTACACATACAGTTAATGGAGATAGTAGCGGAAAATGCCCTGCTGTTAACTTAACTGTGAAATGTTATAACAGTAGCGTAAAATGGTTATCAGCAGGTAAATACATTTCAGTTAATGTGTCAGCTACTCACAATATTGCAGCGTCAGTACAATCGGACTCCGGTGGGCCTAATGACAGAACTGCTCCTACAATAACAGCAACTAAGAGTTCTTGTACAACAAATAGTGTGACATTTAAAGGGTCTGCTAATGTTACTTGCGGTTCTTGGCAGTATAGTTTAAATGGAGGAGCTTGGAAAACTAGTACATTGTCTGGTAAAGGAGGAACTCAAACAGTTACTGTTTCAACGAGTTCTCCCACTATTAGATTAAAAGCAGTTAAATCGTCAAATGGCGTTAGTGGACAGTCAAGCACAATCACTTTTGACTGCGTCAAGCCTACTATTCAATTATCAGCTGCACTAGCATCCGGAGGCAAAGTTACCTTAACTGCTAGTTCTGCAGACAGTTGTAAAGATTGGCAAGTAAAGATAGATACAGGCTCTTGGACCACTTTTAAAACAGTAAGCACTAAGCAGACCACATATACAACGAGTGCATTATCCGCAGGGAAACATACTTTTTCAGTAAGGGCTACTAAAGTGTCTAATGGAATTGTAGGCACGTCTTCTGTTCAATCCGTGGATATGAGCTGTCCAAAAATTACTTTGACACCTACAAAAAGTCTATTTACTTATAGAAATATTAGTTTTGTTGCTACTTCTGATGTGCCTTGTGATACTTGGCAATACAAGATTGACAGTGGTAACTGGGTCAATGTTAGCACTTCAAACAACAAGAAAATAGAAGTAAAAAATATAAAAGTGTCTGTTGTTGCTCCAGTGGTAACAGTTCGTGCACGAGACATCACACGTCATACTACAGGAACTTCTTCAGCGGTTGAGTGTGACACAGCTATTCCTTTAATAGAAACACTATCGTTGAAAGCTACGAGTAACCCAGGTACTAAAGCAACGCTTCAATTTAGAGTATACAACTATCCGTGTTCTTATGTCCTAAGTACTGTTGGAGATAATGGTAAGAGTGCGACAGTTTATAAAGGGTCTTTCACCAAGAAAGCCAGTGGTAGCACTCAAACAATCACAGTTGAAAATATTTCAGTAACTGCAGATGACCGCAATATAACTAATGGAAAATACTACACCCTAACAGTTACTCGTAGCGATTGTCCGTTGATATCAGAATCACAGAACACAGAATATTATGCAGAAAGACCTGCAGTACGACACGGACCAACAAACGCACCTAAAGAAGGATTTATTATAAATCCTGTTGCTCGTTGTAAAGTTCAACTCGAATTTTGGACTTGGTGTAAGTTTCGTTGGCAACTTGAAGGTCCTGATGGTTCCTGTTACAGCACTAATGGGAAAAACACGTGGTCTAATGAGTGCATTGCACTGACTACATATAAGCCTGTTATACAGTTTGATAAAAGTACAACCAATGATAAAGGAACATTTAAGTTACATATAAAACGTGTAGTAAATGAAATCCTTAAAAGCACCTATAGTGCAGAGTGTGACTCCAGTATTCCACAGATTAACACATTCACTCTAAATCCTACAGCTAATAGACTAGGTACTATGACGTTAAAAACTAATTACAACTGTGGATGGTCTTTTAAAGGTGCATCAACAGTACAGTCAGCAGAAGGGTCACTCAAGTGTCCTCCTACTGTTGCAAGTAAACTCCTACAAGTTACAGATATGCCTTTACGTGCAAATAGTAATTCATCTTACGAAGTTGAGGTGTGGAGGTTAGATTGTAATGCTCTTAAAAACAAAGCAACTGTTACTTGTGATACTACAGAAAGTGCTATCCAGATAGTAGACGTGCAGACAGGAGGAAACATTTGTTCTTTTAGAGCTACTGCACAGCAACCGATGACTGATTGGTACTGCAGTATTGTTATGAAAGACGGTTCTACTTCACCCTTATCTCAAAGTAGAATGATAGTAGCGTCTGACGGCAAGTCCGCTACTAAAACTGTCTCAAAGATTCCTCCAGCAAAACCGTTTGATATTAGGGTAAGTGCTAAAGCTGCAAACAATGTAACCTCTTCCGTTACTGCGGGACCTTATCAGTGTACCGGTGTGGTTAGAATATATGACAGTGGATGGAAGTATGGAACTGTATTTATAAACAAATCAACAGATTATGGTAAACCTAATTGGACAATTGCTCAGCCTTATGTATGGTCAGGTGGTAGCTGGAAAATTTGTAAGTAAAGTGTGGTGGAAAATGTGAACGATGTGCAATTAAAAGGCATTATAAAAGATATTGAATTGTCTCATTCCATCGATAGCATCAGTTTTAGTAAGGCTAAACTTATTGTGCCTAGAGCTAATGGTGCCGAAGATGTTATAAACTTGAGATTTAAAACATTTAGTAATAAGTATAAAGAAAACGATGAAGTTACATTAAAAGGTAATGTTCGTTCTTATTCATATAAAGTGTCTGAAGATAAAAACAAAGTAATTATATATGTTTTTACTTATTTTGATATTCCTAGTGATGTAGATGACAATATAACTTCTACTGTTAACACTGTTAATATTGATGGACGCGTATGCAAGATAAATGAATTACGTACAAATAAGAATGGGAAACAAAATGTTCATTTTATTCTTGCTAACAACTTGATGTCGAATGATGGCTCAAAAAGACTTAACAGTTATATTCCTTGCATAGCTTGGAATAAACTAGCTAAGGAGCTCGCTAAGTTGTCCGTTAATACTCAATTAAGATTAAAAGGTGAATTACATTCACGTGAACATAAGAAAGTACTCGAAAACGGTGAAATTGAGTTCAGAGTAGCGCACGAGCTACTTGTACTTGATTATGAGGTAATTGAATAATGCAGTTTGATTATCTATACCAGATGCAAGCAACTGGGTTTTTAGAAGTTGACGATATAGGGAACTGCTGTATCAGTGCTACAACTATGTTATATACTGAATATATAATGATAGTAAAGACTGAAGGCGGTCGAACAAAGATTATACAATACGGTCCTCGATACATTGATAATGACGTTACTATTCCTAATGAGGTTAGTTATACCTATAGCGAATTTGATTTTAACGAGGGCAAGATAAGGCGTATAATAGATAGTTGGTTAAATGGTAAAACCCTTGCACAGCAAGCCGTTTTAATTACAATCGAGGAAGCACAAGAACGTATAAAGGATTTGGTGACATTCTTATGATTGAGAGAGATAAAGTTAAAGATATAAAAGGTAAAATTGTTGGATTTATTGATACAGATACATCAAATGGTAATAAAGTTGTAAGAGACTTTTATGGTAGGATGTTAGGTAGATACAACAAACGATTAAACATAACAACAGACTTCTATGGAAAAACTTTAGGTAAAGGTGACCGATTGTTAATGTTATTGAAGTTTTAAGTTGTATTTATAACTCCAATCATTTAATATATAAATGGTTGGAGTTTTGTTATCTTTGGAAAATGTACAGTTGGATTATGTTTCTTTTTATTATATAATATGTGTATAAAGAAAGGAAGGTAATACTAATGACACTTACAGAAAAAAGGATGGCAAAATATCCAAATACAGACACATTTACTTATTATAACGCAAATCCGAAGAATAAGATTACAACAGATTGTGTTATAAGGGCATTGTGCACAGGTATGGAAAAACCATACAATGATGTGGTTATGGAACTTGCTCAGATGCAGTGCGAGACAGGTTTTGATATGAGTGAGAACTCACTTATTGATAGATACTTGCAGAAAAACGGCTGGACCAGATGTAAGCAGCCTAAACAAGCTGACGGCACTAAATATACTGGCGCAGAATTCTGCAGAACATTGTCGCACCCCATCTACAGTGAAGAGCTGAATCTCACAGATAAACCGTTTAATTGGCATCGTGTTATTGCTAATCTTGGTGGACATCACATTGTAGCAATCGTTGAAGGAACAGTGTATGACACTTGGAATTCAACTGGCGGGTCAATCGGAATCGTGTGGGTAAAGGCGGAGTAAAATCCGCCTATTCCGTTACTATTCACATTGTATTTAATTATACATCATTAAAATAACGGAGATAGAGTAGATGAAAATTATTAAGCGAAACGGAGCCGAAGTTGAATTTGACTCCTCAAAAATTGAAAACGCCTTAGTGAAGGCAAACGATTCTATCACAGTTAAGAGTCAACGCATAGGTAAGCGACTTATTAAGTTAATTGCTGAAGAAATTGCAGAGGCTTATGTGAATTCAAAACGCACTCGTAGTGTAGAGTATATTCAAGACCAGATTGAGAATAAACTAATTGAATATAATGCATACGCAGTGGCAAAAGAGTACATTACATATCGATATAAAAGGACTCTTGCAAGAACTTCAAGTACTGTTGATGACAAGATAATTGCATTACTTGAAGAGTCAAATGAAGAAATAAAGCAAGAGAATAGCAACAAGAATCCTGTCATAGCATCTACACAGAGGGATTATATGGCAGGTGAGGTTAGTAAAGATATTACTAATCGTATTCTATTGTCGGATGATATAGTAGAAGCACATAATCAAGGAATTATTCATTTTCACGATGCAGATTATTTCGCCCAACATATATTTAATTGTTGTTTGATAAACCTTGAAGATATGTTACAGAATGGTACTGTTATTAGTGGCACATTGATTGAAAAACCACATTCATTCAGCACTGCTTGTAATATTGCAACACAGATTATTGCTCAAGTAGCAAGTAATCAATACGGTGGACAGACAATCAGTTTAGCACATCTTGCACCGTTTGTCGATATAAGTCGTCAGAAAATTCGTAAGCAAGTCGAAGCCGAGCAGAAGTTTGCTTGGGAATCTTGTCACGTAGGAGAACTTGTAGAATTTTCGGATAAGATGAAGTCAGCTATTGATGACATTACTGAACAGCGAGTTGCTGACGAAATAAAGCGAGGAATTCAGACTATTCAGTATCAAGTTGTAACTCTTATGACAACTAACGGTCAAGCACCCTTCTTATCAGTTAATATGTATCTAAATGAAGCAAAGAGCGAACAGGAAAAAGTAGACCTTGCTTTAGTTATTGAAGAAGTCCTTCGTCAGCGTATTGAAGGCGTAAAGAACGAAAAGGGTGTTTGGATTACTCCTGCATTCCCTAAACTTCTATATGTATTAGAAGAGGACAATTGCAAAGAAGATACTAAGTATTGGTATTTAACTGAATTAGCTGCTAAGTGCACAGCTAAAAGATTAGTCCCTGATTACATATCTGAAAAGAAAATGAAGGAGTACAAGATAAACAAAAATGGCGATGGTGATTGTTATCCTTGTATGGGATGTCGCTCATTCTTAACTCCTTGGACTACTGAAGAGGATAAATCAAAAAGCGGTATTAAAGTTGACCCTAAATACTATGGTAGATTTAATCAAGGCGTTGTTACTATTAACTTAGTTGATGTAGGCCTTGCGGCAGATAAAGATTTAGAAAAATTCTGGGAGATATTTGATGCAAGATTAGAATTATGTCATAAAGCATTACAGATTAGACACGAAAGACTTGCTAATACATATAGTGATACTTCACCAATCCATTGGCAACACGGAGCTATCGCAAGATTAGCAAAAGGTGAAAATATTCACGATTTACTACATAACGGCTATTCAACAATTTCGTTAGGATATGCAGGATTGTGGGAATGTGTTTATGCTCTTACAGGCAGTAAACTAACAGAACCTGAAGGTGAACATATCGGACTTAAGATAATGCAGTATATGAACGATAAATGTAAAGAGTGGAAAACTGCTGAAAAGATTGATTATTCAGTTTACGGGACGCCTATTGAATCAGTTACTTATAAGTTTGCTAAAGCTTGTCAAGACCACTATGGAGTTATTGAGGGCGTAACCGATAAGAATTACATAACAAATAGTTATCACATTCACGTTACAGAACCTATTGATGCCTTTACAAAGTTAGCAACAGAAGCTAAGTTCCAAAAACTATCTCCTGGCGGAGCGATTAGTTATGTTGAAGTTCCTGATTTACAGAAAAATATTCCGGCTGTGTTATCAGTAATTAAATTTATATATGATAACATAATGTATGCCGAATTGAACTGCAAGAGTGACTATTGTCAAGAATGTGGGTTCGATGGTGAGATAGTTATCAAAGAAGACGAGAATAACAAGTTGTACTGGGAGTGCCCTAACTGTGGTAATACTGACCAAAGCAAATTAAATGTAGCAAGAAGAACTTGTGGATATATTGGTACTCAATTCTGGAATCAAGGAAGAACTCAAGAAATCAAAGAAAGAGTATTACATCTAGGTGACGAATAATGGGTGATTAAATGAAAAGAGTGTTAGAATCTGCTATATTAGCGGGTGTAATGATAGCTATAAGTACTCTTGGATATCTACACAATCCAAGTATTGTCGGAGCTGTATTGTTCTCTGTCGGATTACTCGCAATATTGGATTGTAAGTTGCATTTATTTACAGGCAAAGTTCCTTATATCAAAAGTTATAAGGAACTTCCTTATATCTTAACAGTGTTACTAGGAAACATTATAGGATGCTCGATTTTATTTCTCTGTCCTGTTGAGGCAGCTAAAGAACAGTTAACCCTTGCGTTGAACAAAGATATAGTCACTATTGTTGTCACTTCTATAATGTGTAACATACTTATATATGTTGCCGTTGAGGGCTACAATAAATCAGATTTTGCATTAGTTATATTAGCTGTTACACTATTCGTTATATGCGGATTTAATCATTCCATAGCTCGAGTATGTCTTGTGATAGCCGCAAGAACTTTTAATCTTCAAACATTGAGTTACTTAGTTATAGTCATACTTGGTAATGCATTTGGAGGTATTTTATTTCATAGATTAAGGGAGAAGAGTATTGAATGAGATATGCAAAGATAGAGAAGAACTCTGTAGCAAATGGGCCTGGCATACGCGTTGTGTTATGGTGTCAAGGTTGCTCTATACATTGTCAAGGATGCCATAATGAATCCACTTGGGACTTTAATGGTGGTTATACTTTCAATCAATCCGCTGTACAACAGATAGTTGATGAATTGAAATACGAACACGTTGATGGGATTACATTGAGTGGCGGACATCCTTTAGAAGAATCTAATATTCTTGAATGTATTGCATTATGTCAATACATACGAAACAGATTCCCAGAAAAAACAATCTGGTTATATACAGGATTAACTCTAACACTAGACCAATTCTTATATAAGATACGTGGTATTGCTCCGGAACATAGAAAGCATAACAATATTAATCAATTACTTAGTTTATGCGATGTTGTTGTTGATGGTCCTTATATAGAGTCACAGCGAGACCTGATGCAGAAGTATTGTGGTAGTTCTAATCAAAGAGTAATTGATGTAAAGAAAACAATCCAGAATAAACAAATTACATTATATGAGGAATAGCAGTAAAATGCTATTCTTTTTTTGTTTAGTTGTAATCTTTTAACTGTTAATATATAATGAAATTAGAAAATAAGGAAGTGGTAGAAATGTTCAAAATCATATTTAATCAAAATCCGGAAAACCTATTTCATAATTTTTGCGTACCTAAACTAGCAATGGCTCAACAGATTGTTATTCAAAGTCAATTGAGAGCTGATGTCATTGATAATACAACGGGAGAAGTTGTTTATCAATTTATTCCGAAAGTTGAAAAATAAACATATTTATTATATAATAAGTATGTAAAATAAAAAGGAAGGTTGTTACATATGACAAGGAAGTTAAGTATTTTATCAGTATTGATTACAGCGTTAGCTATCGCGTTGATAGCGTGGTTTGGTTTTAGTTGGTTAGAAGTTATTTCAAAGAACCTCGAACCTAACCCTACATATTCCGCTTATAACTTATTCGTTTTACTTACAAGAGGTGCGTAGTATGAGATACGAAACTATGATTGAATGTTTAAGAAGTGTGTGTCCTGATTATATCGATATTACAGGTGTTAAAGATTTGCGCACTCGTTGGAAAGTTACTTTTAAGTATGGCGATGTTGAGGAAGCCGCTGAGTTACCCAAAACTTGTGCTCCTAACTGTCACATAAAGGTTTGTAAACAGTGTATTGCATCAGCAATGTCTGCTATAATGTTTCGTAAAGAGTGTTATGACTCTGCAAGTAAGTGGCTTGAATGGCCGTATGAGAAAGAACCTTCAAAAAATATGTCAGTTTGTAAGCTGATTCCTACAGGCAACAAAGAATACACTTACAGAACACTATATGAGTTCATTGATAATCCTGATGACGCATATATACTCGCTCAACTTGCAATGAGTGAACGCGAGAGTACAAATGAGCTTATATTCATATTCCCTGGTATGAATATTGACATTCAAAATCGAGCCCATTTGATAGATTATGCTAATGATTTGAAAGCTGAGATATTGGAAAAGATGAAAGATTAGTTGAATATTTTTATTTAACATATTATTATTAAGGTGTAGTTAATGGATAACGAAAAATTACAAGAGTTGATTGAAGAAGATTTAACTCAATTACGAAAACTACAACAACGAGCAACAAACATTGGATTAGGTCAAGGTCGGTCATATTACAATGACGATGAGCAGATTGAGGCTATGAAGGCTGCTGCGTTGTTAAGTATCGCTTTTGATTATAAGTTAAAACAGCTTATGGATAATTCAAAAGCTGAATAACTTAAAAGGAAGGTTGTTATGCAAAATATTTTTCCCGTGGATGTAGTGTTTACTATCTTAGGTGATGAAGCACTTAACATTCAATCCGTGAACAAGAAGAATAGGACTAGTATTAAAGTAAATGGATTTGATGTTTATCAGCAGTCTTTAAGATATGCTACTTTTTATCAGAAGGGCACAAAGTGTGCTTGTTGCGGTAAAGAAGGTACATATTTTAAACTTGAAGAAGATAAAGATGGTTTAAGTGCAGAGACACGTAGACACTTTAACCTATATGCTGATGACGGCACACTGATGACAAAGGACCATATACGTCCTAAGAAATTAGGCGGGCTGGATGTTGTGGATAATCTACAGACAATGTGCGTTGAATGCAACAAAGCAAAGGGCAGTATTTATAATGAACCTATTCCTTCAATAGTAGGCACAGATGTAAATAATCCTGAAAACATTGTAAAATTTATCTCAGTTGAGGATGCTATTCATTTCTTATGCGAACGTAAGAGAGTGTTCAACAGTGGAGCTAAACCCGGTAAGATGTGCCGAAGAGCCATTCAGGAAACACTTGAATTTATGCAAGTTTTAGATAAAAATATTCCACACTGTAATTATATCTGGACAACAGCGAATATGGTATGGGACGGAATACCTCATACATAAGTTAGCAATTAAACCTTTAAAGGTTTATTGAATATAGATATCAAGTTAACGGAAGGAGTGAGTTAGACTGATAATTGACGGCAAGAGAGCTTTGGTATACATAACTACTCTTGACGAAATCAAACCTATTGAAGGATATGACCGAGTTGAGCACGGACGTGTCGGTGGTTGGTGGTGTATTATCAACAAAGGCGATGCAATGCAAGTAGGCGACAAAGTTGTATACTTCGAGGTTGACAGTAAGGTTCCGGAAACGGACGAGCGATTTGCGTTCCTTGAAAAACGGCATTATAAGATTAAAACCTTAAAGATGTGCAAAGTGTTGTCACAAGGTTTGATTATGCCAATATCGTCATTCCCTGAATTAGAAGGCAAAGACGTAGGCACTGATGTTACTGACATCTTGAAAGTAGTTTATGCTGAAGCCGAAGACAATTCAAGAAAGAATGTTAATCCTAATGCAAAGTATGACTCAATGAAGGCTCGACATAAGAAGTTGTTCAAGAAGCCTTGGGCAAAGTGGCTTATGAAGAGGGCTTGGGGACGAAAGTTGATGTTCTTATTCTTCGGAAAGAAGAAAGATAATCCGAGAGGATTCCCAGCATTTATTTCAAAGACCGATGAAGAAAGAGTTGAAAATCAACCTTGGCGCATTGGTGACGGAAAGACTTATCTTTGCACTGAGAAATTAGATGGAACTTCTTGTACATACGCCCTTGAGCGAAAGGGAAAGAATAAGTTTGAGTTCTATGTTTGTTCACGTAATGTGAGACAAGCAGATGAAAATCAAAAGACTTATCACGACCACAATATTTATTGGGATTTAGCATTCAAGTACAACATTGAAGAGCATCTGAAAAACTACTTAGAACTTCATAAAGATTATAAGTGGGTATGCATTCAAGGTGAAGGCGTAGGTTCAGTACAAGGAAATCCGCTTGAACTTGCGGAAGATGATTTGTATGTATTCAATTTCAAGACCTCAGAATTTGGACGACATAGTTCTTTCGAAGGAAAGGATATTGTTGAAGGATGGGGTATGAAATGGGTTCCTATTATCGGAAAAGTTAAAATGCCCGACACAATGGAAGAACTTAAAGCATTAGCTGATGGTAATTCTGTTGTAAACCCAAAAGTTATGCGTGAAGGCTTTGTTTATAGAAGTCTTGACGGTGTTGAAAGTTTTAAAAACGTATCAAATAAGTATTTATTAAAGATGCACTCATAATTGAAAGGAAAGATGATTAATGGTTATTGGTTTTATAACAGCACTTGTATTTGTCGGAATTGGTGCAGCAGCACTTATCTACGGTATGAAACAAGAAAGCGCAAAAGAAAAGGCAGGATGGTCTTCAGACTTATCAGATGAAGCAAAAGCACGTAATAAGAAACGTGATAAAAATGCAGCAGTTGCACTTCTACTCGTTATTCTTATGATTGTATGTGTAATATTTGTTTCACCTTCATTCTACACAGTTGACCAGAGTGAAGTTGCAGTTGTTAAGTCTCTTGGTAAGATTAAAGAAACAAGAACTGCAGGCACATATTTTGATTTCTGGGTTCTTAATGCACATACCAAGTATAGCACAAAAGTACAGGAAGTTAATATTGATGACATAGCATATTCAAGCGATGCTCAGCAAATGACTCTTAATATTAAATTCCAGTATCAGATTATGCCGGATAAGATTAAGGAAATTACTACACAGTATGGTAATCTTAAAACATTAGAAGCTCGTATCACACCTACTGTAAGAGATAAAGTTAAGACAGTTTTATCAAAGCACACTGCGATGGGTATTATTGAAAAGCGTGAAGCAATGTCCTCCGAAGCAGCAAAAGCAGTTACTGACGCATTAGGTACAAAGTTCTTCGTAACTGTAACAAATGTAGCAATTACAGATATTGAATTTAGTGAACAGTTTGAAACTGCTGTTGAAGAAAAGATGATTGCTGAACAGAATGCACTTAAAGCAGAATATGAAAATGAAGCTAAAGTAGCAAAGGCAAAGGCTGAAGCAGAGGCAAAAATTCTTGCAGCAGAAGGCGAAGCTAAAGCTAGTGCATTACTTGAAAAGTCACTTACTGATAAGATTTTACAGAAGATGTATCTTGACAAGTGGGACGGTAAACTACCTGAAGTTGTAGCAGGCGAAGATGTTTCAATGATTCTACCTTCTTATAAAGACGCAGAATAATAAATAATAATTAAGTAAAAGCCTGCAGATTAGTCGCTGCAGGCTTTTTATTATATACTAAGGAGATTTATTATGAAATTTGAAAAAATAAGTTATACAATGTATGAGAAAGAGAATCTAGATATCAATATCGGATATGCACAGATAAAATTGCCACAGAGAGCAACAAAGTATTCAGCAGGATATGATATCTACAGTATTTGTGATTTTGAGTTGAGACCTAATCAAACTATATTACTACCCACAGGCATTAAGTTTGATTGCGATACGGATAAGTTCTTATTCGTTGCACCGCGTAGTGGTCAGGGCTTTAAATACAAAGTGCAGTTATACAATACAGTTGGAATCGTGGATGCAGACTATTATAATAATAACAAGAACGAAGGGCACATCTGGCTTAAGTTATATAATGACTCTCCTGAAGGTCATACATTAACTGTAAAACAAGGTGAAGCCGTTTGTCAAGGCATCATAATGCCATATTATACAGTTGAAGGAGACAATACAGATGGAATACGAGAAGGCGGATTTGGCAGCACTTCCAAGAATGAAGGCTGAGTATGACATTATGAAGTTTTGTGCTGAAATACAAAGTACAACTTCAACAACCGAAAAGAAAGCAATTCTTAAGCGTTGGAAGAGCAATGATATTATACTTGAGTTCTTACAATTCTTATTAGACAAAACAGTTGTTACGGGTATCAGTAAAGCAAAGATAAATAAAACACTTGCAAATTATCCGACAGTTACAGGTGACTGTAGAACTATTATTGATGTCATTCGCTACTTAAAAGTGCACAATACTGGCAGTGATGTTGATATTGCAGTATGTCAAGTTTATCTTGCATCTATTACAGGATTCTACAAAGAAGAATTCAACGGAGGCAATTCATTAGCAGACGCGGTAGAGTTTAATGAATTGCTTAAGAAAATTATTATAAAGACACTTAAACTTGGAATTGATACTAAGTTAGCCAATACCGCTATACTCGGTTTAATTGAAGTACACGAAGTTCAACAAGCAAACAAATTGCAGGACACAAAGTTAAAAGATGGCGAATGGATTTGTTTATCAGAAAAATTAAATGGTAATAGAGCCACATATATAAACGGTAAAATAGTAAGCCGCCAAGGACGTGAATTTAGCAATGTTGACCACATTATAAAAGACTTAAATCGTATAAGAAGTTTGTTTGATGTTAATATGGTATTTGATGGTGAAATAATCCGTAAGAATGTTGACGGTATTCCAGATAACGAAAACTTCCGCATAGGAACAGGATTACTTAATTCTGACGAAGAAGATAAGACTGCATTGTCTTTTGTAATATTCGATTTATTGCCTTATTCTGAGTTTAAAAACGGTGAAAGTAAACTTACCTACCAAGAGCGAATGAAAACAATGTGCCAAGTTTTAGAGTATATTGCGAAGGTGGGGCTAGAACACGTCGATGTTGTAGACTTCTTGTATGCGGGTAATGACCACTCAATGGTTGAAACGTGTCTTGCTGAAATGGATGCTCAAGGTAAAGAGGGCTGTATGCTTGCACGAGATGTGACTTATAAGTGTAAACGACATAGCGGATTACTTAAAGTTAAAACTTTTTACACTATGGACTTGAAGATTATCGGTTTTGAAGAGGGCAACGGTAAGAACGAAGGTACACTTGGTAGCATCGTTGTTGATTATAAAGGTAATCGAGTAGGCGTTGGTGGATTTACAGACGCTTTGAGAACTGAGATATGGAATAATCAAGATAAATATCTCGGACGTATTGCAGAAGTTAAGTATAAAGAAATCACAAAAGATAAATCAACAGGCAAGGAAAGTTTACAGTTCCCAACATTTGTACAGTTTCGTGAAATTGGTAAAGAAGTAAGTTATGCATAAAGTTGGATAACTTACTATCTTACTATATAATATAAGTATAAAAAATGAAAGGAAGATATGTATGACAGTAGGACAGTTAAGACGCGTCCTCAGTATCTTAGATGATGATACTGAAGTAAAGGTAACAATTGATAGCTATGCGTTCCGTGATAAAGATTGTTTTATTTCAGGTGCGGAAGTAGTAGGTACTGACAATGACCGCTACAATGTTAGCTTGTTAGTTGATTCTCGTCCTCTACCAGAGGAGAATGGCTATGACAAGTAATATTTTTATACCCAAGCGTATAAATGTCGGCTTCAATAAACGAGCCGATACATATACTCAAAAACTTGCTTATGTTATCTACTGGGATGAAAAAGGCAAATTACGCAAAGAAACATCTTGGGAAGGATGGCGTGATAAAGACATTCCTCCTGAAGCGTATGATAACACGCCTACAAGCGGATTTGTACTGAATAAAAATGTAGGTGGATACGCGTATCATTGGGATGCAAGAAAAGCTTATATTCGCATCTATGACCCTCGTGGATTTGAATTTGAGATAACACTTCCCAATCTTCTATACATACTTGAAAATACCAACTGTATAAAAGGTAAAGGTCTCGAAGGTGAGTTCGTATACGGTTGGGATGGTAAAGACCTAGTATTAGTTCCTGTTAATGCTCCTGAGTATAAAGCTATGGAAGAGATGACTTCCTTAGTGTTTGATACTAAACCTCTTGGAGCAAAGGATATGAAGATAGGTCACACATATCTTACTGCAAAAAATGAACGTTATGTTTATATGGGTAAAGGCTACAAGTGGGGCTGTGAAAGAAGTTATTATCATTGGTGGGGTTATAGCCGTGGTAGCAATGCTAAAGAGTTTAAAGCTCAATATCCTGATGCAGTGCGTGAACCTACATCCCCATATCTACAATATGTAATCAATAAACATAGCGATAAACAAAAACATTGGTTTATTGAGTTACGTGGTGGTAACGCATACATTGTGGATTTTGCATCTATTCCACGTAAATTTTATTCGTGTGAAGGTGTTCACAAAGACTATCATATATTCAATGAAGCATTAGAATCTTATTCGGATTATACGCCGATTGATTATACACAATATCAATATGTTCCGGAACCACGTGATGAATTTGTAGAAAAATTCACTAATGCTCTGGACCGAGCAAAAGAACGAGGTTATACATCAACAGAACATATTGAATTTGTAGGCTCTGATGGATATCTACGTAAAGGTGAAGTTAAGATAAATAGTCAACGCGTAGAATACCGTTGGTATATCCATCCTGTTGAATATCCTGCATATAATGATTTCAACAAAACTTTTGAAACCATTACACTAGAAGAACTGTATGAGAAGTATACACCTGTTAAAACAAAGTTGTTCTTATTGAATGGTAAAGAATATGAATGTAAATGGGGTAAAGTAGATGGCTACGAAGAATGATAATACAATATTACTATTAAAAGAAAAAGCAAAAAAGAAGCGTGCGGAGTTGGGCGCTGAGCCTAAGTTTGCACCTGTTACTACTTGTGTGTTTACACTATATGGCGAAAAAGTAAATATCCATACACTTGATATGTCAAAGACTTTGTTTTATCTTACACAGTTTAAATCAATGATTGAAGCTGTGAAAGATGTTCCGGAAGCCTCACCTGAAGATATCATTATAGATGGATTTGACATTACTGAGTGGTATAACGACTTACTCAGCAAGTTATCTTCAATACAGTATGTGAAAAAGTTGAGAGACATTACAGCACTTGAGTCTAAACTTGATAAGTTACTTTCTGAAGATAAGAAAGTAGAACTTGAACTTGATGATATAGCAAAGTTGTTGAATTAAAATGTCAAATGAATATAAAGATTGGTTAGCTGATTTAACACCAACACAGCGTTCAAACTATGCTTTATGTATGCAGTGGCCTATTCTTATCCCACACGATAAGATTGATGACGGCAACTGGGAATATGATTATACACTGCTGGATGATATGCCCGATGGGTGGCGTAAAGCATTTGGTAATCAGTTTGCTGAGGATTTACAACAAGCATATAACTTACTTCCTGATGTTGATAAAGACTGTGTTTACATAAAATGTCTTAAAGAAAAATACGGTTATCTGCATATATACTTATCCAGTTACACTCCTTTTATCAGAGATGTATGTACTAAGTATGAAAAGCTGTCTCGTAAAGTCTGTATACATTGTGGCGAACCTGCTACAAGAGTTAGTACCGATTGGATAAGTCCTTGGTGTAGCAGCTGTGCCGAAAAAATAAATGATAAAACTGTTTCACTCGAGGAGTGGTATAAAGACCACGACCACGAGATGATTGAATAGAGGTGAATAGATTGCTTATTGGAGAACCTGATAATACAATAGCTATCAACAAAATCGATGATAGTGGTGAAAGAATTTCATACGGTGACGGTAATGCTATCCGTGAACCTACCACAGGTAAAGGTAGATATGATTTAATATCACCTTTCGGTATTGACCGTATTGCTAAGTGGTATGAACTTGGTGCGAAAAAGTATGCGGATAGAAACTGGGAGAAAGGGATGCCATTTTCTCGTTATGTTGATTCTGCAAAAAGACATCTTAACAAGTATGTAATGGGTATGGAAGACGAGGACCACTTAGCAGCAGCTTGTTGGAATATTATTGCTATAATGCATCATCAAGAACTTGGTGAAATGCAGTGGGACGATATGCCTCACTACCTGAGGGAGATACCTGCAGATGAGTAACTACATATATACAAAGAATCATAGGTTATATCCTGTAAAGCTTTTTGACAGAGATATGATGTCAGAAGTTAAACAAATGAAAGAAGAAATGTATAAAGTACTTGGAATTCCAAGAAAATATCTTGAAGGAGATTATAATATGTCTGAAATGAAATTAAACAGTTGTGTGGACACCGCGTGTACTTGCAGTAATGCTTCAGTGAGTTCTTGTCTAAGTTCACTGTGCGCAGGGTACGCAATCGGTTCTCAAATCAAACCGAAATCCCTCTATGTTAACAAAGAGTACCTGAAGAATTATAAGTTACCTGGAGACATCCGATTTATTGCTGATGATGGTAAAATTGAAGAACTCTTTATTACACGAGTTGTGTACAGTAAACCTGCTACTATCGTATTCTGGAACGATGGTACTAAGACTGTTTCAAAGTGTCACGGGGACGATAAGTATAATCCTGAAACAGGTTTAGTACTCTGTATGTTAAAGAAGATGTGTGGTAGCACTCACATCAAGAATACTATTGAAGCTTGGTTGCCTGAAGCTGAATTCCGTAAGGGTAAGGCTGTAGTTCAAACTATAAAAGAAGCAAGAAAAGTTTATAAGAAGAAATAATATATTTAGTTGTATTATCATAAAAGATATATTATAATAGTATCATAATAAATAATTAAATACATCCGACGACAGTTGAAGTTGGTGACTTGCAAGTGTATTTTCTTATTTATTTAGATTAGGAGCTACTCAGTTGCAGTAAGTAGCTTAATAAGGAGCCCATCCTAATCGACATCTAAAGATTAAGCGCATCAAAGTAGAATAAGTAGTTGCGTCTACACTGTAACAGATAACAGTAGCACTAAAATCGGTATATGTTTGCGACTGACTTAATCTTAATTCCGTAGTGAGTATAAAGCCATATTCAAGTATGCTACAATGTACAAACTCAATGAAACAATTATAAATGTATCATATCATCACGCTTGACCGTGAGGTGAAATTTCCTGGCAGGTCTGTAAATATGACGTAAGTAATTGATTAGCCATCTGTACAATGGTTGAATTGAGATGTAGCAGAGTTTAGTCCAACGATAGCTTAAGGGTAGAGCACCAGCCGTAGGGGCTGGGGTTGGAGTTCGAATCTCCTGAGGATGACCAAAAAGAAAAACTCTTAAAAGTACGAGGATATGAAATAGCAAAGTAAACAAGATTAGAAGATTAGTCATCAACATAGCGGTAGTAAGACTGTTGGAAACGGATGCATACGTGAAACCAACCTTTGCTCCCAGAGGTGTAAGTCCTCTGGCGGAACAGATATACAATTGCCCTGGCAGACGAAAACCAGTGAAATAAAGAGTTGCTGAGAGGTATAAGTGCGTGGTAGTGACCGTCGCCTCAACAATGCTTAAGGATATCGACAATGCCGACTATTCGGGGTAGTAAGAAATAAAGCTGGGAATACTTACAAATATATTGTATATAATAAGACACACAACTTTTAAATAAGGGGGAGTGGCGGAATAGGCAGACGCAACGGACTTAAAATCCGTTGGCCGTTTGGTCGTGAGGGTTCAAGTCCCTTCTCCCCCACCAAGGTCGAGTTTGTAAGAGTTCGTCGCGACCGTAACCCTAAACTTACACAACCTTCCTTACATAAGGGCCTTGGGACTGCAAGGGGTGGTCACCTCTCCTGCAAAGAGGAAATCAGGTGGGTTCGATTCCCACAAGGTCCACCAAATGGCGCTATCGTATATCGGTTAGTACACGAGATTTTCATTCTCGTAAGCCCGGTTCGACTCCGGGTAGCGTCACCAGTCCGTTTGAGACACATTTTTATCTATTTAGATGTGTCAAGGAGCAAAATAGATGACAACTGGCAAAGACCGTTGACTTTCGTCTTTCAACAGTAAAGACTACATAGTCCCGTAGTGTAATGGTAACACAACGCACTTTGACTGCGTTGTTATTGGTTCGAACCCAGTCGGGACTGCCAAGGGACACTCTTCCCGATATTTAAAAATCGCACGAATGAGTCGAACCACAGCGTATATAGGTGGGTATGGTGATAGTCACACGAACCTGAAACGTATGACTCGGTTTTATATGGATAGACGGCAAAGGCACTCCGATAATTTCACGAAAGGAAAGTAGATGCGAAACTACAAACCAAGCTGCCTAGCCGGATTTGATTTATGTCCGATATGATGGATGGTGTCTGCAGCACTAAAGTCAAATAAATCAGTTTATAACGTGATATAGCTTAATGGTAAAGCAACCGAATCCCAGGTAAAAGACCATCAATGATTGTAATTAAGTACAAGTTACATAGATGAAGATATTCAAGTTCGATTCTTGATGTTACGCCCATTTATCTTTGTGGCGAAATTGGCAAACGCGGCTGCCGTAAAAAGGTGGCTGAGGACAGCGCAGTCCTTCTTGTAGGTTCGAGCCCTACCAAAGATGCCAAGTGCTATGGTTTTTAGATTCCTGAAGCGTTTTGAACTTCATTCAACACTGAGGACGCTTGGTGCAGAGCATAAACAACACAGGACGCTATGACTCTTGAAAGTATAGAGCAAGTCAAATTTGATAGTGGTGGCTTACGGCTAGTGTTGCCAACCGTAGAGGGAACACTTGGCACCATATATCCTTGGTGTAACGGTAGCACGATGGTCTCCAAAACCATTAGTCAAAGTTCAAATCTTTGAGGGTATGCCAAAGTTAGTTGAACTCTTGATGAGTTTATTATATAATATGTTTAGAAAGATAAGTTGAAAGGATGTATTAGTATGAAAAACATTTTCAAGAAAAAGAAACAAGTTGCTATTGTAACTCCTCCTACAACAGAAGAAGTTATTGCTTCTGCAAAGGAAAAAATTCTTGGCGACATTGACACTTTTTCAACTCAGAAAGACTCAGCATTAAGCGTGTTCCGTCAGACTGCTAATAAGCTTGAGACCGTTAACAAAGGGTTAACAAAATCCGTTGCTGACCTTGATAAGCTTAAGAAGTTTGCAGAAGAGAACAAGGCGAATGTTGAAAAAGTTATTTCTGATAACGAAGCTGTTCGTAAGAAGATTCTCGACATCATCGGCAAGTAAGTTACATATCTTTTAGGGTGGCAACACCCTTTATGGGAACTTAGCTCAGTTGGTCAGAGCATCCGGCTCATAACCGGCAGGTCACAGGTTCGAATCCTGTCGTTCCCACCAATATGCGGGATTGACGCAACTGGAAGCGTGCCTCCCTTACAAGGAGAAAGTTGTAGGTTCGAGTCCTACATTCCGCACCAAATCCTAATCGTGAAAGTTGCTATTGATATTTCAGCTGTCCGTTTGAGGTTGATTAGGATAGATATATGAGTGGGGGTTGGTTCATCCCTTGAATGAGTGACTTATGCAATGCTCATATATAAGAAGTCCAAGCGGTGAAAGTCCGGCAAGATACGAAAGAGTAGACTTGGCATTAAACTAGTACTCAAAACTGAAAGTTCAACAAGGGTTGTCAGCTAATTGAATCTGAACATCCTAAACCAAAAGAGAAGTGAGAGTACTTTAACTAAACACCATTATCTAACGAATAGGTTATCTGCTAATGGATTCAGATGCTCCACATATAAAGTGCGATATGGTCAGAAATGGTGTTTTTATGCAAGTGTAGCTCAGTTGGTTAGAGTTTCCGTCTGATAAGCGGAAGGTCAGTGGTTCGAATCCACTCACTTGCACCAAGGTAACAAATAAGGACCGTTCAATTCGGGAGCACGAGGTGTGCGTCAACAATCCTAGGAACATTGTTGAAGAACCGTTCGATTCGGATAGTGTAGTGGTGCACGATTTGTTAGTTCCTTTTAACATAATATATGTGCCTGTAGCTCAGTTGGTAGAGCACTCGACTTTTAATCGAGTTGTCGGAGGTTCAAGCCCTCTCAGGCACACCAATGGGTTGATAGCAAAGACGGTCTATGCAGTGGACTGAAAATCCACGGATGTTGGTTCGATACCAACTCAACCCACCAACTAGTATGCCGGTGTGGTGGAATTGGCAGACACACTAGTCTTAGGAACTAGTGCCAAGTGCGTGCAGGTTCAAGTCCTGTCACCGGCACCAATATTGTTTATGAGGTTTTAGATGGGACACGCAAAGATATGTGACAAGTGTAAAAGAGTATTGCAGTATGCACCTGATACAAAGATAAAGATTTATGTTCATCCTTACGGCGATACAGACTATGAGTTGTGCTCTGAGTGTACTGAAGAATTAAAGAAATGGCTTAACAGTGAGAATCCTTTTAAACAATAAAGATTAAATATGCCTGAATAGCTCAGCAGGTAAGAGCATCGGATTCATACCCCGAAGGTCGTTGGTTCAATTCCAATTTCAGGTACCAGACGCGGTCCACTATACTAGTTAACAGGGATAAGCTCGTTAACCAGCTAATTACTGGGAGGAAGAAGTGTTCACGGAGAGGGTTGCAAACTTCGAAGTTAAATAGCTCGCCCGTTGCCAGTTTATCTATAGTGCACATAGACACGTGAATAATGAAATAATGTATTCCGATTGATTACGGAGAAGTGGAGTTAAATCAACATATAAGGTTCAATTTGAATCCATCTTGTGTTACCATTTATAGTTGCAACTATAAGAGATGTCCAGTTGATGTAAGAAGGCTCAGGAAAGGTCAATCCTGCTAATGACGGAAAGCAGCGGAGCACATACCTAAGTGGTTAACAGTAGGAGAAGTCATTTATATAATACGGGTAGGTAGCGAATCGGCAAACGCACCGGACTGTAAATCCGGCTCCTTCGGGAATAGTGGGCTCGACACCCACCCTGCCCACCAAGAGGTCAAGCCCCTCTGTACAAGGCTATGCGTACCACTACGACAGTGTTGGGTTTGTAGGTAGTACCAGAAAACCTTCCGTTTTAAAGTTTGTTAATACTTGTTTGCTAAGTTGTACGAAAACGAACTTAAGTTAAGAGCTAAGTGTTGGAATTGATTTGCTTTCATAAAGAGATATATCCGGAATATCTGTAAATCATCTTATACGGGGTTGCTAGTGTAGCGGTAGCACGAGAGGTTGTGGCTCTCTTAGGCAGGGTTCAAGTCCCTGGCTTCCCACCATAAGGAAAGTGGTCAGGACGGCTATGTAGGCGGTTGCAACCCGCTTTAAATTGGTTCGACTCCAATACTTTCCTCCATCAATATACAGGATGTAGTGTAATGGTAGCACGCGTCATTTGGGATGATGCAGCGCGGTTCGAATCCGACATCTTGTACCAGTCGGGGAAGAATGTCCTGTTGTTATGATAACTTCCCATAGGGTAACGCCTATAAATCAAATAGCGGTGTAACAAGGGTATATTTAACGGACCGTTAGTGACCAAAGCATAAACGGGCGACAATGCATTGGGGTTGGTAAACCTCTATCCGAAACGGTGTAGGAAGCTTCCAGTATTTGCCCTCATAGTTCAATGGATAGAACTCGGTCCTTCTAAGGCCGCTATCTAGGTTCGATTCCTAGTGAGGGTACCATATACATATGCCCACTTAGCTCAGTGGATTAGAGCACTTGGCTACGAACCAAGGTGTCGGGAGTTCGAGTCTCTCAGTGGGTACCACTAGACGGATTGAGGTCTTGCATAGGTTAAAAGGCACAACACTTTTCCTATAAATCAGTGACTCATACTGTAGAGACTACTAAGAGCTGTGAGGAAAGTCCGATGTGCTCACAGACGCTCAGACAATAGGCAGCGACGAATAGGCCTAGTGAAGATGATAACTTTGATAATCAAACAAAAATCCGGTCGAACGAATGACTATACACTAAATGGTTTATGATACTGGGAGAACTATGCAGTCATTGGCTACGTATCTTTTAAGTCATAAATACTCCTCAGTTTCCGGGTGCTCTGAGGTATAAAAATCCGGTCCAAAGTAAGCATAATATACTAAGTGAGATATGTGAGATATTGGTTGGGCTGTGCCTCGCCTATTTAATCGAAAGCTAGCATATCTACCCCAGTTTTCCGGATGGGTCTGGGTAGTTTTTATCCAAGTGTTATGGTAAGTAACTTCGAGGGTTGGAGCAACGAAGTAAAATAAAGTCCCCAACTCGTTAGTAGGTCGGAATATACTACTCGCCGAAAGGTAGACCTGAAGTGTTCGTGGTCGAGAGGGTATAACACATTAGCCCGATTAGGTAAGGACAAGGCGTGTGAATCAGGAGCATCGCGAAAAACCACATTTTAATTATATGCCGGATTAAGCATAATTGGAACTGCAGCGGTCTTGAAAACCGTTCAGATGCAAGTCTGTGGGGGTTCGAGTCCCTCATCCGGCGCCAGCGCTTGTCCAGCGTGGAAGTTTCAAATATGGACATCCTAACTATATATAGTTTTTAAGTTCCTACTGGGAGAGTACTGGGGCGGGGACATCGTTGGACGTGATAATCAGCTAATCGTCACCACGGAGTAAAGTAGCTGTGCCCGTGTATCTATATTGGTAGTGCTCTATAGATAAAAGATAAACGCACTAGTAAAGGATATGCACACTGATATCCGGTGACTAGTGAGAAGTTGTCCACAGTGAATTCTATGGAGCCGTGGAGTAATGGTATCTCAACACCCTGCTAAGGTGTCCAACCGAAAGGTTGTCCGCGTTCGAGTCGCGGCGGTTCCGCCATTTTATTTTATTGAAAGAAGACTTATTGATGAGAAGTTTATTGATGTACATAAGACAATGTTTTTGCGCTCATAAGTTCACAGTTATAAAACGTGTACTTCTTTATGAGGATGACTTTGCAAAACGTCCTTGTGGTGAGAAGATTGTAATGTGTTGCGATAAATGTGGATTTATTAAGTCAAAACATATATGAGGTGAATCCAATGGTTATAAGAGATAAACTTTACTATGAGAACAGAATTCAGTTACTTACAAACAGAGGTAAGGATAACGGAAGAATTGTTAAGAAACTTATGAGAAAACTTAGAAACATTGAAGATAGAGAAGGCGGCAGATGATGGATGCATTCTAACGAAAAAGAGCGTGGTTGGTAATGTCAGAAAGGACAGGTCCTAGATGAGTAAGATACATTATGATTACGGCTGTATGCCTCCTAAAGTTGACGTCAGGGACTTTAGATTAGCAAAATCAACTAGTAGTAATCCTTTACCCGTTGCATATATTCCTCAAAAAGGGTTACCTAAAGTTAAAAATCAAAGAAGTGTTTCATCTTGTGTAGCACATACAACAAGTTCTATCCTTGAGTTTCACGATATGGGTATTGGCAATAATACACTATCAACAAACTTTATATATGGAATACAGAAACAACTTTGTGGTCACGAAGGTTCAGGTATGTATCTTAGAGACGCTTGCAAGATAGTTACTACTTATGGTGATATGTTAGAATCAGATTGCCCTGGTAATGACGAAGTGCCCAAATCGTGGGAGATAGCGGAAGAAGCTTTAACACACGAAGACCGTAAAGAAAGGGCTGCAAACTTCAATACAAAGACATATTTTAACTGTACAACTGTGGATGATATCCAAAGAGCTTTATATAATTACGGTCCCGTATTATGTTCTATCAAGTGGTATGACACTTTCAAGTGTGATAAAGATGGAGTTCTTACAGGAGCTCGAAAAGGCGATTATGGTTATCACGCTGTTATGATTTACGGTTGGAATGCAAGAGGTTTCTTATGTCAAAACAGTTGGGGAACTAACTGGGGTACAAATGGTAGATTTATTCTCCCTTATGAAATCCCAGTTGCAGAAGCAAAAGGATTAGTTGATGATTTACCTTCAGATGTAATGGTCCCCGTACGTGGTAAATTTATTGATGTCATATATAAGATAATTAACTGGATGTTAAACTTATTTAAGAAGTGATGTAGATGGCTGTTAATAAGGGTTTAAAATCCGAATCTTTTGTGAACGGTATCCGTAAAAATGGTTATATAGTAAAAAACAACAAATTTTACAATCGCACATCCAGTGGAGGTTACTCCGGTTGTATTGCAGGTAGCCCTGTACGAAGCGGTGCAGATGTTTTATGTAACTGTGTAGGACTTGCAAATGGTGCATTCAATGAAACTTATGTAAAATGTAAACAACTTGTTAATAGTAACTTTACTGCTAAACAGTATTATGGATTTGTACGTAACGGCAATAAAACTATTGAGACTGCGCAATCATTAGGGTTAACCACTATAGCAGCATCAGGCGTTCCTCCGGTTGGAGGATTGATTGCTTGGGGTGGCGGAGCTAATCACGTTGCTTACATTGCCGAAGTTATTGATAATAACACAATAACTATTATCCAATCAGGTTATAACACACCATCGTGGACTGAATTAAGTACTGACGGTACAGGCTGGTGTTGTGACACTCGAACGATTAGTAGAGGTTCTAATAACTTATGGCCTTATCAAAACACTTGTCCGTCCGGAACTGTGTGTTTAGGATTTGTTGTTAACCCAGGCGTTGCAGAGGTGCCTGATAATCCAAACCCTCCTACACCGCCTGAACCTGAGCCCGAACCCGAACCTGAAGTTACAAAGTATGGTGTTCATATTGGAGGTAAGTTTTACAGTGCTCATATATATAACGGCACTAAGTGGGTAAAAGCAACTCCTAAGATATACAACGGTACTAAGTGGATAGATTGTTCAGAATAAAATATAAGATTTAGTTGAATCTTTTAAGATTTTAATATATAATTATTGTATAATAAATAAGTGCAGAAGACACAAAGGTGGAGTCTTTGAGAGTTGGTGCCTGCACTAGCGCTACTTTTACAAACCTTTACATATATTTGCTGATGTGGCTCAATGGTAGAGCAGCTGATTTGTAATCAGCTGGTTGTAGGTTCGAATCCTATCATCAGCTCCAATGGAAGTTATTTATAAGTTTTAACTGACATAGATAAAAATAAAACTTATATTCGTACCTTGACAAACGTATACAATATAACTCAGTGATAAACATTGGATACGCTTCCAATGCTGAGAAGGGTCCTAAATCTTCGGATACTGTTCCACGACAGAGGAACGTAAGAGGATACTCGGAAAATGTCGTTACTTTAAGTAGTGATGCTTAAGGTTGCAGAAGTAAACTTCAATGGAACGGACTCTGTACTGAGATTATTGCAAACAAAGGTAGAATGTGCATCGCACTCGTAATTGAAAGATTGTGCTGAACAGGCCTTTCCGAATCCAAGTTAGATATTTAGCTGGTGACTGTATATAAACCTTGGAATAGCCGTAAGAGTGTTGGTCGTGATGTTCTCGAAAGAGAAAGTATAAGATGCTCATCCAATCTCCAAGTAGCCGAAGACCATTGGTAAGTGAAGAACATATAATTTAGAAATTAAAAATTATCAAATTCTTCTGAACAGACGGTGAAAGGTACAGGTAATCATTCCTGTCATAGTTTTTGTGGTCCAGGGTCCCGCCGTTAACGGGAAGCCCAGACTTCGTGGCAAGAAGTTAGAGGTCGCTACTCGAAGCTCAGACTTGTCATCTATGTGACTGAATATGTTTGAAAATAGTTATCAGTAACCCGAAGGGGTAATTGTTGTATATGTTTTTGAAGGTACGAATTTGGAAACTCCGCACAAGAAGATAGGAGACCCCACGCAGAATAGGTCAGTGAGGTCATATTTGGCAGTAGCCTCGCAAAGGCTTACAAGGCTGGGTATGAATTTCGGACAGCTTATAATCTGAGGTATATAGTACTTTTGGTTATAAGTGGTAGCCGACTGCCCTGAGTGGAGCGCACGACACTAAACGGTATAAGAGGATATAAACTGCTTAATCTTATACTTGAAGTGAGGAATGAGAATTCATCAAGGGAGTATATTCCCAGATATATTGGGTAGTAGGAATAATAAGCCGAATCTTGAGATTATCAGTAATATTGGTGATGATATTAGTGCACAGGTATGTGGATGTGTTGGCGGGCAGAGAAGAAGTTAGATGCAGGCGAGAATTGGGTTAGACTTCTCTGGGGCAACGTAGTTGTCCAATTGACGTAAACAGTCATAGACTACGAGTGGTGTTTTCAGTTGGACCTTATCAACTGAGATATATTGCGGGGTAGAGCAGCCAGGTTAGCTCGTCAGACTCATTATCTGAAGGTCGCAGGTTCAAATCCTGCCCCCGCAACCAGCTGTTTAGGTTTTACATTTGTTAACAGTTCAGCGTGTTAAACTACAAACAAATGCGTACTACTAGTTCATCCGATAACTCAGAACTAGCGTTGGTTAAGCAGTTCCACTGAGGCTTAAAAACTGCATCACATACCTCCGTAGTGTAGCGGTTTATCACGCCTGCCTGTCACGCAGGAAATCGCCGGTTCAAATCCGGTCGGAGGTGCCAACCTATTAAATATTCCAATATCTCACCTCTCAAGTGAGTCATCTGTTGCAGCAGATGCTTAGAAGAGTACTGACGAAAGTTAGTACTCTTCTATTTTAGTTGAATTAAACATACAGTAATATTATAATATAGTTATAAAAAGGAAGGGTGAATGATATGAAATATAGATATATGTCACAGTGGTCAGGTGAGTTAGCACCCACTCTTAGAAAAGTAATTAAAGAAACTATCAACAATATGAGAGGCTATCCCTTTGAGTGGTCTATGCTACACTGGCGTTATAATAAAAAGGGATGGTGACATCGTTGAATGAAAATTAAACATAGAGGTCAGTTACTTACAGCTATCGAACTTGAAGAAATAGCTGATGATTACATAATAACTAAACACGCACAGGAACGAATTGATACAAGATATCCTGATTTAGATATCGAAGGCACTATAAGGCATCCGATGCTAGCATATTTCAATACGGACGGTTCAGTTAACATAGCGTTAAACAAGTTTGAATATCTTGTTGTTGCTACCGATTGTAAGCCTTATAAAATCGTCACGTTTAAAGAGAAGAGTCATCATAATATAGATATATTCCAAAAACGTGAAATGGCGCAAAACGGTTATAATCGTAAAGCAGTTTAGTTGTAATCTACATAAATAAATATTATAATAATAACATAATAAATAGGAAGGTTGTTAAATATGGGATACGAAAGTAGATTATTCATTGTTCACAAGAGGCAGGGATTTATGGGTAACAAACCCTACTGGGGTGACATCGTTGCAGAATTCAATCTTGCAGTGTGTAGTTCAGTTGCTGATATGTTTCGTGAGAAACCTGAAACAGACTGTTACATCTATGCAGATGATGGCAACACTATTATTCACGCAGACAAATATGATAAGCCCCTTACAGAAGCGTCAATTGATGATGTTATTGAAGTGCTCGCGAAGAAAGAATTAAGTCAAGAAGGTCGCCCTTACAGACGCATTGAACCTCTTTACGCGATGTTGAAAGCATTCAAAGAGAACTCAGACCAGTGGGACAATCTAGCAGTGCTCCACTATGGATATTGAGGTGATGGTATGAATACTAAGTTGTTTGAAACAGTAAATGAATTACTGGAGAAATATATCGGCGGTCAAATATTCTTTACTGAACTTGATAAAGCGGTAAAGTTTGATAAACAGATGCTAATTGAATTAGTTAAGGCTGTTGATAAGAAATATTGTTTGGACACAATATTTACTATCGCCAGTGGTGAAATGGCATTAGCTTTACATAACTTTGATGTAGATGTTGATTTCATTGTGCCCGGTGGATTAAGAAATGACCCGTCAAAAATAAATCTGGAGCCCTGGGCTAATATTATTCGTGAAGCTAATTTCGTATTTATGGATGACTCTTATTTTAGTGGTCGAACCGCATTAGTTATCCAAACCGAGATTGAACGCCTCGGCGGTAAATTCTTGGGCAGTTATGTTATCTATGATGGCTCTAAAATAAAAGAGGATAATGTTGATTCTCTTTATAGATATTATGATAACTATGATGTGTTGGGACAGTTGATAGTATGATAGACCAGAAAGATTTACTAACAGTAGCGTTACACAGAGGCACAGCCGATGGAGTATTCGCTTTTTATAGCACATTAGTCAAAGGTAAAGACTTACTTCAACTGACAGATGAGCAGCTACAAACATTACGTGTTATAGCAGAGTCACAGTTGACTACTATTGAAGTAGCACTTGAACTAAAACTTAAAGATAATAAAGAAGAACGTATATTTTTAGAAAATTTTCCAAAGATAGTTGGAAACAATATATAATTCATATATAATAGAATTGTAGAATAAGGAAGGAGTTAGTAAAGTGATTTCTAATCAGTTTATAGCAGGATTCTTAACTTACGGTATAATGCAGAGCACTGCAAAATTACATCCTATAACGGAACCGCATACTGTAAGTAAAACATTTCCGCTTGAGTGGAATCCTTGTTTAGTTAACCCTAACAGTTTCCCAGGCAGAACAGACTTAGAGGAAATATGTTCAGCAATATATACTGAATTTAAAGAGCAATTTGAGTTTATTGATTTAAACATTCGTTTTGAGCCTTGGGGGACCGATGAGATAAAAGCTGTATGGGTGGTAACCCCAATCAAATACAGAGAAGTAACACTTAAACAGCTCGAAGATGAGCTTGGATATAAAATCAAGATTGTAACAGAGGAGAATGAAAATGAGTAAAATGTCTAAAGCAGTTGCAGCAATGCACGAAGATGTAGTTCTTAGACGCGATGAAACCGTTACTAATTTTATGGGCGGTGACTCATATGTAATCAATCCTTTAGATACATTAAAGATGATTACAGCGTCTTCAATCTTCGGTGAGCCAGCATACTACAGAGGTTCACGTAGTCGACAGGCTTATGTAGTCGATAAACTCGTGAAAGACTTCAGCGTTATTCCTGCTGAATACGAAGGTAAGAAGACCGAAGATATTATGGAAGCCGCTATTGATGCTGCATTGGATTATGATTTTGGTGCTACACTTGAGTGGGCAACTGAACTTCGTAGCGACTATATGATGAGATTAAATCCTCAAGTCATTATGGTAAGGGCAGCAACTCATCCTAAGCGTGAGGAATGGACAAAAGAGAACCCTGGCAAGTTTAATGAATACAACCAGAAAGTTATGAAGCGTGCTGACGAGCCTATGTCTCAGATGGCATACTACTTGTATCTTAACAAAGGCAAGAAGAATAAGATTCCTTCAATCATTAAGCGTTCTTGGGCGGATAACTTAAGCAAGCTTGGTCGCTATAAAGTGGCTAAGTATAAGAATCACGAGATAGGTATGATAAATGGTGTACGCCTTTGTCACGCAAATTCAAAAGTTCTTGACGAGCTTATGACCACAGGAACAGTTGAAGTTTCAGAAGACCAGAAGACTTGGGAGAACCTTCGTTCAGCTGGTAAGTCTTGGAAGGAAATCTTTAATACAGTCGATATGGGTCATATGGCGCTACTTAGAAACTTAAGAGGTGTATTCACTGAAGTTGACGATGCTGAGTTCTGTAATACATATATTGCTAAACTCAAAGAAGGCGTTATTAACGGAAAGCAGTTCCCGTTCAGATACTATTCAGCTATCAAAGCAATCGAAGGTAGCAGATGTAACCACAAGCCCGTAATCATTGATGCGCTTGAGGAATGTATGGATATTGCCCTTGACAACTTCCCTAAGTTAAGAGGTAAGACAATGTGTTTATCTGATAACTCCGGTTCAGCTTGGGGAACATTCAATTCTGAATATGGCTCTGTAACAATAGCTGAAATTGATAACTTATCGTCAGTTATTACAGCAGCTTGCTCAGACGAAGGCTATGTAGGTAAGTTTGGTGATAAACTTATTACTAAACCTATCAGTAAGCGTAGAGGTATACTATCTCAAGCACAAGCTATCACACAGAAAGGCTCAAGTGATGTCGGTGGTGGTACTGAAGGCGGTGTATGGGAATTCTTCCGTGACGCTATCAGCAAGAAAGAGCACTGGGATAACATATTCATCTACTCAGACCAGCAGGCAGGACACGGTGGTCTTTACGGCACAGGTACACACAAACGTGAATATACAAGTAAATACGGTTGCGGTCGTGGCGGATGGCACGATGGTGAAATGATAAATGTGTTCAAGTTAGTTCAGGAATACCGTAAGAAGGTAAATCCGAAAGTTAACGTGTTCACAATTCAAACAGCTGGTTACGACAATGTTCTCATACCTGAATATGCTTATCGTACAAACATTATGTATGGTTGGACAGGTAAAGAAGCAGTGTTCGCTAAGGCAATGATTGAGCAGTGGGACGCTATTGAGAATAAAAATTCTCAGAAAGAATCCAATAATTAGTTGAAATATTACAAAAAGTAATATATAATATATTTGAAATCATTAAACATAATCTGCTCGATGCAGTGTTAGATGCTTACTTCAAATGGTTGAAATTTGTCTTGAAAACAAAAAGTGTAGGTTCGAGTCCTATGTAAAGCATCTTCGTTATTCTCGAGCAGCAACCTTCCTTTAAGGAATTAAATTTCTGATGCAGTTAAGTGAGTTACTTCAGGCTTTGACTTTTAATCAAACTACCTAACGAACTTAAAATTCGGTTTTATACATAGCTTGCTTTATTATTCTCAGAAATTTATTGTATATAAACTTATATTCGGCTATGAAGCAGTGATGTTAGTTACTTCGCCTGTTAAGCGAGAGGTCATAGGTTCAAATCCTATCTAGTAAGGTCAATACAGCCCAATAAGCCTCGGTTCTTTACTAGTAGCTCAGCGGTAGAGCGCTAAAATATGCTAATGTCGTTTTTCTCATAGCCTCACCGATAAAAACAATTATGATGCAGTGATAGTGGATACTTCGATAGTTTCCCAGCAGCGAGTTCTGGTTCGACTCCAGAGGTCAACGAAGTTGATTTGATGTAATGGTAGCATTGCCGCTTTTTATCTTAATACCACTCTCGTTATACTCATAATTCTTTTACATATTTTATCAATGAAGCAGTCGTATCAGTTACTTCGTTGCATTGGGAGCCTGGTGTCATTGGTTCGAGTCCAATATTCCCGCCCGTCTATGCGGGAATTAGCTCAGTTGGCAGAGCACAGTAGAAATATTAGCTGACACATATATTCTCATTGATTTACTTTAACAATTAAATATCTGAAGCGGGTTGTAGTGTTACTTCGAACAAAACATAATTACAGTTTTATTTCAAATACAACACGATAGTTAGTTACTAATTTCTTAAATTATTACATAGAATTATCAAAAGACCCACTACAATGATTTTCTCAGATATTTTATATGCTGCCTTAGCTCAGCCGGTAGTAGCAACTGACTGTTAATCAGTAGGTCGTAGGTTCAAGTCCTACAGGCAGCGCCAATAAAACGTGAGGTCGTTGCTCACGTAAGTCGTGTAGTACTTATGTAGTGAAAGGCGAGTAAACAAGAATACATTAGTATTTGGTAACTCTTTGCTGGTTGGTGATGAGACCGCAATCAAGAGAACGTACACATCCGTGTAAGAACGTAAATCATAGTAGATAAGGGTTTAAGCCTCGATGCCCTCTAAACTACACACTAGAGCATTTATCTACGACAATATGCAGCATTGGTGTAATGGTAACATTCCAGTCTTCCAAACTGGCGTTGACGGTTCGAGTCCGTTATGCTGCTCCAAGCGTTTCATTGAGTTCGCAACAAACAATGTGCTTGTCACTTAAAGAAGTGAGTGGGTATAGAGTCCCACAGGGCTGGTCGTTAGACCCAGGTCCACCGAAAGTGAGATATATTCTCACAGCGCCCCTTGGTTCGGACAATTAAACAATATCGGTGTTTTGTATGTTTTCCTTTCTTTTTCATACATTCCTCCTTCCTTAACATAAAGAACCCTTCCTAAAATTAACACTGAGGCGCATTTATACAAAGATAACTAAGAGGTTGGATATATGGTAATCATAACTGATTTAGATGATGTTGTTATTAACTTACTTGACGCTTGGATAAAGTGGTTAAACGAGAAATATGACAGAACAGTAACTAAGCAAGATATTAAACAGTGGGATATGAGTATTCCTTATGAAGGATTAACTGATGACCAAATATATGAACCACTAAATCTTGCAGAGTTCTGGAAAACAGTTCAACCTTGCAAAGGTGCTGTTAAATACATAAAGAAGTTGAGAGATGAAGGACACATAGTTCTTATAGCAACTTCTACTTACTATAAGAATTTAATCAACAAGTTTGAGAACGCAGTGTTCCCACACTTCCCTTACTTGTCGTTTAAAGATATAATGATATGTTATCATAAGGGGCTTATAGATTGTGATATTCTAATTGATGATTATCACGAAAATCTTAAAGATAGTAAAGCTACTCGAATGCTTATAAATGCGCCCTACAACATAGATTGTGACAAATCCTTTTGGGACTTCCGAGTTAAACCAGACGATTGGGAAATCTTATATAAGTTGATTCACGAATTAGAACCGATTATAATGAAGGAGAAAGATAATGAACATATTACCAATTAGATTAGACACACAGTCTGATGTTATCAAACTTGTTGACCTTGCTACAAAGTTAGGTGACGATGTTCATATAACATTAGAAGACGGTAAAGGACACATTGCTGATGCAAAATCCTTGATGGGATGTATGTATGGTAAAGTTGAATTCAAAGAGCCATACCTCCGTAGCGAGTACGAAGGATTATCAGATGTGTTCAGAGATTTCTTAAGATAAGAGTTAAGAGTTTTGTTTTTCATATGCATAAAAAGAGCGTTAGGAATCATTTCTTAGCGCTCTTTTTATGTTTAGTTGAAATATATTGACAGTTAATATATAATATGGTTGTAAAGAAAGATAAGGAAGGTATTAGTTATGTTAGAAGTTAAAGTTTTATCAAAAGAAAAGTGTTTAGCTATCGCGAACATCGTTGGTCATACAGGTGACGATGAGGAAAAACTGCTCTACTTACCCGATAGCGTATTTGGTAAGACCTTTGATGTTGATTGCTGCACAGGCAATTTCTATTGTTATGGTTCTGTTGAAGATAGAAAACTTCATTGGGAAATTCCAGCATATTTCTGCCAAACCGTTTCAATAAAAGTTCACCATAAGGAATAACCTTATATTACTTTTCAATAAAAACTTAGCAGCGTCTAAGTAAGCTAATGCTACATTGGAGGAAATTAGAATGACAAGAGAACAAGCAGAAGTTATTCTTAGTAATGTTTCAAGTAAAGGGCTTTTTAGTGCTATCGTATTCTATTACAGTCCAATAACAGAAGCTGTCGAAGAACGACACATCTATGCTGATGATAACTGCGAATGTATTATTTGGGCAGACGCCAGATTACAAAAGTTCAAAGAGTACAATATGCCTTGTATTGTATATGTTAACAATTCAGTTCATCAAAGTTATCGTGCAGGTGATATATTCAAACAAAAATAGCGGCCGTCCAAGCCGCTATCAATTAAGGTGAAACCTTTTAAAATCTCTATATAATGTAATATAAGTAAATTAAGTTACCTTCTTTATTAACTTAAATACTTATTTATACAATTGTTTTTCATTAAAATCTTAAAGAAAGGTGGAAATCTTTTGAAAATAATTTCTGTTACGGACTTGAGCCGCCCTGGTAACGATGTTTATATCAATGAAGAATTAGCATTGATTGAAAGCAAAGGGGAGTATTATATCACCAAAACTGTTAACATTACCGGATGGTCTGACCACAAAGAGATGTCTGTAGTTGAAATTCCACAAAATACTAAACTATTAGATGCCATCAAGTGGTATAAAAGTCAAGGAGGAGTATATAATGAGTAGACAAGAAACTATTAAAGCATTGAAGATATGTTCTCAAGAGCAGCCTTGCGCTCAATGTCCGTTAAATGAATATGCATCAGATGCCGATAAGTGCAAACAAAAGTTGATGGAAGATGCGTTGAAAGTTATAGAAACTAACACGCAGTATCATAGAAATACACGCCGTGTCCATCTACGTTCTGCTATACAGCGTATGAATGATTTACTTAAAACGCATCTGTACTATCCTGCTCACCGACGTAAAGTTGAATTACGAGTACTAGATGAAGACGATTTAGATACAGTTACTAAACAAATGTTAGAGGAAGTAAAATGAGTTATTCGATATTATTTTTTATTAACTGTTAGTTGTAATATTCAAACTGTCAATATATAATATAAACATAATAAATAAAAAGGAAGGTAATTATTATGTCACACGAAGTAGAAACAATGTTTAGCGGTAATCGTCAAGTTCCTTGGCACGGTTTAGGAGAGATTGTTGAAGGCACATTATGCTCAGCTGAAGCAATCGAGAAGGCGGGCCTTAACTGGACTGTTGAGTCTAAACCAATCTATACTGAAGGCGGAATTGTTATCCCGAATCATAAAGCCAATGTGCGTGATACAGATAATAAAGTTCTCGGTATTGTATCTGATAGATATCAGATAGTTCAGAATAAAGATGCATTTGACTTTACAGATTCTCTTATTGGTGAAGGATGTCAGTATGAAACAGCAGGTTCTCTTATGGGTGGTAAGAAGATATTTTTACTTGCAAAGATGCCCGAGAAGAAAATTCTTGAAGAAGATTTTGACCCTTACCTCTGTTTCACAAACTCACACGATGGTTACGGTGCTATTAAAGCGATAATGACTCCTGTAAGAGTTGTTTGTCAGAACACATTGAGTCTTGCACTCAGTAAGGCAACTCGTTCGTGGTCAACAAAACACATTGGTAATCTTGAAAGCAAAATGGCAGAAGCTCGTCACACATTACAGCTCGCAAATGAATATATGGATGAGTTAGCTGTTACAGCGGATAAGCTTGCTCATACAAAGATAACTGATGAGGAAGTTGAGAAGATTCTCAGCGAGTTGTTCCCTGTTAACGAAGAGGATAGCGACCGTCGTAAGCAGAACATTCAGGAAGTTAAAAATCAGTTTATGGTATGTATGTTTGCTCCTGATATTCTTAAGTATAAGAATACAGCTTATGGTATGGTAAATGCAGCGTCGGACTTCGCTACTCATATAGCTCCAAAGAGAGCAACTGGTAGCTATCAGGAAAACAACTTCAATCGTGTACTTGATGGTCACGTAGTTATAGATACTGTTTTCCAAAAACTTATGGCAAAAGTTAATAAATAGTTGTAATATTTTCAGCCTTCCTATATAATAATATTGTAAAATAAATCATATAGGAAGGTTGTTTATTATGAAAGCATTGGAAAGGGAAGTTATTATCAATGAGGCAGCAAAGGTTAGACCTGGTACTATTACACGTATTATGTACAAGACCGAATGTCCCGTTAAAGCCGAATACAAGAAGCAGGGTTACAGGATGGTTAAAGTGGTTGAAACCTCTGCCCGATTGGGTGTTAACTATCACAATATAGCAAGCGTGATTGCACGCAAAGCAGAAGAAGGACTTAAGGAAACTGTCGCACGAGTTAATAACTACGAATGGGTTCTTAAGAATAAAGTTCGCCATAATACAGCTACAGGTAAAGATTACTTGTATGCAGCTGCTTTTAACAAAGGCCATCACACTTACAGTTGTTATATCTTGATGACTCCTGACAGGTCAGATGTTAAGTGGCTCAGCCCGCTTGATTTGGAAGAATCAGAGTATAAAGATATTCTTATCCCTTCTTATTGGAAGAAGGGTGACGCTACAGAAATTAGAAATATCTCTTTTGAGAACATCTATCGTATCGGTAGCGAAGGTCCTGGATTCGGAACTCTTGACAATCCTGATGTTCCGAGTTTATTCAGTTAAATGTATAATATAATTGTTGTATTGTTAGCCGTGGTACAACTATCACGGCTAACTTTATGATACAAGTACTTAGCAAAGGAGATATACTATGAACAGTAATATTGAAGTTGCAACAGTACCACATCCACTAGAGTATGATGACAGGCAGAAACGCTTGTCCAGTAAGTTGAACGAAATAGAAAATTGCGGAGGTACTATTCTATACATAACTAGCGATAGCGAAGGGTATACTATCATTTATAGAAAAAATAAACAGTTGAATGGTTAGGTGCTCTTCTTAAATCGAAGGGAGTAAATAATGAATATTATTTTTAAGATACTTGACTATCTTAAGAAACGCAGCAATCTAATAAAAAATATAATCATAGCACTTTGTATAGTTGCTATTGTAGTACTTGCAGGGTACACAGTTGATTATTACAATCGTTACAACAAGCAAAAGGATGCCGTAACATCGACTCAGGATGATATGGCAGCAACAGAAGCTGACAATGACGCATTGAATCAGCAAATTCAGGAATATGAGGAAAAAGTAACTGAGCAGCAGACTGAGATTGACGAACTCAAGAAGCAGCTCGAAGAAGCAAAACAACAAGCGAGAATTGCACAACAGAGTAAACCAGTAGCACTTGCAAAGAAGCACGTGCCCGATGGTAACTACACACAAGCAACGCAAGTGTGGAATCATTTAAAAGGGTTAGGTCTTAATGATTACGTATGTGCAGGTATACTTGGAAATATAATGGCTGAAGTAGGCGGTCAAACACTTGATATTTCAAGATGGGCGTATTATTCAAGTAATAGTTCTACTTACTACGGTATATGCCAGTGGGCAGGAGGACGTAAATCTCGACTGTTGAATAATTTTGGAACATCTTTAGAAGCACAACTTGAGTTCCTTAGTGTTGAGTTATTTGAAGTTATTCCAAGCGGAAATGCATTCTATAGTATGCAAAATGAACAAGAGGCAGCATTATATTTTGCAAAATATTATGAGAGATGTAGTTCTAAGTATTACTCGGTACGACAACGTAATGCAACAAAAGCATTGCAATATTTTCGTAGCGTGTAATTGAGAGAAATATGTTAGATTAAAAATAATAAACATATTTGAAGATAGTGCCAAAGTGTAAACTTACATATATCTTGTGGAAATAAAACATTATAAGCTAGTTATTTTAAAATGAGCCGAATAAACCGTCGGCTCATTTTATTTTAGTTGATAAAACATCATACATATATTATAATAACAATGTAATATAAAGGAAGGTGTATGTTGTATGTCTGTTAAGAATTTAATCACAGGAGATGTATTCGCAGTCCAAGGAGATATGACGTCAGATGACCGTTGTGTAATCAAGCATCATCTTGGATTACTTTACATACATATTGATAATAAAATGTGGGAGATAATTGATGGTTGAAATCATAGGTTTTGTTGCAAGTGCTTTTGTATTAGTGTCATTGTTATTCAAAACAAATACTCGTAAAGGTGCGCTAATACTACGCAGTTTAAATTCTTTGGGCAGTGCTATATTCATTATATACGGATTTTTACTACCGGCTTATAGCACCGCATTCTTAAATATATTTGCCTTGATGATTAACGTCTATTACATACTAAGGATGGATAAAGATTATGCAAATACTTCAAACAAATAGAAATTATAGTGAAATTAGATATTGCGAGCGATGTCACTCTGCATTATCAATATATCCATACGATTTGAATTTTAGTGTAACTCAATCATTACAAACTGGCGATGATGTATGGTACTGGCAATGTCCTGTATGCGGAACTCATAATAAGTTTGAAGGGTTGGATAAACTTTCACATTGGAAAAATCTAATAAGAGGTAATGGTAAGTATGGCACAGTTGATTAGTTCAAGAGATATACATAAATCACGTAAAGAGCATACCTGTAGTTGGTGTGGTGATACTATTGCGAAAGGGTCAAGTTATCACGATGACTTATGTAAAGAAGACGGTGAAGTTTACCACTGGAAGCAACATATTGAGTGTTATAAAGTCATAAATGACTTATGGTCTTGGATTGACCCGTGGGATAATGAATTAGATAGTAGTGACTTTGATTACAATATTACTGAATTCTTCCACGATTATATGTGCCCACGATGTAGTTTTTACAACATATGCAGTGAGGCGGATTTTGAAAGCGATATTACTCGAGCTGACTGCCCAGTTCCTGATACATTTAAGATGGTAGCGGAGATAGCTACAGTACTTGAAGCGCATCATTTTACTAACTGTACTAGTAAATGTAAACGTTCGCATCAATGGAAATTGATTCCTAAAGGTACATATGTCATTGTTTGTGAGAGAACTGGAACTGAACTGTATGAAGGCTCTTATACAGATTGTTTATGTCACTATGATGATTGTGAGAATCACTACGGTGACTGCATAATATTAAAGAAGGATGATGGAAATGATTAGAATTATTGACAAGAGAGCAACGGGTAAGACAAGTCGACTTATGCTTTTAGCAAAGGAAACAGGAGCTATTGTTGTTTGCACTAATCCGGATATCTACAAAACAAAAGCGGAGCGTTACGGAATCATTGGTATTGATTTTGTTAGTTATCGTGATTATTTCTATGAATTAGAAAAACGAAAAGGTAGCAAATATCAAGGGCGTGACGTATTGGTTGATGAGTTGGAATTATTCTTGAATGCACTTGATAATCATATCAAAGGTTATTCATTATCACAAGATTAAGGAGATTATATATGAAAGTAACATTAACAAGAATAACTGAAAATCCAATTCTTGCTATTGAAGAAGCTGCGAGTAATTGTTATAACAGTGAAGCAACTGGCGATGGAAAGATTATGAAGCATTGCATTAAATCAGGACACACAAGTGTTACTGAATTTTGTGACTTTACATTCCATATTGAAGGAATCAGTAGGGCATTAAGTCATCAGTTAGTAAGGCATAGACTTGCAAGTTATGCACAGAGGAGTCAGAGATACTGTTCAGAAGATGGTTTTAATTACGTGAAACCAAATACAGTGAAGCCAGGCGATGCCGCAAATGTTATCTATGATAATGCAATGGAGTATCTTGCTAACACATATAAGCTTCTACAAGAACTCGGTATCCCTAATGAAGATGCTCGTATGGTATTACCGAATGCTTGTGAGACTCAAATTGAAGTTAAGATGAATCTTAGAACTCTTATGAACTTTATGAATGAGCGACTTTGTACCTGTGCTCAGTGGGAAATAAGAAATCTTGCTTGGGAGATGCGTAAACAAGTATTATTACAAGTTCCAGAACTTGATAGTTATCTTGTACCTAAATGCGAGAAATATGGTAAAGAGTTTGGATTCTGTACTGAAACAAAACAGCGTAGGGAGCAGCTTAAGTGCAACAGACATCCCCGACTTGCTGAGATATTTGAGGATTATCATAATTACAAGGATATGTGTGAATTATAATGGCAGATAAGATATACTTGTACGCAGCAAGAGATACTCGCAGTGGTAAACTTGTGTCAGATTTAACATACCCAAGAAGAAAGTATTGGGACCGAAAAGGTAACGCACAAAGCACAATTGATAACTACAATAGAAATTATGCTAATAAAGAGTTCTCAAAGTATTCCACCAATAAAGGAAAACACGGAACTATAGAACTTGTAACATTTGAATTAGTGGAGGTTCAAACAGATGAAAATAACACTTGACTTAGAAAATCTTCAAGGCGTAATTGAAGAAGTTGCTAAAAAACAGACAGGTGAGGCTATTGAAGATGCAATACGTTCAGTAGCGACTTCTTTTATAAATGCAAATTACAAAGATAAAATCGAACAGATTACAAATGAAATACTAGAGCAATCTATTCGTGATTATATTGATAAGACTGAAATACCTATTGGCACAGGATTAGGCTGTGAACCGGTAATGATGACTCCTCGTCAGTACATCAACAGCACGATTGAAAAAACTTTCCAAGATAAGACATTCACTATAAAAGTAGAGGGAACATATCGTACTGAAGAACGCAAGATAGGTTTTGATGACTTTATTAAATCAGAGCTTAACCCTACAACACAAATACAAGCGGCTATGAAAGATTTTGCACGTGATACTAAGGGTGAAATAAATCGTTTGATAAAAGACACTTATAACAGTGAATTAAGTAAAGCGGTTGGAGCGTCAGTGGTTGACGTAATATTTGAAAGTGAACAGTTCAAACGTATCAATAATAATATTAAGAGGTTGAGTGAAGATTGAGTCGTATAGAGGAAGATGTATATCTCACAGATTGGGAAACTTGTGAATATTGTAAAACAACTCATTATGAAAGTGACACTGGTTACAGAGAATGTGGTTGTGAGCTGTTAGGTGACCCTTATAAGTATTACTGTGCACCAGACGTATGTCCTCTAGATTGTAAGGTAAAGGTGGAGTTTGACGATGAGTAAATCAATACTAACAAAGAATATAGAAGCCGCTTTAAGTTCTTATTCCCCTGCTAAACTAAGTGAGTTAGAGATAAACTATCGTAGACATCAGTATATGGAGTTTGAAGTACCCGTTGAACACGCTCATATAAATAAAGGATTAGTTGATTGTGTGTGGTTAGCTGAAGGGTACGCTAATCATAGAGATGATTATTACTGTTCAGCTCCTAGGGCTCTTATGTGGAGTAACGAATTAGCTCACGACAATTCTTGTGCACTAACTATTGATGAATTGAAATCAATACCAGACCATCACGTATTCCAATGTAACTACGATGGCGGCTGTTATTATAAACGCAAATCAGTAGCTAAAGATGAAGTTGTTGCTTGTATTTGTTTTGAAATAAAAGTTTCAAAAGCTGATTTTCATAGCAAGAATGGGCATAACTTTATTGGCAATCTTAATTACTATGTTATGCCTTACAACTTATATAAAGAAGTTCAAAATGAAATTGCAGGTGATATAGGAGTTATTACATATCATTATAAAGATGAGAATAAGATAGGACGACTAAAACAACAACGTCCTGCCTACTATGACCAACAAATTGATTTTGAACTTTATAACTCTTTGCTGCATACGTTTTTAAATAAAGCAGATAAACATTATATGAAAGAACGCAGACAAGCAGCTGAACAATATGATAAAGTATGTTCCAATGCTTACAATGTGATACTTGATTTATTGAAAAGACTTCAAAATGAAGGTACTCATCCTTGTTATGAGGACGATGGTTTCAGCGGTTGTAAACATAGCAGTTTTACAGACGCAGAGCACTGTAAGCCTGACTGTCCGTGGAGTTATTCATACAGATGCAAACTACTAGAGAAGGTGACAAATAAAGGTGAAGATAACAGTATTATACTTTGATGAAACGGAAGGACCTGCTCAAGTGAATGAAGCTGTTGCAGCGGTTAAGTCAGTTGTTGATAATGACGTGATAGCATTACCAAAGAATTTCGACTTAATGCTTGATTGTAGCTTAGACCAACTTGTAAATGTTCGAGCACTTATTGACACAGCTATTCAAGTTAAAATCGCAGAAGAGTCCGATGACTCAAGTCCACAAGCAGTTGACTTGATGAATATTGGAGCAAAACTTCCTCCAAGTTAATATTACGCGATATATTGACAATTAGTTGATATATCGCCTTTTTTATACTATAATAATGATATACTAGATGGAGGATTGTTTATATGGAATTTGTTCAATTAACTCGTAGCGGTAGGGGAGAACACTTTTATACAACTGACGAATTAAATGCTATGAAAACTCGTGTTTTGTTAAAAGAACTTAGAGCAACACACTCCATTGAATGGGATATTGAATATAGAGGTATTATTGAAGGATACCAATCACGAATTAAAGCAGTATTAGCTACACGTGAGCATATTCCAAGTAAACAAGAAAGTAAACAGTTACGAAAAGCAAGAATAAAGAAAGGAAGATGATAGATGGACGTTATCAAAAGAGCACAAACTGAATATAAAGATATTCGAGATGTTTGCTGTGGAAATGTATTTATGCATTCAAATAATAATCTTTATGTAAAGGTAGGTCAACATAGTATTAAGAGTTTCTTAAAACCTGAAGTGGGCGATGACACTAATGTTGAGTATCAATATGCTGTAGGGTTAGCTTTCGGTGATTTTATAAGATTGGAACCTTATACGCAAGTACTATGTGTATCGGGGAAGTTCATTGAAGATGGGGTTATAAAAAATGACAAGTCAATACAAGATAAATCTAAGTGATTCAATTACAAAGTTTGTGCAGTTAATAAATGAAGCAAAGTCAATGTATGATTACTGTTCAGAGCAGTCAGAAAAGTATGATAAACTTACATCAGATTTTTTACATAAGTTTGAATTAGACAGTTTATCGTCAGCTAACAAAGCTAAGTTAGGTACCGCTTTAAAACAGCATCTTAAAGAGCGTAGGTATTATAAGGATAGAGTTGAAGAACTTGAACCTTTTATAAAACTGCTTAACGAAAACACGTCAAAAGCATTTGTTAATGGGTTGACTGAATGCTTAGGCAGAGTTCGTAAACAAGAAGCGTATCACAACTGTCGTACATATATACCAAGGGCTGAACGCTTATCTAAATCGGAGGTGAGTATATGACTTCATTTATATCATTGATTTTACTTGTAATCGGTATAGTGGTAGTATTTATACCTGAAAGAGTTTCTAAAAAATTAAACACTCCGATGATAGGATTACTGTTTGCAGGTGTTGGCTCAGCATACATCTTTGCTGAAGGATTAGGCGAAGCAATTAAAACATCAATTGAATTAGTGAAAGGGTGGTTAGCGTAGGATGGAGATAGCAGTTAAAGATGTTACATTTAACGCACACGATGTAGTATTACATACATCAACAAGAAAGAGTCCTATCGTTGTGAATCTATTTGGCCCTCCAGGGGCTGGCAAGAGTACAGGAGCTGCTCAAATATTTGCAGATTTAAAGAAAGCTGGAATTAACGCAGAGTTGATAACTGAATACCCTAAGGATAAGACTTGGGAAAAGAATTTAGCAGCATTAAGCTGTCAGGAGTATATATTTGGCAAACAGTCTTTCCGAATGTCAAGATGTAGAGACCAAGTTGAAGTACTTGTTACTGATAGCCCTTTACCTCTAAGTTTAATCTATAATAAGAATCCTGCATTAGATTATAGTTTTCAAAATGTAGTACTGAACATTTTTAATACATATGCAAATATGAATTACTATATAAAGAGAGTTAAACCTTATAATCCGAAAGGTCGTAATCAAACAGAAGCTGAAAGTGATGCTCTCAATGAGCCTATAAAAGCGTTGTTATCAGATTGTTGTATTCCCTATAAAACAGTTGATGGTGACGATGGTGGTTATAAGAGTATCGTGTCTGATGTTATCAAAGCTATTGAGGAGGATTATGAGATATGATTGACTCATTTAGCGGCGATTATGCTTTTCTAAGTAACTTCTATCCAAGCCCTATACCAGTACCTATAGATGAAACAGAGCTTACTTTCTATAACGCACCGACAATTGAACATTATTTTCAGTATATGAAAACATTATCTGATGAAGAAGGGCACGAAATTCTTGCAGCTAGTACACCTGGTGAAGCTAAACGCTTAGGACGTAAGGCACAATTAAGACCTGATTGGGAAGAGGTTAAAGTACAAGTAATGCGTGATGCATTACGATTAAAATTCAACACACCTCAAATGAAATCCAAACTACTGTCCACAGGTGACCACTTCTTAGTAGAAGGTAACCACTGGAACGATACTTTCTGGGGAGTATGCAATGGTAAGGGCAGAAATATGTTAGGATTTCTTTTAATGGAAATAAGAGAGGAACTAAAAAATGAATGTAAGTGACCAGATTATTGCAGTAATAAATGATTTATGTGAGAAGTTAGGTATAGCTATTGATTGGAGTGCCGAAAATATACTTCCTAAAGTTGAAGAACTATGTGCAAAGTATATTAGTTATGAGATATGGACCTCAGTTGCTTGGATTGCATTATGGTGTGGTATCACAATACTGATGTGGATTATAGCAGGTACGCTACTTCACAAAGAACGTAAGCAAGATGAGGAAGACAGATGGGATTTTGACAGTAGAGCTATGCCTTTTGTGACTGTTGCTATGATAGTTGTAGCAGCACTTGCATCTTTCATAACTGTCTGTGTAGTAGGTACTCAAATATTTGATATTGTGGAAGCAAAAGTATTCCCAGAAAAGACTATATATGAATTCGTAAGTTCTAAACTACAAAGTTTAAATAGTAGGTGATAAGTATGACACTTGAATTATTAAACAAAGACATAATTGAAGCAATGAAATGCGGTGACACACTGACTCGTGATGTGCTCCGCAGTGCTGTTGGCAACATCAAGAAAGTTGCTATTGATAAGCGACTTGGTGACAATATTACAGAAGCTGTTGTGGACGAAGTTCTACTTAAAGAACAGAAAACATTACAAGAAATGATTGATACTTGTCCTGCTGACAGGTCCGATGTTTTAAAACTGTATCAATCAAAGATGCAAGTACTCAAACATTATGTTCCTACTCTTATAACTGACGAACGAGAAATCAATCATTTGATATATGAATTATGTAAGGGTAGAGATTTTCCGAATGTTGGAGCTGTTATGAAATTTGTTATGCCTCAACTTAAAGGTAAAGTTGATATGAAGGTAGCAAACAAAGTTATAAAGGATATGAGCATATGAAAAAGATTTTAATCGTTGTTGATATGCAGAATGACTTCATAACAGGACCTCTTGGAACAGAAGAAGCTCGAGCTATTGTGCCTAATGTTGTTGAAAAGGTAAAAAACTTTGATGGTGATGTGCTCTTTACTCGTGATACTCACCACAGTGATTATTTTGATACTCTTGAAGGTACAATGCTTCCTGTGTTGCATTGTACTGCAGGTTCCGACGGATGGCAAGTTATTGATGAATTGCTACCTTATATAAAGCATAGTAATAGTGTTGTGGATAAACCTACTTTTGGCTATGATAACTGGAAGACATATTTTCATTTTGATGAGGATGAGTATGATTTTGGATTAGGACTTGAGTTTGAACTTTGCGGTGTTTGCACTGATATTTGTGTAGTGTCAAATGCAGTAGCATTACGTATGTTCTATCCTGATGCTTTGATAACAGTTGACGCCTCTTGTTGTGCGGGAACCACAGTCGAAAAACATAAGGCAGCTTTAGAGGTTATGAAGTCTTGTCAAATAGAAGTAATAGGAGAATGATATATGAAACATCGTAAAGTTAATATTTCAAACCCTAAAAATATATATTGTGCTCATTGTTGTTTTTGGCATAAAGACGAAATTTCATCCAATAAACTATGTTATTGTAGAGATAGTTTGAAATTTCATAGAACTACAAGATACTGGGAAAGATGTCCGATGTTTGATTGGAAAGATGACATCAAGTATCAAGATTATCTGTACTTACCTGAAGGCACATTCATTGTTTTTCCTAGTTTATATGTGCACGGACACGATATAGTGTACAAAGTAGTTAGTTACAATGCTGTTAATCGTTCATACACTGTTAATCGTATTGTTGAAAATAGACTTATCAATTCAGAGGAAACACTTACAATGATTGATATGATTGTTAGAAAACCTATTATAAAACCTGCGGATATGCAGATGGAAATGGAGTTGTGATTATGGTAAAAGACGCACTAGGCGATAGAATGAAAGAGTTCTATGAAAATAGAAGTAAAACATATCTAACAAGAAGAACTCCTGTTATTATAAGATTGGATGGTAAAGCATTCCATAGCTTTACAAAAGGCTTTAACAGACCTTATGATGAAATATTTCACGAAGCAATGAACGAAACTCTTCGTTACTTATGTAAGAATATCCAAGGCTGTAAGATTGGCTATACACAATCTGATGAAATTACATTACTATTGACTGATTATGAAAAACTAACGACAGACGCTTGGTTTGGTTATTCCGTTCAGAAGATGTGTTCTGTTGCAGCCAGTATGGCAACACTTGCATTTAATCAAGAGTTCAGAAAAGCATTTGAAAGTTATTTCAACGAAAATACAACTAGTGAAGAATACTATCTAACTATGGTTAGAGCGGTTGATAAAGGTGCAATGTTTGATGCTAGAGTGTTTAATATTCCTAAAGAGGAAGTTGCTAATTGTTTCATCTGGAGGCAGCAAGACGCTACACGTAATGCAATTCAAATGTTAGGACAAACACACTTCAGTCATAAAGAACTTGATTGTAAAGACCAGAATGACATACAGGATATGCTTATGTTAGAACTAGGGATTAACTTTAATGATATGCCTGCCCCTTTTAAACGTGGTGTATGCTGTTATAGAAAGGATTGTTCAGATGTTATTGTTGAAGGGCCTAACCGAAAGCAATGGGTTATAGATTTAAACATTCCGATATTTACACAAGACAGGGAGTTTATTGAAAGATGGCTATGAAAAGGAAAATAAAGAAGAATAAAGATTTGATATTCAAACTAAACACAGCGATGTTTATAGCTGTACCTATCCTAGTTATTATTATCGGAATAGCTGTTACATACTTTATTGCAACAAGTGATATGCCCGATTGGTTGAAGTTTATGTTATTGAGGTAACAAATGAATTACACACAAAAATTTTTCGGACATTTGAAAACTGTTTGTATACATAAGTGGTGGGTATTCTATTACTGTTGTAGGTTTGGAATGCCTATCACAGGATTACTACACGATTTATCAAAATTTAGTCCCACTGAATTCTTTGAATCCGTTAAGTATTATTCAGGAACTCGTTCACCGATTGATACTTGTAAAGAAGATATCGGTTGGTCAAGAGCTTGGATGCACCATAAAGGACGCAACAAACATCATTATGAATATTGGCAAGATAATTTTGATAATGGTGGTCAGCCTTTGTTAATGCCGTTTAAGTATAATCTTGAGATGCTGTGTGACTATCTAGGCGCTGGCAGGGCTTACAATGGCAAGAAATTTACTTACACAGGTGAATACAACTGGTGGCTGATGAAACAGCAGAAACCCTTAGCAATGCATCCAGTTAATAAGATGTTTATTGAAGGTATGCTGCATTCATTTGCGATGCCAAATTTTTTACATACATTAAAACGAAATAAAGCTACTTGGTATGAATATGCTAAGTTTAAATATAGAGAGTCAAAGGAGCGATGTGGTTATGCCTAAACTATTTGTAACATCTGATATACATTCATATTACGAACCACTTATGGAAGCATTAAACGATGCAGGATTTGATAAAGATAATGAAGACCACTGGCTTATTGTTTGTGGTGATTGTTTTGATAGAGGTCCTGACAGCGGATTAGTTCTTAAATTCTTAATGGAACTTGAACGTAAGATTATCGTAAAAGGTAATCACGATTTGTTGCTTGATGAATGTTGTAAGAGAGGGTTCCCTTATACTCACGACAGACATAACGGAACAATAACAACTATTCAAGATTTAGGTGATATGGGTGCTGGATATGATTTTGAAACTTGCTGTAATACAACTTATAACAAGTTAGCACGATATAGAGAGTTACTAGTGAATTACTTTGAGACTCAGAATTATGTATTTGTTCACAGTTGGGTACCTACAGAGGTTGAATATACTTATGCAAGTAAGCCGTGGCATCAGCTGGGCAAGAATCACTCATATAAAGCGGATTGGCGTAACGCTACAGATAAAGAGTGGGAAGAGGCAATGTGGGGCAACCCTTTCTGGAATGCTCAGGACGAACTGAATGAAACTGGGAAGACACTCGTATTCGGACATTGGCATTGTTCAACAGGTCATTCATTATTTAGTGGTGACAAAGACATATCAGAATTTGGTGACGATGCCATCTGGGAGCCATACAAGAGTGATAAGTATAACATTATTGGTATTGACCGTTGTGTAGCTCATACAGGTAAGCTGAATGTGCTTGTGTTGGAGGATGATTTCCTTGAATAACAATATACATATAAGTAAAGAGCAGTTTGTTGAAGCGTTGACTGCTATAAAAGATGGTCTAGATGACAGGGCAAAGTTTGACAAAGCATTAAGCGAATTTTCAAGTAGCTGGTTCATATCAACTGTGGGCACAAAGTGGCTAGATACATCTATTAGATTACTTGAAATAGCCGTAGGCGATGTCGCTAACCCTAAGTACGGGTCAACGATAAGTTGGTGGTTGTACGAAAATGCTAAAGTGGTTTACATAAAACCACATTCTGAGTTTAACGACACTGATGAAGAACTTGAGATAAGCATTGAAACCGCTGAAGAGTTATATGACTTTTTTGTAAAATACAGATAACAACAAGAACTCAACTGTCAAATAAATAGTTGAGTCCTTTCTATTTATAATATATAATGTAAGTATAAAGGAAGGTTGATATTATGAAAAAACGGATTATACAAGTAATTACAGTACTATTTTTAATATGGCTTGTTGCTAATATTGATTTTGATATCTGGGTTGGAATAATTTGTGGTCCGATATTGATATGGATAGCAGTATGTATCTTATGCGGTAAGTTTAAGATTACTACAGGGGCTGGAAATCACTTAACACCAAGAACATCAGATTATGAATCCACCACACCGAAAACAGGCGGTGCTCATCCTATAAGTTGGCAAGTGGATAAGGTTTGGACGCCTGGAGCAGGGTACAGAGACAGCTACGGTAATTACTACGACTATAAAGGTATTCCAATAGTAACACCTGTTGATACAAAGGGTAAATGATATGGATAAAAGAGCGTTTAAGATGAAGCCTGAAGAACTCCAATTGTTTTTGCACTTTAAGAAACGCGGTTTTAAGATTGAAAACAAGAAGGGTAAAGGTTCTTACAATAGAAAAGAAAAGCATAAACAGAAATTAGGAAGTGATTAGTGTGTTAGCTAAAGTTATGATGAGTGCTGAAGAACTTCAAAGTACAGTAAATCAGCTGCGTGCGGGCAAACTGCTGATAAAAGCGTTTCCTTCAATTTATTCCACTGATGAGCTGAATAGCAAACTTAATCAATATGACGAAGACATCCGTGTACTTGAGCAAGAGTTGGAAAGAGTTAAGAATAATGACACAACTAAGTTGAAGATTCAACGTACACGATACGTGATATTAAAACATAATCGCACTGAAATATTATGTGGTCTTTCACGACAATTCCATTTTAAGAAAATAAATGATATCGGAAATGCTGCAATCAAAACATATAACAGTTATAAGAAAGCAGAAGCTGCAATGGAGTGCTGGAGCTCATCTTGGGTGGCAGGTTGTGAGATTGTACCGATTACTGAAACTATAGAAAGCGATGATTAATACATATGACTGATAAAGATAAGAAGATATTTGACCGTTTAAAAAGTGATATTAAAACGGTGCAGGATATGGGACATAAAGTGTTCGGTGTATTCTTGCAAGGTTCGCAGAATTATCATCTAGATTATGAAGGCTCTGATATTGATACAAAAGTTATTGTATTGCCCACACTAGAAGATATTGTGTTAAACAAATCTCCTGTAAGCACTACTCATATTAGAGAAGATAACTCACATATTGATTTGAAAGATATTCGGTTGATGTGGCAATGCTTCAAGAAGCAGAATATAAATTTCTTAGAAATACTGTTCACTGATTATTATATAGTTAATGCAGGATATACTCATATATGGAGCACAATGCAAACATATAAAGAGCGTATTGCTCGTTATAATAACTACGCTGGTATTAACTGCATAGCGGGTATGGTTATGGAGAAGAATGCTGCATTGTGTCATCCTTATCCTACACTCAAAGATAAGATTGAAAAGTATGGCTATGATAATAAACAGTTACATCATATCTTAAGATGTAGTGAGTTCCTTGACCGATATATTGAAGGTGTTCCTTATGAAGAGTGCTTAATACCTACAAACCCTGAGTACTTAGTGAAAGTAAAATCAACATACTATTATAACTTAGCACAAGCAAAGTTGATTGCTAGTGAGACTGTTGATTATGTTAAAGCAGTAAAACAGGCGTATATGGATTCACACTCAGTGGAAATTGATAATGAAGTTGATGCTATTATGTCAGATATGCTTGTTAGAGCAATCCGATTATCTCTTCAAGAGGAACTGTAATGGATAAATGCTGTATCTGTGGTAAAGAAGATAAGTTTAATCAAACAGTTCAGAGCGCTCTTGTTAAAGAGGGTAGAACATATTGTTTAGAATGTTCAGTTAAACATATTGAACCTTACGATGATTTAGTTACGTTTGGTTGGGAATATAGCTGGTTTAACAAAGCATACAGAGATAAAGTTGTATATCCATCATTACAATATTATAATAAAGATATAAAACAATTTAACAGCGATGTTGAAAAACTAAAAGAGGATAAAGAAAATGGTTAATTTTATAATGCTGGTTGGATTGCCAGGCTGTGGTAAGTCCCATCTCGCAGAGTTTTATAAGCACCAAGGTGTTGCTGTATATAGCTCAGATGACATAAGAGAAGAACTTAGCGGCGATGTTAATCGTCAAGACATAAATTCTGAAGTGTTTAAGACATTACATAAGCGAGTTAAAGATTCATTAAAAGATGGTATAAGTTGTTTATATGATGCTACTAATATCAATTATAAACGACGTAAAGCTTTTCTTGAAGAACTGAAAAACATTGAATGCGTAAAAACTTGTATTGTTGTTGCAACTCCGTATGAAGTTTGTTTAGAACAAAATCAACAAAGGGAAAGAAAAGTTCCTAAAGGTGTAATTGAACGAATGTATCGTAACTTTGATGTTCCTTATTGGTATGAAGGCTGGGACGACATACAACTTTATTACGGAAAAGATACATATAAACAAGCATACGGACCGTGGTCTCAATTCATATTTGATACTCTTACGTTTGAACAACATAACAAATATCATAAGGAAACGCTTGGAGAGCATTGCCGTCAGTGTATGCAATATGTGACTGATTACAACTTATCGCATTCAAGTGTAGGTGAGGATGCGGAACACGCACAGCTTGTAGCGGCAGCTATACACGATTGCGGTAAACCCTTCTGTAAAACATTTGTTAACACAAAGGGTGAGACAACGGATAACGCACACTACTATTTTCACGAGCACGTTGGTAGCTATAATTCATTATTCTTTAACACAGAGGCTGCTAATGACAATATCCGATTATATATTGCCACTTTAATCAGATGGCATATGCAGATGCATTTTATTGATAATGAACCACACTTAAAAGAAAAATATATGAAGCTACTTGGACATACTTTATATACGGATTTAGAAATCATTCACGCGGGAGATTTAAACGCACATTAAAGTATAGGAGGTCATTATGGAAATCAAGAAGAATATCACTATCGAACTATCAGAATCAGATGTTCAACAGATAATTGCTGATTATCTAAACAAAGACGGATATGATGTAACACCAACTGACGTTAGCTTATCAGTAGGACAACGACTTGAAGGATATGGCCCTATGGAGCATTCCGTAGAATACTTTAAAGGAGCTTTTGTCAAATGCAAAGAAAAATAGATGATAATTACTTATATTACAAAGAGCAACAAACCAAGCAGCGTCTAAGAGAGCAGGCGTATGATAATGATTTCGATGACGATGATGTTACTGATTTAACTGAATTATTCAAGGAGTATATTGATTAATGCTATTACATAATTGTAAAGAAGCTCGTAATCATAATGCAATATTTATAAGAGAGCAAGGAAAGATAAATATCTATTCAAAGTTTTATATCCTGTACGACAAGAGTGAAGACCAACCAGCTGATGAAAACTGGTATATGGATTTAAGAATGCGAGATGTCTCCTATTGTCCTTACTGCGGTGAAAGATTAACTTAATAATAACAACGAACTTTGAAAACAGGTTACACGCAGGCAAGTATAGTTGATATTTGCCTGCTTTTATATTATAATGTAGATATAATAAGGAGGAATTATATATGTATGTTGTGACAAAGAATAACAAAGTGATAAACTTTGATAACTGTATCAGAGCTGAGATTCACAAGGTGGGTTCTGCGTCTGTATTTGAAACTTATGAGTTGAGACTGCTAAGTACTATTGAGAACTATACAGTGTTCACAGGTAGTAAAGAGGAAGTTGAATCTGCATTACATAGCTTCTGTGAAGCACTCTCAAAAGGTGCAACACTGATATCATATAGCGAGGTTTATAAATGATAGTATGTGCTGCAATTAAACTTACTAACAGAACTTCAGGAACTGAAATGATTATATGTGGTCATAGACACGGAAGTTGTTATGCAATTATTTCACAGTTAAATGATAATTGGAACCTTGCTAAGAAAGAAGAAGGGTTCATTGACCACAAAGGCTCATTCTATAATCGGTTTGATGCATTGTTGCACGCTTCAAGTTGCGGTCAGATATCTGAAACTCACAGATACTATCATTCAGATACAAATCAAACTGAATTATATTCGGAGGATTTATACTAGTGAAACTTTGGATAGATGATGTAAGACCTGCACCTGAGGGGTATGTATGGTGTAAGAGTGTTAGCGAAGCAAAAGATACAATTAGAGCAGAAGAACATCATAAGATTAGTTTCCCTGACAGTGCTTATAGAATTGAACTTATTGATATAGACCACGATGCTGGAGACTATGTTTCTCAAGGTGGCGATTATATCAAACTTCTCGACTGGCTTGAAGAAACTGGTCGTAATTATCCTATTCATATTCATTCAATGAATCCAGTAGGTGTTGAGAATATGAGACGAATTATACAGAGAAATGGCTGGAGAGAAGTTTAATGAGAACTAATCAAATAGAAACTAAAATAACAAGAATTATTGACGGTGAACCAAAAGTATTTACTGTTTATTCTGATGCTAATAATTTCTCTGAAGCTTTTGCTGTTCACTGTAAAGCAATTTTAGATAAGGTTGCGGAAACAGATAAAATATTATCTTTTGGCTGTGTTGAGGTATATGAAAAATAGCGATGAGAACTATACATTGGAAAATAATCAGTCTGTTGGTGAAGAATCATTAAAAGAAATGGTTGGAGAGATATGAAAGAAATAAGAGTAATTTGTCCTAGATGCGGATGTTGTATAACTTATAAAAATTGGTTTTCTTGGGTTTGGCACACCCCTTTTCATTGGTTTGGTAAGCGCAGAATAAAGTGCCCTAAGTGCGGTAAACGAGCCTATGTGCTGAGAATATTTTAAGAGAAGCAGGAATAAGTATGAATTTTAATCATATAAAAGTTAACGGTAAAGTATTTAACTGTAGTGGTAGAAATGTTGTTATAAACAACGATTCAATTATTGTAGATGGTAAAGTTGTTACAGGTGGCGACCCTGTAAACTCAATAACGGTTATCATTGAAGGTGACGTGTCTGTACTTGAATGTGCGGGGTCCGTTACAGTACAAGGTAACGCAGGTAATATTGATTGTGGCGGAAGCTGTACTGTTAGCGGAAATGTTAATGGCGATATTGATGCTGGTGGCTCAATTACTTGTGGCAATGTTCAAGGGGATATTGATGCAGGAGGTAGCGTAGTATGCAGGAGATGACTCGTGACCAAGTTATAGAATATATGTGTGATAACAGAGGTGTGAAAGTTAAACACGAATCTTTTGCTGAGGATGAATACATCTATATGAAAGATTGTGATGGAAACATCTATGATGAGAACGGCTATCTATTCGAGAATTGGGTAGATAATCACGATGGAATGAGAATTCGTCAAGGTGGCGTTTGGGAGAAAGGTTGGAGCTTATATGGAGAAGTTCATATTCAAGATTAGATATAAACTTGACATAAGTAGTAAGACAGGACCTTACATACAGTATACTGAACCCTTCTACGCTTATTGCTCAATGAAAGGTATAACTGCAGTACACACTGATTTCGATATTGTTGATGCTTCCTGGGACGAGTTGAGTGCACATATACAGAAACATTCTGCTTTTAATGTAGGGTTCTTAAAAACATTTTTTAAGAAAGAAGACTATATGGAAATACGCGAATGGCCTTGTGACCCCGTGCGTATGTACAAGAAGAATTTTATCAAAGGCAGTTGTGTTGTTGATGAAGTGAGAGTGTCGCATCTTACGCTTAAAGATTTATCTGAAAAGTTACCATCTGAGATGTTTGTTCAGTATTGCATTGATACTGAACAAGATTGCAGATTAAGGAAGGCGATATCGAGTGAGTAAATATGGACAGTGTCCGGAATGCGGAGCCGATATGGAAGCGGTTTGGTTTATCGATGAGGAATATAAAACAATGTACGGTATGCAATATAAGACAGGCCGAAAGCGTCGTGCTGTTGATTATCTTGTTTGCCCTATGTGTTTTACAAAAGAATGCGTAGATGACAGTTATGACGGACCTTGGGTTGGAGGCGGAATGTGTTAACACCAAAGAATTTATCCGCTATTGAATTTGATACTTATGTTTGTACCTCAGATGGTGAACCCGTTAAGAGTACAGGCAGACACGTCGTTGTCCTATTCAATAAAACAGTTATTGATGCTGATACTGTTAGTAAGCTAATTGATGACGGCAGATATGAATATGATAGTCGTGTTATTGTTATAGATAAACAACAATTGATAAATTTACACGATAAGGGGACTTATAATGAAACTAATTGATTATTTTAAAGATATATTTATTGATAGATTAGGTAATAGACACAGAAGAAGATGTCACTTGTCAGGACGTAAGTTTACTGTAATTGATAATGCAGTGGGGTCTAAAGTGTGGGAATGCCACGTAAAATATTGTCCTTGTTGTGGAGAAAGGTTGAAGAAATAATATGAAAAAGATACTAAGTATACTTCTATGCATTACTGCTATACTATGCTTAACATTAAGCATAACAAGTTGTGGAGAAAGCAATACTGTAGACGCATCAAGTATCGATTACTTCGAATGTATTGATGCGACTCTTTATTACACAGTGTATTACGATAGGTCAACTAAAGTTATGTATGTATCAGGTGGAGACGGCAAGACATTTACAGTACTTGTGGATGCTGATGGCGACCCATTACTATACAAAGGCGATTAAGGAAGAAACTGGAGGTTATGTAACTATGATAATAAAACAGCTTGACACTACAACACCGTATAAACACGTTGTAGTTGAACTAGATTACAATGAATTAAGAGACTTATCAAATGGATTATTTTATGTTTCAAATAATATGTTTTGTGACACACCATCTGAATATAAAGATGTGTATAAGAAGAGTAAGTTGCTCTTTGATTTAGTTAAGCACGGAACTATTATGCCCGAAACAACAGAAAAGTTTGTTGATAAAACTTGTTCCGCTGATTGCAAGAGAGATAAGAAATGAAAGAATTTTTAAAAGAAAATGCTTGGTGGGTAGTTATACTTTTATGTATAGCAATTGTTGTTGCTGGGTTAGGCATCTGGATATACACTGACCACAAGAAACACACTGAGTGGTATAATTCATTGACTCCAGCTGAGCAGCAAGCGTATGAATTACAAAAGCAACAGGAGTATGAAAGCCGTATACAGTATTATGAAGTAACTAGCGTATATATGTATGATAAACCCATCACAAACAATTTTGGTGGAGTGATGCGTGTTGAACTTTGTTATGCATTTACATACGTAAGTGGGACTACATTATATTCCATCGATGATTTTCAGCATCGTGAATATGGTTTAACTAAAGTTACTGTGGGCGACAGGGACTTATATATAGTTAATAACAATGGAGAACAAACACGCACATTACAACTCACAAAAGAAACCTTAAAAAGTCTTACAGGAGGACAATAATGGGAAGTGCACAAACAACTAATACTTCAATCAATTATGACCGCGGTGGGAGCCGAATAAAGTATATGGATAATGTTCAACGTATGACAGAAGCATTACTGCGAAGTGGTTATACCGTTAAAGTAACTCCTGTATTTGACAAATGGCCTCGTGAGAATGATTTGTTATACTATGACATTGAATATATTAAAGTAGAAACCAACTAGTAATAGTTGGTTCTTTGTTTATTATCATATATAATATATGTATAACAATGGAAGGAGTATCTTATGGGAGCTAAATACGGTGTAAAACTTATCCGTGAAAACGGAATTGATTATGTGCATCTTGATAACTTATTTGCAGCTGAGGAAAACTTAGAATATGCAATTAAGCATAACTTTGATATAAAGTTTAACTGCTGCAATTACACAGATGCCTGTGACAAATTATTTGATTATCAAGAGGCGGGCTTTAAGATAAAGTTTGTGGCAGAGCCTTTCTATTTTGAAGGTAGACAGATAGGTAGTAAGATAGTTGCTTACTGTACAAGAGGTGAGGATAATGTTTAATTTATATGATAAACGTAAACCATCATTTGAAGGTCCTGTTACAATCTATTCCGTGAGAAATGACCGTAATGGTTATCCTCACTTTCTAGTTTTTGAGAAAGGTGAATGGCGTTGGGTGAGTGCTAAACACTTTGAACCTAAGCCTTGTAGATAGTATGAAAGCAATATACGCAGGTTCTTTTAACCCCTTTACTAATGGGCACCTTGATATAGTTGTTGAAGCGTCAAAAATGTTTGATACAGTTTATCTACTGATATGTACAAACGCATCAAAGACCCATAGAACTAGAAGAGAACGAGAGCTCACGCAAGATGCTATATGGGATATACTTGAGCGACTTGACATCAACAATGTTGAAGTTGTTGTATGCGATGAACTCATAGCTGATTACGCTAAAAAGCATTATGTTGATTATATAATCAGAGGATTAAGAAACAACATTGATTATAACTATGAAGAAAATATTGCTGCTGTAAATGAACTCATCAACCCAGAATTAAGGCACATTTACTTTAGGGCATCCAATGCAGCCATATCATCTTCAATGGTGAAAGAACTTATTCAATACGGAAAAGATGTTTCTGAGTTTGTACCCAAAGAAATTCTAAGGTTGATTTAAAAGGTGAAATTATGAATAAGATACATATACTACTTATTATGATATTCTTGCATATCATAGATGATTACAGACTTCAAGGTATTCTTGCTTCAATGAAACAAAAAGAGTGGTGGGTGAAGCAAGAAGGTTACAAAGATATGTATAAACACGATTACGTCATAGCTTTGTTGTGCCATAGTTTCAGTTGGGCCTTTATGATAATGCTTCCGATATTTGTTTCAATTTCATTTAAACTTACACCAGCGGTAGTATCAATATTTATAAGCAATCTTCTAGCTCACGCATTGATTGATGATATGAAAGCAAATAAACATCAGATAAATCTTATAGTTGACCAATCGGTTCATTTACTACAAATAGTATTAACTTGGCTTATATTGTGGAGGATTATATAGTATGACAGAAAGTACTTTTAATAAAGCAAAAGCACTTAACGACCGTATTAACTATCTGAGTGACTTGCTTGATTTATTTCAAAGTTTTGTAGGTCCAGATGTTTTCAGCAGAAATAAAGCTATTGCATCAATTGAAATAAAAAGTATGAAAAGCGATTATCAAGTTGAGAATCACAGCATTATACACTTTGAACCTCTTGAAGAAGATATTGCAATGAAGTTAGCAACTGTAGTGCGTAAAGAGTTGAATGAAGCTAAAGGGGAGTTTACTGCTTTATGAGCATAAAAGATAGATTCCTGGACTACTGGCATACAGATTTAGCATACGAAGATTATGAATATGACTTAACAATATTCGAGCAAATGGCTTATGGATTAATCGGTTCAATCGGATTTATTATAGCTTTACTCGGACTTATTGTTAGTTGTCCTATATGGGCTGTTCCTTATATAATATATAAGGCAATAAAAGTTAGGAAGGAATGTTAATATGGAATTAAATGTGCCACAAGAGTTAAGAGACAAAGTTGTAGCAATTGCTGCGGAGTTCAACGAGTTTATTCGTAAAGGTAAGTGGGAGGTATTCAATGATGACGCTAAACAGCTTATAGATAAATGGGGTCTAAATGACTTACTATTTATGGGTTGTAAGTATCATAAGTTACCTACAACATATTATCTTGAGTTACCTTACAAAGAACTTGAGGAAAAAGATATCAATTCAATACTGTTTACTCTGTCAAAACTACAGACGGAGTAATGTATATATGAATATTATATTTAAGGAGATAAGTTAAGATGAACAATTATGACAGAATTATGCAGGATATGACTCCTGAAAGAATGGCAGAAGTAAATGTAAAACTTGTTACTGTTAATAACACAAACTTGTTTTATATGACTTCCAGCGGTCAGTTATTCAATACTAATCAGTATGAAGATGCTGTTAGATATGAATACAGATGGTTAATGACTGACCCTACACCGGAAAAAACAAGGGCAGAGTGTGAGTGTGGCGAGCCTGATTGTGCTTGTGATGGTGTTGACCAGAGTCCTACAGATGAAGTTGCAAACTAATTCCTGATATAGCGTAACAGTTAAGGTAGTTGGATAAAACATCTGACTACCTTATAATTATGTTATAAAGGAAGGTGTCAATATGATTATTGCAAAAGGAATTGAAATAATACCGAAGAGAGATAAAGTTACATACGCTACTAATCTTTCAGGTAAATGGGAAGACTACTCGATAGAAACTTATCAAGGAAAAGTGTTAAAAGACGCTGTTGAACGCTTTAAAGTATTACTCAAAGAGGGAAAGTCATTAGATAAAGAAGTTCCCTCGTTAAAAGAAATGTTTAACAAAAGTGATATAAAGCCGATAGCGGTTGAGCCCGTTGACTTGTGGGATATGCCAGTAGTGCACGAACCCGTTGTAATAAATGAGGCAGCGGAAATAAATGCAATAGAGTTAACAAAAGTAATTCTTGAAAGGAAGAAAGAATTACCGCTCCAAGAAGTAGTAATCGCAACGGACAATATGCTACAAGCAGCAAATGAACACATTGGTTTAGAAACTGATTTGTATCTTATCACAGCAGGCACAAATAAAAGTGGCAGACAACTATACGTGAGTACTTATATTGATTGTAACGATTGGAGTATAAGTATTGTGCCAACTCCGATGACAAAAGCAAAAGCATTAAAAACAATCGAGCGAGTAAAGAGAGAACTACTTGAAAAGAATAACAGCAGTAAAAGTTTAACGAGAAAGAATGCTCCCGAAATAGAATTCGGACTAGAGGTGTATATCGATAAGTATGCAGACAAGTAATGAATTGAAAACAGGATGGCTTTCTCCCGATGGTGATTTCTATCCTTGTGCAGTGTATGAACATTTAAGTCTTGCAAGAAAAATTCTACAAGATGAATATGCAAATAGAGCCGATGAAAAACTACAAAATAAAGGATTTGCAGAAATAACAATATCACAATTAGGAATAAAAGAATGGCGTGTATATTGGAAAAACTTTCTTACAGAGCAACAGAAGAACTTCCTTAAACCTTACTTTGAAGATAATATACTTCCGATGAGTGATATAATACGAATACGTTGGGAAAGAGAGAATGATATACAGTAAAGTTGAAAAGAATTATAAAAACTGTAAATCAAAACTGCTAAATTAAAACATAAAGTAGTAAAAACGGAAGAGGTAATACAATATGACTCTAACATATGATTTCGATGATAGAGACTTTGAATATGAAGTCAGTAATAGCGATTTAGAAACATACTTTGGTGAACAATCAATCGAAGTTATTGTAGAAGCAGCTGAAGAAGGCTTCGGTAATATGAGCGAACAAGAACGCAGTGAAATCATAACTGATATACTTAATGATGGTGATATACATCTACTAAAGAAACATCAAGAAGGAACAAATGTTAAGTACTCAATTGATTGGGAAAAGGCCTATGAGGAAGATAAAGATTGGGTAATGGAGTTTGTTGATGTTGATAGTTTCAAAGATGACATTAAAGATTACTTCTATAGAGATGCTTCTGAACAATTTGATGATGTGGAAGCTGAAAGAAAAGACCCATACGGTTATAGAGGATTATCTCCAAGAGACTTCTACTAAGGAGACACATAATGGAAAAGAGTTCATTATCAATGTTTGATATCAACCACTAATTATACTACAACAGAATATAATCTTAGCAGCGTCTAAACTGCTAAGTGTGATATATATATGTCCTCAAGGGTGCAATAGTGCTCTTGAGGATTTTTATTTACTGTTATATTGATAGTTGAATAATTAACAATGATACCTTATAATATAATCATAATAAACGATATGGAAGGTTGTTAATTATGGAAAAGAAAGTTTTAAGTTGTTTACAGTATGTACCCGCGGGTGATATTTGGCCTGGCGCTCTTAACAAGATTGACGAAGGCGAACGCGATGGTCTCTTAAGAGGCTATAATGTTGAAGTTCGTATGCCTGACGGCACTACTGGTTGGGACAGTTGTAATTATATCTATGGAACTATTGAGGACAATCTTGATAGTGAGTTCACAAAGTTCTGGTTTGAAGAAAGAGGAGTTACTCCTACAGGCAGAATATGCTTCAGAGGTTATGCAGTTGATAACTTTGATGATACTGTTAGTCCTTGTGATGCTAATGGTAACTTAGTGGAGGCTGATTAGTATGATTGATTTTAAAACTAAAACATTCTATTTTGGTTATGGTGACATCTTTGTAGGCAGTGAATATATAAGCTTAAGATTTAGAGAATTTGAACCACCCATTGAAGTTGGTACAGCTGTTAACGAAGCTTCAATGGGTGAACTAGGTCTTAAGTATACTTCCGATAAAGTTACTATCTGTTTTTGTAGTTATGAAGAAGCGAAATGTTTCAGCAAACTTCTTAATAGTATGGATGGTAAAGATAATTTTCAATTTGATTTTAAAGGGTGGAGGTTTAACTTCTCTAATTGGAACCCTAAATCCATTGAATGTATTAAGACGCATCTGAACAGTGTTAGAAGTTATCTCTTGATGTGCACAGCTTGTTAGGGTGGTGGTTGATATAAAGATAGTACTTACCCCCAGAGAAGTAAATCAGATTGTTGCGGAACATCTTGTTATGGAGGGCAAGATGAAAAACTTAGTACCTATTGATTGTAAGTGGCGTGTAAATACTGAAGACTTCCAGTCTTCAGAGTGCATATACGAACAGGAGGATAATCAATATGATGAAGAAACAGACATATGAATTTATTGCCGGTTGTGTCTTTACTAAGATGGAAGCTACTATCTGTAAAGAGTTAAAACAGATTCCCGCTACTGCTGATGTTAATATTGGTGACTGTGAACTAATACCGAAGATTTGGTTCGGATTATCTTCATCTCACAAAGTAACTAATGACATCACAGGCGACGCAAAATATTGGCTTAAAGAAAAACTTGAAATGTTGTTGGAAGACTTATTACCTAAGTTTGAAACAACTATTGTAAAAATTGTTCCTGATAATCAATATATCAGATTTGATTACAATGTTGTTAAGAAAGTTCCTGCTAAGAAGATGACAGTTGAGCAGATTGAAAAAGAACTCGGCTATAAAGTTGAGATTGTGAGCGAGGTAGCAGAATGATACAGGTTAAGATGTTTGAAGATGCTTATGAAGATAAGATGAACAAATGGCTACGAGAGCACAAAGATGTGAAGATAATAGATATTAAGTTAGCATCTGCAGGAACCTTTACTCCTTATGCTATGATAGTATACGAGGTATAACAATATGGCAAAGATATATAAACTTACAGGATACTTGATTGACCCTAACGGTGATTGGTCAGAGGATGATATCGTTACAGAGATTGAAAACTTAGACCTTATACATCATCATATTAAATGTGATGTTGCTGACATCGGTGAGTTCTATGATGAGCATCCGTTAAACTATAACAACTGTAGTGTTGAAGAATGTGAGAAATACTTCAATAGTAATGTATGTAATAACAAGATACCTCCTGCTATAAAATCAGATGCACTTTGTAAAAGTTGCGTTGTTAGTCAGGAGTGTAATAGATACGAAAGTTGTTCCGATGGTTGTTCACGTTATAGCGGTGCACCTCATTACGGATGCAGTTGCGTAAAGATTCCTAATGGAACAATTTGTCCGGATTATAAACATATATAGATAAGGAGTGACAGTGGTGTTACTTGAGAGGATGGCAGTCTTCTAAGAAACTTTAGAAAGGTTGATTAGAATGACTACAATTGAAAACAAAACAAGATACTACCTTATTGACCTCCACAGAGGTAACAAACAGATTAGAGAGTTCGTAAGTGAAGAAGACCTCATTGATTGGCTCTCCTATACTACATCTGAATGTTATCACTGGTGGGAATCTGAAAAGATAAAGAATCGTTACCTTGAAGAGATTGCTTTAAGCGTGAATGATACAATGGATATCATTGATACTAAAACTCTTCATAGCGTTCCTGGACCTAGACGTTATATGTTTTATGATAGCTACTATCGTATTATTGACGCTAGAATGTACTGGGATGAAGCTAAGAAAAGATACTTACAGAGAAAGGAACGTCGTGAAAGCAGATTAGTTCCTGACGATGTTCAGTATGGTGATGTTCTTTACAAATACAGATGGTGGAATGGTAAACTCGAAGGTAAGTATATCTATCGTTGCGGTCCTGTTCCTAGCACTAGTTATCGTAGTCATAGACGCTACTACAGACATCCTCAAACTACAAATGAATTTAAAAAGAATACTGACCCTGAGTACAAACAGTATGTAAGAGCTAAAAGAAGACACTTACCTACTAGTTGGGATGATATTCGTATCAGTAGTAATGATGATAGAAGCTGGAAGAACTGCACAAAGAAGAAAAAACAGTGGATGTAGAAGACCACTTAAAAGAACAGAAGATTCGATGTATTTCCTTGAAAAGGTGTTGCCGAAAGGTGACGCCTTTTCTATTTAGTTGTATTATCTTTACTGTCATTATATAATATGTATGTAGAACAAAAAAGGAAGGTATTTATTATGATTACTGTTAAGAACGCACCTGAAGGATTTAATCTTATTGTTAGGCTCTATCCTACTTGGGATTTAGAACTTGATGAAGCATCAAGCGAGAGAGCAGGTTATTCCACTTGGAGAGATAAGAACGAGTTTTACAATTATGTGTGTGACCTTGGTGACCATCTTGAAATAAACATTAAAGATGGCAACCGAACAGAACGCATATATTTTGAAGCCGAACCTGCTGACGTAATTGACACTGGACTTTACTTTAGTGATGAGCAGCTTGATTATATTGTGCGTAAGGTTAAGAAGAGTTTATCAGAAGCTATACTAACAGACGATGGTAATGGTTCTGTAATTAGCGAGAGAGCAACAATGCTTTATGATATGCTTACAAAGATTGGAACTGTAAAATCATATATGTTATAAGGGGAAGGTTGTTATGAAGAGATACGATGAAATTGTAAGAGTAGAAAACAAGAAGTCAGGACTATCTCAGAGCACTCGTGGTTGGACAATACAGGAGATGGAATACTACTTAATGAATCCATCTAAGTATGATATCTACGTTCAATGTCGTGACTGCAATAACATACATAAGATAGGTGTGGCCTGCCAAGTGTGTGATAAAGATACAAAAGTGAAACCTGAAGTGAAGGAGACTATGAAAGATGTTACATTATCATCAGAAGTGCCTAAGCGGTAAAACAGTTGGTGTAGTGTTCGGTTCGTTTGCACCGCTACATCAAGGACACTTAGACTTGATTATGCAAGCTAAGAAGGAGAACGATGCTGGATGTATTGTTATTGTTTGTGGTTATGATGGAGACAAAGGTGAACCACTTATGCCGCACAACAAGCGATACAGATATGTTCGTGAGTTCTTTGCAGACGATGACTTGGTAGCTGTATATGCTATCAACGATACTGAACTTAAACTTGATTCTTATCCAAACGGTTGGGAAGGATGGATGAAAGAGTTCAAGAACATATTTAAAAAGGCTACTAACAAATTCGGTTATGACAATGAGGACTTAGGCCTTAGTAGACCTGAAAGAGTTTGGTATGTGGGCGACCAATCATACTATGATGACTTACTTGATATGTGGAATGAGAAAGCCGTATTAGTTGACCGTAAAGCTGATAATCCTATTAGTGGAACTCTTATTAGAAGTAATCCTATCAAGTATTGGGATAAGATTACATTTCCTTTTAAGCGAGTATTCAGTACTAACATACTTATATGTGGTACAGCATCAGAGGGCAAAACAGTTATGACAGCTGACCTTGGTAAGTATTTCAATGCTCCTTTCAGTTATGAATGGGCAAGAGATTACATAACTGAAAGTTGTTTAGGCGATTGGGAATTTGATGCTACTGACTTTATAGCATTCCTTCAAGGTCAGTATGATTTGAATAAGAAGTTAATTAACTCAGATGCTAACAAAGGAATATTCTTTGCGGATAGTGACTCGATGGTTACTAAGATGTATGCTGAGTATTATGCTAAAGATGACAGTTGTGTTCTTACACAAGAAGATTATGAAAAGGTTGCTGTCGTAGCTGATGAAATAACTGCTAAGTGTCGATGGGATAAGATATATCTACTGTGTCCTCACGGAACATTTGTTGATGATGGGCAAAGGTATATGGCTCACTCCGGAATGAAAGAGCGCCAAGAGTTGTTTGATTTACTCTGTAAGAATATCAAAGAGTCAGGCAACTGGGATAAGGTTACAATCCTCGATGGAGGTTATTGGAATAATTTTAAAAAGATTGTTGATGATGTAAGGGAGTTGGAGAGAAATGGCAAAGGCCTTGAAATGGTTAAAGAATGAAATGTGGACAGGATATAGCGTCTTTGAAAAGCTATATCTAATATCAATGTTACTACTTCAAATAGTAGTATTCATTATCGCACCTGATACCCCGTTAGGAATTATATCAGGTATCTCTGGAGTGATATCTACAGTACTCTGTGCTAAAGGGAAGATATCGTTCTACTATATCGGATTTGTTCAGACAGTATCTTATCTGATATTAGCGTGGCAGAATATGTTCTACGGTGAAGTTATTGAAAACATATTCTATCTAGTCACAATGATTATCGGTATCTTCTTATGGAAGAGAACAATGACTAAGAATGATGATGGCACACAAGATGTTACGGCTAAGCGATTTAGTGCTAAAGCTTGGATATTATCTATCTTAGGAACAATACTTGCTACATATATTACAGGATTAGCTCTTGATGCTATTGGTAGTGCACAGGCATTTACAGACGCTGCTACAAATGTTATGGCTGTGTTCGCTCAGTTACTTATGATTAAGCGTTACAGAGAACAATGGATATGGTGGCTACTAATTGATATCATTTGTATTAAGTTGTGGTTCGTAGCGGGTAACTGGTCGATGGTTGCAATGTATATAGCTTGGACAATCAATTGTATCTATGGATGGTATACTTGGAGTAAGTTAAACAAACAGCAAACCAAGGAGGCTTAAGCTATGGATTGGTTATTATACGGTTGGATAATGATTAATGCTATAGCAGAGATTATAGTACTCGCTGCGTGTTGTGAGGGATACTTCTACTTTGACGCAGGACGTTATACTAACTTCGTTGTTGTATACGAAGAAGCAAACGTTAACTGGTTTGGTGCTATAATACTTGCATTATTATACACAGCCGCACTACCGTTACTTGCAATTCAATACTGGATATACTGGCTATTTACAGTCGGACGATAATAACTAAGAGGCTACTTTAATCGGTAGCCTTTTTTTATTTAGTTGAATTACATTAACTGTTATTATATAATAATGATATAATAAGAAGGAAGGTTGTTATAGATGTTGAAAATTGATAAGGTTGCTACTATAAATGGTTCGCCAAGATATTATATCTCTTGTGATGAAAAGATTGAGCATATAGAAAAGATTCATTCCAAGCTCGTTGAAAGAGAAACAGAAGAGCTCTTCTGTGAGTCAACAAATGTAGATGGTATCTACTACTTCGGCTGTAAACAATTAAAAGAAGGCAACGGTCACGGCGCTGGATATGTTTGGTCAAGTAGGGCTGGATGTATTAACGGTCAGTTTGGTACTCAGTTATATGATGACTGTGTTATCAATGGTGTTGGCTACTGGCACGCTGATATAAACTTAATAAAGATGCTTATGGAAGAGTATACCGGTAAGAAATATCGTATCGAACAGTATTATAACTTCTATGATAAAGCTAAAGAGGAACCTGTTTACAGATTGGTGGAGGAAGAATAATACTATGATTGGCGAATATGTTAAGATAAAGATTGATAGTGAAGTTAAAACTTGTGAAGTGTTGTGCTTCTTAGGTTGGAACTCTGAACTCAGCGATGATAAAACGACAATAAGAGTTAAGCCACACTTCCTCGGATTCTATAACAGAGAGTATCCGTATTGGGTATCAACATTATTCCTGTACGGTATACTTACTGTTGAACTTAATGACGAGGACAAGCCCACACTGAATTACAACAGCACGTTAAAACAACACATAGTTGAGGAACGCGATGTTATACTACGATATAAAACTAGCAGTGGTAATGTTATATATCATTATATGAGCAGAGAAGAGTATGATGCTGCTGATAAAGAAGAATACAACGAGGTGAAGTTCTGATGATTACAGATAAAATACAAATTGCAATTGATGCAATGAAGTTCTTCAAAGTGAAATTATTCAACGGCATCTTCAAAGAGTATGTTGGTAACTTTGATACTGCTATTGAAGCACTTGAGAAACAGTTACCACAAAAACCTGTTATAGCAAAGAACGAAATAGTTTGTCCTCGTTGTAGAACTCTTGTGGGTTCTAGTCCTTATTGCAGATATTGTGGTCAAGCATTAGACCAACAGTATGATAAAGCAGAACAATTATCAATTGATATGTAGTGGAGGTTGTTAATATGAATTGTACATTACTTAACGCACAAGCAAATCCTGTATGGTATACAGGTTGTAATGGTAAGGACTATCTACGAGTTCCTATCAGAATGCATATACACTTTAATCCGATTATAACTCCTGTTAATGAGGGCATAGCTTATGGTGGCTCAGTATATGCTCCTTATAAGTTTACAGCAGTTAGACCTAAGGTTGTTGAAGCAATGTCACTAAATGTTGAGCACGCATTCTTTGTGCAGGGTAGAGACTTCTATGGAGTAGATTACAACAGTTATGTTGATGGGAAGATAAATAAATTAACAGCACATCCAATTTGGGAAACAAAGAAGGCTCAACTTATAAAAGAATATATTGATAAAGTGTATCGTACTTGCGGTGTATTACTCAGCCCTGAATCAGTTGATTACAGTGTTCAGTTCTGTTGGAAAAATGTTGAATAAAACTCTTTCAGCTTAAGTTATTTTTATCGTAGGTAATAAAGTATATTACATTATATATAAACCTTTAGCAGCGTCTAAGCATCAAGGCGCTGCTATTATTGTATAAATAATTACAAGGAGTGATTTTAAATGGTAAAGGCAGAAGATGTAATTCCGTTAGAAGAATTGGAAGAAGATTTAAAAGAAGAACAAGCAGAAAACTTTGCTATTCTTGATGAACTAACTCAGTTATTTGACGGTGCAGATTTTAAACGCGTGGAGGAAATGAACAACATATCATTCCAAGACTCCACAGGCGATGTTAAAGCACAGTTTACTGTTGATAATACAACTTATAACTTTACTTGCTACATTACAAAAACAGATGACAATTCATTTAACTATTCAAGAAAAGGAAACAAATATCAAGCCGTTGATGCTGCTGAAAAGTTCTTAAGTGAATATGAAGATTGGAATACTCCCACTGAGGAAAGAGAACTTCCTATCGATGACGATGATGTTGAGGTTCCGGAAGACTAACACCTTATTTCACCTTCCGCTAAAAACTATTAAATAATTATTTACTAATAAACAATGTTATATTATATATAATAACTTATATTACTATAAGCCCTCTAACGCGTATACGCGTATAGTTGGGTTTTTGTTTTACTTCATTTATAATAACAGTATAATAAAAGGAGGGTTGGTTGTGACAAGATATTGTTATGAAGGTCCAGTTTATTACTACGGCAACTATATCGGTAACAAAACAATCTACACAATGGCTCCGTCAGTAGCTAAAGCTAGGAACAATATCCTTTTTAGACTTGGTGAGTTTAATTCAATAGAAGCATCAAGATATGATATAGTTGATAAACATCTTACAGTATATGACCCCATTACAGATGATAGCTGTAATCTTATTGTTAACAATGCTCATAGAGACAAATGTGAACAATGTGGATATGATTTGAATGATATGGGCGAATGTCCTGTTTGTGACTACGGTGAATATGATTTATTAGAGGCTATCCATCAGCTACAGGCAATTGATGAGTAGCCTTCAATTGTATTTAAAATTAAATAATTTTATAAACATTATTTTGTGCACTTTATTGTGCGCTAAATTACTTTGTAAACAAAATTTTAAGTAAAGGATTGTTGAGATGAAACAAATAAACATTCGCGAAGCTTTACTAGAACTTGACAGAAAGACTGACGCTCGTTATGACTTAACAACTTTATATGAAGCTTGTAAGTTAGATGACGACGATAAACAAAAGTTAGTAAAGTACATTGATGCTTATGACCATCCTGCTACAATCAATAAATTCTTATCTTCTAAGTGTGATGCTATTACAGAAGCACTTGGTGACGATGATGTTAGCGATATGAAAATTATTGATGAAATCAACGATGGTGGTGACCGCACACTTTGGAACTTGATGGACAAGTTTGAAGATGAGGACTTACAGTTAAAAGAACTTAAAGAAGATATTGACCCTGAAGTTTTACAAGGTCGTTTAGACAACATTGATTATGCAATGAATCACTATGCTAAAGATAGTTTTTTCATTGATGATGTTCAGGGTTCAGGAACAGAGTATAAAGTAACCTACAATGGTGTTACAGTTGATGTTACTTTTGATACTGACTGGGAAGAGCTCACTTACTATATAAATGGTAAAGGGCCTTATTGTCATTCTTCTTATGAATATATCGTTAGTGATATTATGAATTTTGTTGACTACAATCATCTAGGTCAATCAGATGATGAAGTTGATGAAAGTTTAACAGAAGATGTTGACACTTCAAACTTAGAACCACAGATTAAAGAAGTTGTTAATGCTTTTATGGCAGAGGTTGGATATGAAGCTGATGAAATAGAAGCTTATACAGCTGTTGAAATAAAAGATACAGCTGATGATATGATTCAAGTTGAAGTTAGAGCAGAGTTAGGTTATGATGACTTAATGGAACTTTGCGACAAACTTAATCCTATTGTAGCAGCACTTGACCACTTTGCATACTTTGAACCAGTTACTTCAGGTATTGCTCGTGCATTTATTCGTAACGACCAGTCACAAGATATAGTTGACGAAGACGCTGTTAATCAGTGGACAAACAAAATATATGATTGTGCATCAATGGAAGACTTGAGACAAGTATATAGAATCTTCAAAGACCATATTGATAATCAGCAGTATACAGATGGCACAGTTGATGCTGTTCTTGATGTTATTCATAAGAAAGCTGATATGCTTAATGAATCTTTGATAGGGCGCACTCCGCACGAAAACAAAGCTGAATTGGATGAAGCACTACCGCCTTGGAAATCCGTGAGCAACTCATATGGAAAATTAGTGCGTTCAGCTGATACTATAATTAGTAAAAATAATGATGGTATTCTTTCAGATGACACAGCTGTAGATATACTGGATAGAGGTACTAATGCAATAGATATAGCGTTAGCTAAAAATGAGTCATTAACTGAAGATGCTAAAGAGGAGTATTTTGTTGGTGATGATGAGTCTGGTAGAATATACTACAATGATAAAGACGCTCAAGCAGCTTTTGATAGTTTGAAGAAATCTGGCGTTGCTAATCCAGTTAAAATGAAAGTAACTGATATGCGTGAAGGGTATATGCCTGACGATGACGAATATGACCGCATAGATAGAAATGGTTCTGATGAAGAACAACTACTTGCTGCCATAACATATCAGTATGGTGTTAATATGGATAAAGCACGTGAGTACGAAAAAGAACTCACTGACGAAGAAAAGGCAAGAGCAGTTAAGTACTATAATCTAAGAATGCTTCCTCGTGAAGTACGTTTAAAGAAAATGAATGAAATGCTCACAGAAGGTTATGATAAAGGTGAATGGGTAGAAGTTAATCTTAATACAAAGAAAAATGGAACCCCAAACATCATTCCTGTTAAAGTGGAAAAAGAACTCTATCACGGCAGAACCTTCTTAGGTTGGGCGTGGGGAGAAAGACAACACGAATATCCAATGAGTGCTATTGTTAAGAAAATAGATATGGATGATACAGATGCTATTATCAGAAAATATACTCCAAGCGGATATATGAGCGAAAAGTTAACACTTAATGAAAGTGATGACACAGACATCTTATATGATATGGAAGATTGGGATGAAGACAACACTACAGTAACCGCTGGTAATCAGTTCATTGAAGATGGTTACACTTGGATGTGGTTTAAACAATGTGGTGACACAGTTCATTTAGATTTTGACAACTGGGCAGTATGGTGGGCTTATCGTCGTGAAGACGAAGACGATGAAGATAGTACTGCTATTAGCGGATTCTTTGTTGTTGATACTGATACAGGATTTATTGATTGGGGTCCTTGTGATACAGTTAAAGAAGCTCAAGAGTTCTTACAGTCAAAAGTTAATGATTGGGAGAACGACGACATAAATGAATCAAAATCTATTAAAGAAGATGCACATCTAGATACTGTACTATATAGTATGCACGATAATATCTATTACCTGCCTGGTGAAGAGATAACTCAAATGTGTAAATATTTAGTACAAAATGCTCACCCAGCTAATTTAGATGATGTTATGTCTGAGATAGTAGATGAATGTAATTGGCAGCCTTTAGATGCTGAGACTGATGGAACAGACAGTTGGAAAGAATGGCTTCTTGCTGCACTTGAAGAAGGACTTGCAGATGATTCTAAATACAGCTCTAAAAAAGATGTATGTAAAATTATTCTCAAACTGCTTACTCGTTTAGATGAGGATGAGAGTGTATCCGTACTAAAGAAATTTGGTTTCCTAGATAAAGATTATGAGACTACTAACGAATCTAAATCTATTAAAGAATCGACCGAGTCTAGTAGTAGTTACAGCGAATACTTATACTCATTATTTAAACCTGGTACTATATGGACCTTGAAGACAGAGTTTTTATACTATACAGGAAAGATTATGTTCCTTCATTTTGAGGCAGAAAAAGTATTTAAGAATGCTACTCAATTTGTGCATTATAACTCTTCTCATCCTGATGAGCGATATAGAAATATCAATATAGAATTCCCCAAGGGCACTAAGTTTGAAGCTATAGGTAAACAAACTATCCACAGCACTTATGGTGGTTCTTATTATGGTGTATTGTTTAAAGAACTGAGCAGTGGTGTTCAAGTTGAAATCCCGTTCGGTCGTGAGCACGATGATTGGTTTGAAGAGTTTCCAGCGAGTGAATCTAAATCTATCACAGAAGACGGATTGGATGATTTCGGAGTATCTAAATCAAACGCTGATATGTTAAGTACAAGACTTCCTGATAGTAAATTCTATATCAACGATAATAAATATGTTTTCGGTAGAGACTTAGTTGATTATTTTGATGAGGATGAAATCATCAGTTATAGTCAATATATAAATGCAGATAACATACGAATACCTAATAGTTATAGAATAAATGGTAGAACTCGTACGGCTACTGAATCTATTAAAGAAGGTATTCAACCAGCTGATGAATGGTATCTAAAATTAAATCCGAAAGATACAGAAGGCGCCGAAGAACTCAAAGGGTTATCTATTGATGACGTAATCAAAGATAAAGGGAACCTTGACAAATATGGATTTAGCGATAGATTAAAAGGAATACTTGATAAAGAATTTGAAAGATATTCTCCGATGATTACTGAAGATGTTGATAGTAATCTTGAAGCAGTAGCTAATAGATTATTCAATTCACTTAAAGAGTATGGTGCTAATAAGATAACAAAGTATGTTGACGTATATCAGATTTACTTTAATAACAGCGAAGATGATTCTGATGCTACTTTAGTTCACTATGATATTCAATCAGAGGGATTTAAGGAAGTTACTCAGCACGGAGACGAACCTAATGTTACAGAATATGTAAATGAAGACGGCACAGTTTGTGCTAAGCTTCTCATCTATGCGGATGCTATAACAGTTGAAGTATCCGCAGAAGATGCTTCACAATATATGGAATCAGTTGATAAAGATTTAACTCACTGCACTGAGTGTGGTAAGAAGTTAAATGATAATGGCTATTGTGAGACTGAAGGATGTCCTAATGGTACTCTTAAAGAAGGTGTTGAAAAGTATATCATTATAGCAAAAGAAGATGGTTTAAATCTTTATTATAATGCTACCGATGACAACTTTGGAACTGATATGAAAGCAGCAACTCAATACGCAGAAAGAGCTGTTGCACTTGATGATTATAAAGCAGTTAAAGACAGATATCCTACTGCTTATATTCGTTCGACATACGATATTCCACTTTTAAACAAACCTTCTAAGAAAGAAGGGTTTGAAGAAGATGAGTGGGATGACGATGAACTCGCTTCTATCTATGGTGGAGACACAAAGTATGATATGCCAGATGGAGTTGAGACTCCTGAGGAAACAGAAGCTCGTTTAGCTAAAGAGGCTAAAGGTAATGAAGTTTAAGTTATTTGAATCTTATATAAATGAAGAGTTAGTCACAATACAGGATGAATTAAATCCTGTATTGTGGTTTAATAATAAACTTAAGCCTGAAGTGAAAGATAAGATATTACATCTTGTTGATGAATTTCAAACCACTTTAGATATACCGATTGTTGTTTTAGATATAAACTTAGTCGGTTCTAATGCGTCATATAATTATAATGATAAAAGTGACATAGATATACATATTATAACTAACTTTGAACAATACGGTTATCCTGAAGAGTTAGTTCAAGCCGCTATGAATGCTTTCAAAGCAAACTTTAACAATAAGTATGATATTACTTATGGTGGATATGATGTTGAATTATATGTTGAAGATGTTAAATCTTCTCCACAATCAAATGGTATATATTCAGTGTTAAAAGATATGTGGATAAAAGAACCTGTAAAACTTTCTGCTGTTGATGTTGAATTAGAACCTGAGTTAAGTGATTTTACTGATAGAATAAATCAGATATTATCGATAGGAACTGAAGAAGATATATTAAACATAATTGATGAATTATATCTGTTGAGAAGAAATTCATTAGTTGTGGATGGAGAGTTTGGAAAAGGTAATCTTATCTTCAAACAAATAAGAAACAACGGACTACTCGATGCTCTTAAAGACAGGCGAGTTGAATTAGCATCAGAGGAGTTGAGTATATGAAATTTAAGTTAGTAGAAGATTTTGATAGAGGACTTGAAACACAGTCCTCTACTGAAACCTATTGTACATATGTTGACAAATTATCTCAAAGAACAGAGGAGAGCTATAGATGAAAATTAGAAAATTAAATGAAGCATCAGAAGGCTTCCAAAAAGAATTTTACAATGGTTATGTAATTCTTAAAAATAGAGCAGGCGATGGTTGGGATATCTACTCTTATGAAGGAACACCTGAAAAGGTTAAAAGAGCCGTAAAAGAAGAAGGTCTTGCTACTCTTAAAGATGCTAAAGCAACAATTGACAGTTGGGCAGGTAAAGCATCATTAAATGAAGGCGGATATAAAATAACTATTGAGCAAGATGGTAAAACATTTGCTGATTACTGTTATGATTATAGAGAAGAGTCAGCTATTGCTCAGATGAAAGCAAAGTATGGCGACAATATTGAAATAAAGAATATTGAAGCACATAATAAACTTAAAGAGTCAGCTAACGCACATTTTAAAGTTGGTGACACTTTCACATTTAGCGGACTGTACGGTGGCGACTACACTTCAAAAGTTGTAGCTATTCATAATGCAAGCGGCGGTGAATATCCTAACAGTATCGAATGTGAAACTACTTGGACTAATGAAGATACAGGTAAAACTGAAGTTGATACTGACGTTTGGAATCTCACAAAAGATAATGAAGGAAATGAATGTATAGTTATATGGGAGTACGCAGGACAGAAAGGTTATGTGTATCCACCATCTGCTCAATCTAATTCATCAACTGTTGAGTCGTCTGTTGAAGATAAAGTAAAACAGGATGCAAAAGAGATGTATGAAATGGGTGTTGCTTGTGATTCTTACGAAGAGTTTTCAAACTTTATGAAACAGAATGGTAAGACTCCTACTGAAGACCTATATAACTTATATGTTAGCACTCTAGAGAATATTCACAGTAAAAACAAAGTAACTGAATCTTTATCTGACGAACAGAAAGCAATCGTTGATAAGATTGCTGACAGGTACTCAACTTCAAAACCAGTTTCAGGTAATTGGGATACAGAAGCTCAACACGAAATGAAAGCTATTTCAAAAGAGTTAAATGTATCCGAAGATGAAGCTAAATCAACTATGGTAAACTATCTTGGCTTTGACGCAAGTAAACTGAGTGAAGGAATTGATGGTTGGGATAATCGTACAGGAGTTATTAAAAGAATAGATAAGTATCTTTCTAGTAATCCTGAAGCAGTTCCTCCAAAAGGGTACATTGCTAAACGCACTAGAGCATATGATGATATTGCTAGCAGATATGGTGATTATGTTACTACACCATTCGGTAATATCAGTACTGATGATTTAATGCAGTATGCAAGAGATAATAAATTACTTGATGAATCTAAATCTACTCACTGTGTATACTTCACTCAAGATGGTATGGACCAAATCGAATTTGAAGGTTCTGAAGATGAGTGTAATAGATACATTTCTGATATCCAAGCAGAACAAGATGATGAATTTGGTGACGAAGCTCCTGAAAGATTTATAAGACCTTTATCAGAGGACAAACCTATTAAAAAGTCACTAAGATACTCACAAGAATCATTTGATAAAGCTTATGAATTCCTTAAAGACGCTACTGATAACTTTACTAAGGAAGGAAGATTTAAACTGCCTGAAGGTACAAGCGGTGATGCGGCTGAAGACATATTGGCTGACCATTATGCAATAAGTAGTCTTACAGGTGATAGTGAAAATCCTACTTATCCTGAAGAGGTAATGGCTTATGAACCGATTTCAAATGCAGTAAATGAAAGCGTTGAATCAAAGTTTACATTAAATGAATCGCTATTCAGAGAAGACTTTGATGACGATAAATACACTGCAAGTAGATATCTTGATGTGGAAGTACCTGACATTTGTGCTAAAGTTTTAGAGATGCTAGATGTGTTACCTTCACACAAGGCAGCATACATTACAAAGATATGCAGAGATTTCTATGCTAAACTTGAATCAATTATTAGTAGTTACACAATGACTAATGAAAGTTTACACGAAGATGTAACAGACGTTGTTACTGACACTTTAGCTGGGCCTACTGAAGGTCCTGAGTCAGGATTAGCTTCCTTGCTTAACACAGCAGTACAAGATGAGTTTAAAACAATTCAGATGTACAATGACATAGCTGTTAGTGCTAGAGCAGAAGGCTTTGAAGATATAGCAACTGTAGTTGATGAAATCAACACCGAAGAAAACAAACACGTTGGACAGCTACAAGAACTTCTTAAAACAGTATCACCAAATGCAAAAGCAATCGATACTGGCGAGATAGAAGGTCAACAACAAATTGGTGGAGTTACCGATATCGTTGAAGAAGACTTAAATAATTCTAACAGTTCTCCAAATAATAATATTGAGGAGGATGACAACGTTATGAAAGAATCTTGGGAAGAAGTTTATCAGTCATTCAAAACAATTGAAAAAGAATTAAAGGGTGACGGTGAAGCAATAACAGCAACTATCGACCAATTATATCGCGACAACAAAGGAAATCCTGATTACGAAAAAGCTTATAAGAAGTGGGCGTCAGGTGAATAGAAATTAACTAATGTAACTTCATTGTATTAACAATATGATGAAGTTACATTTCTTTACATATATTCAAGATAAAGCAAACTGCACTTACTGTTTGCCATTTAATGACAAAACTAATTATTGATAAGGGAGATATCCGAGATGGAAAAAACAGTAGAAAATGCAGTATTAGAATGTAAACTACAAAGTGATAAAAGATGGAATAAAGTGGACCTTAAAATCCAAAAAATGGAAGATGAAATCAAATCTATTACAGATGATAAGTTACCTGTTATGGAGGCTCGTTTAAATAAACAAGCAACAATGGTAAATGAAATACAGAAAATTTCTTTAAATGTAGCGTCCTTATCTCAGAATATGCAAGGTATGTTACAAGAGATAAAAGCACAAAATGAAAGAATAAATACCTTGGAGCAGAAACCCGTAAAAAGATTTGAAGGCGTCCTTGATACTATTATTAAGCTTGTAGTTACTGCAGCTGTAACTGTTATTCTTATAAAAATTGGTTTAAAATAACAAAATAACAGTTGACTTTTTAAGCATTATATTATATAATAAGTATCTAATACATACATATATAGATGGAGGATTCGTACATAATGAAATTTAAACCTTATAAGATGAATCCTATGAACGAAGCGCTCATAGGACAAAGAATGCTTCCTAAAGAGCCTGTTGAAGATGTTGTAGCTGCAGTTCCGATTGCTTATGCTGATGCAGTTAATCAACATATGGAGACAGAGAAGAAGCTTGAAAATGATTTTAAAGAAAAGACAAAAGAAGTAGATGACTTCTTAAAAGTTAATCATAATAAAGAACAAAAACTAAAGAGCACTCCTGAACTTAAGAAAATGAAATTAGCAGAAGCCGTTGACTTTGGTGACCCTATGGAGTTCGGTAGAGGCCCTTGTGTTCCGATTGTATATGATATGACATCTGACATAACACAACTGGTTAAGATGTTAGGTGAGGGTGATGATTACAGAGACTACGGAATTACCACTCTAAAGAGACTTGTGCCTAAGCTTATGGATAATAAACAGTCAGTTGAAAACTTCAACGCTTACTGGGCTGAAAGATATCCTGCAGCAATTGATTACATAGATAAACAACTAGAACTTATTCCTGCAGATGTTCTTAATACTATACTACAATCTAAAACAGAATCTATTGAAAGCGACGATTTAGAGGAGCTTTTTGATGCTAATATATCGCTTGATGCTAGTGGCTCTTCAGTAGGGTTCCTCGGAGGTTCAGGAGGAACTGTAAAAAATGAAGTTCTTGACTTGAATGTAGGACTTGACGCTAGCAAGTCCTCAGTAGGATTCTTGAATGGTACCGCTGGAAACGTTAGTAATGAATCGGTAGATGATGATAATATTGATGACATTAAAGAGTTCCTTGATTTTGAAATTCCTGTTACTGCAAGTGTTCAGGCTAATGGTAACACAGTTCCATTCTTAAATGGCACTTCTAAAACAGGTAACACAGACCCTGATTTCTTTCAACTGGATGATGATACATTAAATGAATCTCCTGTAGCAGTTGCAGAACCCGAAACAAAGAAAAGGGTTCGTTCACCAAACGAAGAAAAAGACCCTTGGGATTATAGTTCAGAAGATGTTTGGTACGCAGTTTATGATGAACTAAGTGCAAGTGTTGACAACGAAGGCAAAGGTCAACAGGTTGATAAACAAATCAAAGCTAAACGTGGTGAAAGATACGAGCACGTTTACCCACACGGTGAGAAAGACATCATAGTTTATGCTAAATCTCCTGAAGAGTTTGAATTTGCTAAAAAAGTTGCAGACCACTATGGCGTAACTTGTGAAGAACCAAAACGTGATGAAAACAAAAACTCCAATGGATTCTATAAATATTCAATGGTAATCAATATGCCTGATTTATTCTAATACACATTAAATATAAACATATAGGCAGCTGCTTGTTTTTAGTAGCTGCCTATTATTGTATATTATATTAAACAATCAAAGGAGAATAGTTATGAGTATGTTTGATAAATATGATAATATAGACCCTAACTACATACCGAATAATACTACTCCTCAACAGAAACCTGAAGTTGTTATTGTGGATAAAGAGCCATTTATTGCATACAACATTAAAGGTAATCCTATTGGATTAAGTTGGACTCACGGCGCTGAGTTTGAGCTACCCTATACTGTTAAAAGAACTATTACTGTCAAGGAAGACGCCATCATTTATAACAATGTTGATGAATGTCCTACAGTTGACACTGTAGGTATTGTAGGCCAGAAAGCATATAATACAGCTGAATGTATTTCGTGGACTTGCGTTGAAGTTGTTAATAATCAGTATAAGTGGGTTGAGGATGACGAATTATTCTATATAGCAGGAGATTCAAAAGAGATTAGTCTAACTCCTGATATGACTAATAAAACATTTGAGGTATTATTTTATAACTTTCGTTGGGAACCTATTTATTCATTAGCTACAACTAATGCTGCTGACCTCGTACTGGAGTTAAATAAAGATACTAACGAGATATTTAAACCTGGCGTATACTATAGCGCTTCAAAGATTACAGGCGAGAATGAAGTTACATTTGTTGATAAAGCAACTTTGATAGTATTGTAGGTGATATTGATGGACTATGAAAAAGAGAATGGCATAATAACAGTGTCGCGTGGAGACACATTTGAACTACCTATATACATAAACGAAGGAACAAAGCTTAATGTGAAGTATAGGCCTCTAAAACCTAGCGAACGATTATACGTCGGTGTTATGGAGCCAGGCCAGCCTTTCGAGGACGCTATTATTAGGAAGGTATATAATTCAGATAGTGTTACTGATAGTGATGGGAACACATTGATGATATTTAATAGTATAGATACTGAATACTTAAAAGTTGGCAAGTATTATTATACTATAAAGTTACGTGAACTACTTACAGATGGAACTGAGACGGTTACAACACTAGTAAGTCCTACATTATTCTGGATAACAAATTAAGTATAGCGAGGAATATTCCTCGCTTTTATTTTACTGTATCAAATCTTTAAACTATTGTATTTAATAATGAATACTTGATATCTATGAATGAACTCCAGCTTATCTTCTTTGTTATGCTGGTTGTTATAAAAATATATAGTAAAGGAGATAACATAATGCCTATTGAACGCCCTATAGAGTGGGTCAATAATGTCACACGTTTAAATGCAGCTAATATGAACACAATTAGTAAAGCGTTTATTACAATTGGTGACTGTTTATGGGGTCCGACTGACGGCGGTGGGTTAACCGCTGATGTTAATCGACATCAAGAATGGTTTGTAGGTAATAATGAAAGCGAAAACTCAGGAATATTTAAACAAATCGGTCACCTCGGTATGGCTATCCTTAGTCCGCAGTTTTGTAACGATTTGTTTGAGCCTGTGGAGGGCTCCACATATAATTATAAGGGTATACAAGAGCATCCGATTAGGTTAGAGGTTCCTAATGTTGAATGGAATAATACAACATCTTTAACCAACAGAAGCACATCACAGAAGAATATCGGGTTAAAAGTAGGTGACACAAAACGTTCCTTAATAGGACCTCCTATTGGAGAGGTTCACTCTGTAGTTGATGAGATTGTTCAAAGAGTAAATAGCGCTACAGCGGAGATTATCCACATCGGTAATATATATAAGAAAACAGGTATATTTTTTAACAACGGTAGTGAATATACTCCCTATATAAAAGCTGAATTAGGCACTTCTCTAACATCTTCAAGTTTAACGTTTTCTGCAGCTCATTCAAATTTCATTGGTAATCTATATGTTAAAGATGAGTTTGGAGCCCCTTTACAAGGTACTGACGGTTCGTCTGTAGTTGTTAAGGACACTTTTGATGCTACTACAAATGCACTTAAGTTAGCTCTTATTGCAGAAGTGAAGGCACGACAGGAAGGTATTTCAAACATAGAAGCTGACTACCTCAATGCGGATGAAAGTTTACGAAAAGACATAGTTGATGTTGAAATAGCAGCAATCAATAATTCGCTTAACTTCTTCTCAGAGGAGCCTGTTGTTACTGCCCCTTCAGCAACTATGGGCACATCAGTGAGTAATATTGAGGTGGGCACCACTTTTAAAACAGTATCTGTTAGCACCTTATCTTTTAACCCAGGCTCGTATTCTTACGGATGTGTAGCTATGAGTGGTAATAGTCCGATTACTGATGCTAAAGGATACTACCAGTATCAATCAGGCACTGGGTTAACAAGTAGTAGTTACACTTATAGCTGTTCTGGTGTTATTGATTGTGCTTCAGGAACAGATAAAAATCTAACTGTTTCTGATAAAACCCTCACTTATAGCTCAGGGTATGTTATGTTGGACCAAGACAAATTAGTCGTTAGATGTAATGTGACTCACAACGCAGGCGCTTTGCCCGTTGATAGCATCGGAAGAGTAATCCCAGCTAAACGTATTAACGGTAATACTTTAAACTTGTCAAAAACTGTTACAGCTTATCGTAAACCCTTCTGGGGATACAAGTTAACATCCGATGCATTACCTAATCCTCAAAATATAACATCAGCACAAATACGTTCATTACAAAAGTGGGGCACAAATGCTTCTGGTCTTCCCACAACGTATGAAGTTCCGGCAAACACAAAGCAAATTTTCTTTGCTGCAAAACAAGGTACAAAAACAAATTTAACTATAAAGAATACAACCAAAGAGCCGGCAACAACTGTTGCTTGCTCAAAGATTTCAGTTGATGTTGCTGATGCTCGCGGTGGTTCAACTAATACAACACCTTACGATGTGTGGTACGTAAATCCCGATAGCGCGTTTACAACATTAACAAAATTACAACTAACTTGGTCATAAGGAGGAATATAGACAATGCCAAAAAGTTATGAACAAGTTCAAACTTCATTAGCCGCAGGCAATATAATGGACTGGACTAATGCGTTAAACAGATTGAACGGCATCCCGCTTGACCCTACATCAATATTTGATAATTACAATAACGCCGTTATATATGCAGCCACTAACCCTGTAGCTTATGTGGGTCAAGTTATTACTGTGCGTGGTGCGTTGTATGTAATAGGTCCGACTGTTAGAGAGACTCGAGAGATTAGTGGTGTTGCGTATGATAATTATCTTATACTGATAGCTCAACAAAAAAATGTCGAGGCTTTATCTACTCGCGTAGAAGCTGTTGAGGCAGCTATTGGAGGGGCACCTTCAACAAGCGTGTTTATGGTAATTGATGGCGGAAACGCTGCACAAGCTCAAGAGGAGGCTATAACTAATGAATGACATATATGGTAAATATTTTAATATAACAACTGCTGGACTCCTTAGTTTAAAAGATGAATATAAACCTACAGGGGACAAGTACGAACAACTTCCTACCACAATCGTCATACCTTCTACTGTAAATGACACTGAGGTAACCACTCTAGCTGAAAATATGTTTAAACAGAATACTAGAATAGTGTCTATCGTACTACCGAACACTGTGACGACTATTCCTAAATATTTTTGCTCTGAAGCTTATCAACTAGTGGATGTCCAGAACACAGATAGTATAACTACTATCAACGACAACGCTTTTGACAATACATCTTTACAGAGAGTTACTTTTAATAATGTAACTACCGTAGGAGTCAATGTTTTTAAATGTTGTGCAGAACTTAAGTATCTACAGATGAATAAACTCAGAGTCCTTAGCAAAGGACTCTTGTATGGATGTGCTGAATTGATTACACTTGACGTGCCCAGTTGTACAACAATTGGCGAATCAGCTTTGTTTATGACTGAACGTTTAGAAGATTTTAAACACAGCACGATAACCTCAATAGAACGATATGCTTTAAATCAGTCAGCCTACAGATTAAGCGACTCCGAGCGCTCAAAAGTTACCACTAACGCAAGCCGTGTTGCAAGTTTATGGTCAAATAAAGCGTTTGTAGATTGTTGGTTAGACTTATGTGCAAACAATATTGATAACGCTATAATACATCCTGCATTGTATTCTTACCCGCAAGACGATGAGCCGTGGTCAGACAACGTGTCTGCTGACATAAGTAACATTGATTGGTTTAACTGGGGTGATTATGACCCAGTAACTAAGAAATACTCAAAGTATTTATCTGATTTCAGTTTTAATAACTATTTTAACAAAGATTATGCAGGAGATTTGGCAAATCAGGAGATATATTTCCCTTCTCCTATTGATACTAGCACAGGTTGTACGCTACACTCAATACTGGGGGCTTATATTGGATTACTACAACCTTTTGGAAAATCTATTGTACAGTGCCCGAAACAGATTCAAGATTATATAGTTCGTATAACTGGTGGCAGAGACGAATGGGGTATTCCGCGTCTTATCAATGAATGGGCTGCCTCTGACCCCGTATATGGAGACGAAAGTAAGGTAACACATAAGTGGTATAGTGGTTACAAAAATAGTAACTCTAAGTTTAGATACTACGACCATAAGACATACGGTCCTACAGTTGTATTTAATACTAATTATTTCTCAACATTTGTTGCTAATCGTATAGGTCTTAAGTGTGAGATACTAGGACTTAATCACGGTGATTATAGACCTCCTGCTGACAGCGATTTCGAGAATGTTGATGTAGTAAGTAGTTATCTTCAAGACAGCTCTAACTGGGAAGATTATCTGTTATATTTCATAAATGCATTGAAAAACGGCTGTTATGCTATGCTATGCGGACCTGGAGGCGCTGGAAGTACACAAGGTCACGCAACGTTGATATACGGAATTGATAAAGAAGGTTATGTGTATATCAATAATACATCTCATTTTCATCATAGAGATGATGATTATGACGGGCAAGTATGTCGTATACCTTTTGAGAATGTTTTCACTTTATGTAACGCTATCTCACAGTCAGGAGGAAACTATACAGCACATACTAACAACGGCACATATCCAATAACAATAATCAGTAAAGCTTCTATAGCGCCTCGATTAACAAACTGTTTCAAAGACAATTGCGATGCTATGCTACAAGATAAAGAAAGCACTTTAGAAACTTTTACAGGACTTGCTGATAGTATAGCATTAGTTTCTGATAATGTTGATTGGAATGTGTTACAAGAGCTTCGTGATAGCGAGGAGCTGTATGAGCCTTGTAGTTCTGATAAATACTATGAACAAAACAAACCTGATGTGCATATTAAAACAAGTCAAAGCATTATGTCATTTAAAGCTTGCGGCACAGGCTCTATTACTGTAAGAACTCATTCAGGATATAACAGCTACACTTTAACTGATGAACCTCAAACAATAACTGTAGATAATCATACTCTTACGGCTGTTAATGAAGATTTTCCTCAGCCTCTTTACACTATCTTTATTAACAACGCTGAAAATATAACGGAACTTGATTTACACGATACAGGAGTAACAGAGTTACATTTTAATCGTCAAAACGGTATAAACAAGTTATTGATATATAACAACGATATTTCAGAGTTGAATGTTGCCGAATGTAGAAATCTGCAGTATCTACATATGTTTAATAATCCGATATGTTCTGACATCGACAAGATGCGAGACATAATAAAACAACTTCCTGACCGAAATAATAAAGCATTTGGTTCAATAATATTATACGATTGGGTAAACCTCGGTTTATGTGGATATCGTAAAGCCCTTAACAATACCTTCTATCACGATAAAGAGTATAAGTACCCTTTAAAGAAATGCGAGAACGAAATATATCGTGACATTGCAAGTGTTGAACACCCCTGGTACCAATACATAGGCGGAAGATTTGTTGAGTTAAGTGATTACAACCGTATGATTATGTTGCGTAGACAACTAGAAGGTTTAGATAAGTCTACTTGGACTTATACAAACAAAGAAGGAAGTATTTTCAAAAACTGGGTGTTTGGTTCCGCTATTCAATATAATGAGGAAGCTTGGAAATACTGTGACACACCTTTCAGAAACGCACATATCGCTGATGTATGGGAAACAGCAGAAAAAGGCGAAGGCGTTGGTATAACATCAGTTGATTGTAATAACTGGATTCATCCATCAGTTAACTTTAATAGAGTTCACGCATTTGGATGGGTAGGTTGGGAGCCTGACGGTTGGAGCACCACAGGAGGCGTAGCTCCAGTGCCTGTGTTTACGTCAGAAGATGAGATTGATACGAATATCAAGAATGTGCTATGCCCTTGGCTTGAGCCTGGATGCTATAAAGTGTTTTCTGATATTATTATTATTCCTACCCCAGATGACGAACGCAAATTAAGCACTCTAAAACGTGAGGATGGTACTGAAGAGGCTTTTAAACTACTTACGTCCGACCACGGTGAAAGTTGCTATAGTTTTATGGGAGACCGTGGCATCACCTCCATTACAAATACTACTTACGGTATTAGTCCAGAATCCAGATATTATTTATTGTCAACCGCGTCAGCGTCAAAGAATCAATCAGTAGCTTGGCACGAAAGTACTCAAGCCGACTGGACTGCACTAGTAGCAAGAGGCTGTGGAGTATATGTAAGCGACTTAAGTAACGCTTCTCAAGTGTACTATAATAATAATTGTCATCCACAATCAAACATAACGTGCGTTAATATGGATGATATTAACTTATTTACAAGGTCTTTAGGTCAACAATTTGTAGGAGATGTAAAAACACCCTCTTACCAATTTCAGAATGAATTGAATAGTCAATCTTTACAACGCATCTTTGCTTTTAACGCTCAAGGAAATGATGGTGACGGATTTCCTTACACCACGGATAGCCCCAGTAACACAGCAACTTCTTATATAATGTCCGAAAACTGCCGTTTTGTCAGCTCGATTAGTTTAGATAAACAGTTCAGTGCGTTTTCAACTGCCGATGTGTCAAAACAGCCACACTCTTACACATATAGTTGCTATGGAGAAAGTGTACGATATTATAACACAGCACTAAAGAGTATTGTATGCGGTAGCGGAACATCTTTTGCAACCCCTCTACATACTGCAATGACTGCTATACTGTGGGTCATATACAGTAAGATACATAACCTATATAGGTTAAATAGTGATAGCGAATGGAGAATAAGTTCGTCTTACGAAAGTCGAAAGATACTTGAAAAAAGTTATAAGCACCATATTGACCCTTTAAAAGGTCAGGCTCGCTTAGCTGTTGGTAATGGTACAGTGGACTGTATGTATTATAACACGCTTAGTTATCCAACAGTAAGTAACACTAAGTTAAACATTAACTCTGATAACAACTTATCTGTGGGAAATGTTATCCAGTTAGAGAAAACTTGTTGTGTACATCCTTCTGAGGCGGAGAGTGATGGATTCTTCATCGGTAACAACATTACTGCCACTCCACTAGTATACAATCAACAATATTTCATACCTTTAAGAAGTGGTACACATACACTTAGTTGTTATAACAATAATCTAAATATAATTCCTGATAAGAACACATTAAGCGGATTCACTAATGATACAACGAGCGACTCTTTCATATCTTCAACTACGTTTGAAGTGAGCGCTGGAGAGCTGAATGGTGAATGCATTACTGATGGTTTAATATATAACAAATCCATTACCGCAGCTGCAGCTCAAACACCTATAAGTGAATTTAATAAATGCAATAATGACTTAGGATGGACAGTCTCTTTTGCACTGAATCCTAAAGGTGCTGGCGCAGGTAGTAACGGAACTGCTGAGATGCTAAAAACCGATTATTTTTATTTAAAGTTTGAAGTAATACTTACCAATAGGGTATTACAAGAGAGAAAAGGTGAATTATGGCTGCGTATGCGTGACGCTGTTATGGGACGAGAAGATTGTGATTACACCTACTTAGCAATGGATAAACATACTCAAAATTGTAATCATTCGTACACCGTTGATGAGGTTGTGTACCCTTATTCATACGACAGTGCCGGCGGATACTTATATCAATGTCGTAATATTAAAAGTGTGATAACGTTGAGAAAAAGAGCTAACGATAATATACTTGACTTTTTTATAAACGGTCAATACATAACTTCGCATCGAACACTACAGGATTTATCCGGACTTCCTTATACTGGCGGTATAATTCCTTGTGCAAATGTAAGTAATGCGACCAAGATTGTAAATTGTATATCAATATGTATACATAATAGACCACTGACTGAAGATGAGATAATTCAGCAGATGTTATATATGCACAAAACATATTGTAGTTAGGAGATTAGTTAATGTATTATAAACTTGTTCATTACTCTGGTTGTACTATGGATGTAAAGAAAGATATATGTCCTGAAGGCTACGAAGAATGCACTGAAGAAGAGTATAATGATTTTATAAATAATAGTAAGATTCAGACAGGAACCCTTGCGGTTCCTGACTTCTTATAATAACTGGAGGTTACGAATGTCATACGTATTAAATATAACTGATATTGAATCAGCGAAGAATAAAACTCAAATTATTAACGAACATAGTACTAATACGCAATACCCGAGTGCAAAGGCCGTTTTTGACTACGTGGGCAGTATTGAATTTCCTGAATCTATGGACTTGTCAGGAAAAATGGATTTCTTTGGAACTGTTACAAAAACAGACAATACTAATGATGTGTATAATATCAACCTTGATACTTGCGATGAGTCTGGAAACGTAACAAAGAATGGAATATTGCAACTATACAACAGCGGAGGTCGCATTGCTCTAGGAACGGGTTCAGCAAGATTATGTAGTAATGCCGCATATGTTGAAGCGATAAATCACACTGCTGGTGATATTATTAGATTTACTAACAACGGCCCTATTGAATGGCGTAATTATCGTACATCATTAGATGAACCACTTTATCAAATAACGCTTAAAACTGATGGTTCTGATACAATAGAGATAAGTGGCACTAAAGAGGAAAGTGGTACTACTGAGAGCAGCCTTGTAAATATTCGAGGTGTTAAACATCCTGTTAAGGGAACAGACGTGGCTACACTGAGAAGTGTTAGTTCTATGTTTACTAACGCTAGTGCAGGTACTAATGTGCAAGATGAAGTACTTGATGAACGTAATACTGAATATCTAAATAGAGTTTGGAGATTACCTGATGTAACTATGACCTCAGGATTATATACCGTTCACACATATCGTGTTGAAGATAGTACTATGATAATATCTTTGAGACCTATAACTTGCGGTAGTGAAACTGTATTCCCTGATGACGGTGTTGAGTGCTTATGTGCTGATGAGGCAACTTATAAAGCTGGAGGTATCAACTTAGTTAGAGGTGCAGTTGTATTCATTGATACTGACGCAGATGGGCATATATCTTACATTGCATACCCTGAGGGACATCGCAGTATACTTATAAATATAGCAGGTAATAGAACTAACGAAATGTATTCTCCCGCTGAATTATATGCTGCAGATAAACTAGGATATACAATACGAAACAACAATGAAGTATATCTTGTTGATTCTATAACAAGAACAGGTGATGATAACAGTGCTATTGATACAATCACTTTATATACATACACAGGCATTGGTAAGATAACAAAATGTGTAGTTAGTTCTGAAACGATTTCAGCTACATCGCTTCGTTGCAAGTGCACTTTCTCTGATTTAACTTACAATGTGGTACCCGTTGAGTAGTATTTGAAACCTCTCTGCGTAAATACACTATAGAAAGGACTATATCTAAATGAGCACAGAACCAACTATATATAGTGGTATAAGTATTGCAAGACACGATACGGCTATTGAGTGGGCTAAAGCAGTCGATTTTGTTCCCAGGGACAGCGAACTAGTTGTTTATAAACCCGACGCACACGGAGTAACATATAATACAGCGGTAACTATCAATGGTGTTAGTTACCCTGTGCAATCTTCAAATAAATTCAGATTAAAATTTGGTGACGGAGTGTCAAATGTAAACGCACTACCTTTTGTAGAAACTGGCGGTGGCAGTGGCCTTAGTTATGAGGAAATGGTTGCTTACATTGAAAATGTAGAGCATCTTAACACCGTTGTATTTAGCGAACGCACAGCTGTTATAGGCAGTTCGATATATTTAGACGATATACATCAAATACAGTCTGATATGAAAATACGTGTAGGCTCGAACAATTTGCTAGATTTATCTACAATAGTGCCACATTGTTCAGGAAATGATTGGACTATTGACCGTAGTCTAATTTACCCTGTAGTATTTAGACCGAACTCTTCAAATGCGTCTGACCTATCTATTGACCACACTATTGAGTTACCTGTTGATGGCACTTATAGTTTGCAGAATACGGGGTCATTTCCGTTTAGTATCAAACTAAAAGACGCAGACGGAATTGTTAGAAATGAGCAAACTCTTAACGTAGACACAGACATAATAATTGACACAACTTATAATAAGTGTCAATATGTGAACATAGTAGCAAATAATGTAAAAGCATCAGAAGGAAATGCTGAAATATGCTTATTTATTGAACCTGCATCTTCCTTTTATAATGAGGAATATGAACCTATAAAATCTGGCGTACCCGTAAACTTCATAGGATTAAATATGTTCCCTTCTAATGAAACATTCACAGCTACAAGTGATACAATAGATGTATTTATATATGCAGAAAAAGTGAGCAGCCTCACTCGAGATAAGAATGCTGTTACTTTTACGTTAGATGGCATAATACAACGTGAAATTACACTTACAGATAGTAATGGTATAATTATTATGTCTACTGACACACCTATATACCTTTTACCAGGTACGTACACTCTTCTATATAGTTGGTCCAATGATACACTATCTCAGTTGATGCTTGTAAGAGGTACCGGTGAAGGTGTTCAATATGTTCCTTATGCGTGCACTACTTTAATTTCTGATGCTGAAGGATGGGTTAGTACTGAAGCAGTGCAGTACCCAGTGTGTCATATTGGACTTGACATTATAAGTAACGGTGACAATCTGAAAAACTTATTATATGTAGAATATGATAAGCACTTACATACTACACCTTATAATTCAAAAACTGTACCAACTTCCGCAGACGAGTGTCAACAAAAATTTGCTGAAGTTTCTGTTGACACTAATGATGAATGTAATCTAGTACTTAATCACTCAACAACTCAAGTAGGTAACGCAGGAAGTGGTAATTATCTAAAGTTTGGAGCTAATTATGTTACAGCGTTCGGACATTTTAACATACATAGTACACCTACAGCTAAAAAACACGCTGCTAACAAAGATTACGTTGACACGGCAATAAGTGCTGCATTATCTCCTAACAACATAAAAGTATTTAAAGATACAGATACAATACCTGAACAGCCAGAAGGTACAATTATATTTGTATATTCAGAATAAGAGGTGAGCACATATGGCTATGCCAGATTTAGGCGAATGGGAATTTGAAACTGTAGGAATAGTTGGACAATCAGGTACATATGCTGTGATTACTCGCTATAACGGTCCTTATATAAGCACTTGGGAAGGAAATGTGCCAGAAGAGATGGTACAAGTACCTTCAACTGTACAAGCTCTACACTCAGAGACTAGTTCATATGTGAGTGTGCCTGTACACGCCGTCATTGGTAAAACAGATTATGATGGTAACGTTACTCAAGGAGCTTTTGAAGGAAATACTACAACAACGCAAGTTACCCTTCCTCCTAATTGTTGCACACTAGGTGACCGTGCTTTTATGGGCTGCAACAATCTTGAATACATATGGACCAGTGGTAACTGTGTAAATCAAATTGGGGTGTCTACATTTCAAAACTGTAGTAAGCTTGATTTTGAATTCAATGAATATAGATGGCTCAACTTACAAGACCAAGAATATGTCCCTCAAAGCGCTTTTCGTGGTTGCAACCTTAACAGACGGGAAATTGAAAATATCTTGTATGGTACAACTATTATAGCTGATTATGCCTTCTATGATAATCAGTATACAGGAGTGTTACATATATCGCTACCATCTACTATAAAATATATAGGTGACAATGCATTTGAACGAACTATATCTATTGGTGACCCCATAGTTTATATCGATAGATTAGTACTTGCAGGAACTATTACTAATATAACTCCTTATGCATTTGCTGGAGTGGTGGTGGACACTTTCACATTTACGTCCGACACTAAATACGTAACTTCACGTTGTTTTGGTAGAATACCTGCTAGCAATGTTATAATTCCAGATAATGTTGTTGAATTAAGTTCGTATTGTTTTAGCGGAGGTGTTTTTACTACAGTTACACTATCTAATAAGTTGACAACAATCCCTCAATATTGTTTTGAAAACTGTTCAAACTTACACACAATTTATATGAGTAGTAACACAGTGAATATTGGATACTCTGCGTTCACTAACTGTTATAGTCTCACTACCGTTTACTACCCCATCATATCAAGTCTTTACTACTATAAATTAAAAAGTGGACAAATTGATGTCGCAGAAAACAACTACTACTTCAGTGATGCTTTAAAATTTAAAGTTGATATGAAAATAAAAATTGGTAACCAGTTTAAAAACATAGTTGATTGTTATATGGTAGGACCAAGTAACTCTCGACTAACTATCACTGATTTACCTAACAATAAATAGAGGAGGAATCAATATGTCATTTAAACTAGCATTAAATGCAGGTCACGGAATGAGTACAGCAGGTAAACGCTGTATGAAAGCACTTGACCCCAATGAAACACGAGAGAATTATCTAAACAGACGTATTTGTGATAAGATTGAAAATCTACTTAAAAACTATAATGGTGTAGAAGTCTTACGTATTGATGACCCTACAGGCAAAACAGACATAGCTTTAAAAACACGTACAGATAAAGCAAACAAGTGGAAAGCGGATTTTTATCTTGCTATACACGCTAACGCAGGTATAAATGGAGGAACAGGCGGAGGCATTTCCGCATTTGTATATACCTCAGTAAATAACGAAACTTTAGCTTGGCAAAAAGAACTTTATAATGAACTTATATCATTAACAGGTCTAAAAGGTAATCGTGCAACACCTCTTGCTAAAGCAAATTTGCACGAAGTAAGAGAAACAAATATGCCCGCGGTATTACTTGAATTAGGGTTTATGGATAGTAAAACTGATGTGCCTATCATACTTACTGATAAGTTTGCTACTCAATGTGCTCAAGCTTGTGTAAATGTTATTGTTAAAAGAGCAAAGTTATCAAAGAAACAAACTCAAACAACTACTACAACAGGTAAAACATATAAAGTAGTTACAAGTATAAACAGATATCCTACAGCAGCAGACGCAAAAGCACAAACTAATGCAAAAACAGATAAGTTACTGGCTGGAACTTACTACATCTATAATAAGTATCCAAATGGTGTTAACGGTATGTATAATATCAGTGTTGACAGTACTGGAGCATCAGCAGGCAGTTGGATAAATCCGTCTGAAAACGTTGCACCTAAACAAGAGGAAAGTGTGCAAAAACTATACAGAGTGAGAAAAACTTGGGCTGACAGTAAGTCTCAAGTAGGAGCTTTCAGTTCTTTACTTAATGCTAAAGACGCTTGTCAAAAAGCTGGTAGTGGTTATAAAGTATTTGATTGGAATGGTAAAGAGGTTTACGCTTACACAGCACCGAAAGTTGAACCAACTCCTGCACCGAAACCTGTTACACCTACTGATGATAAGAAAGAAACTACAACAACTGTTACAGCTGTTTATGATTTAAACTTCCCGATTACTAAGAAGATAGTTGATAAAGGAAGAGACAGCTCCGACACTGAGGTTGTACAAGCAATAAAATATATTCTTAGCAATAATAGTTCTTTTGATATTGAAATTGCAAAAGCTTTCTATAAACTTGCTCCTAGATATGGTATTGACCCCACTTGGGCGATTTCGCAATCAATACTGGAAACAGGTTGGTTTAAGTATCAAGGCTCAGCAGTTAAACCAGAACATCATAACTACTGTGGTCTTGGTGTAACATCAACAGGCATAGAAGGAGGTAAGTTTAACACTATCGAAGAAGGTGTTACTGCTCAGTTACAACATTTGTTTGCTTATGGATGTAAAGATACTTTACCCAATAACGAAACAGTGTTAGACCCACGTTTTAAATATGTTACAAGAGGTATTGCTCCTTATTGGGAACAGTTAGCGGGTAGATGGGCAGTGCCTGGGTATGATAAAGCATCATATTCAACGCCAGAAGCTGCAATGAAAGCCGAAAATACTTATGGACAAAAGATACGTAAGATTGCAAACGGCTTACTAGCAACAACTGTATCCGATGCTGACATTGAAAAGTATTTCGGTAAAGATGAACCACAAGTTGAGCCTGATGACGGACTTGATACTGATAAGATAAATGTAGTTATGGCGTTACTTGAAAAGGTTCTTAGATTCTTTATAAAACTATTTGGTATTGATAAGGAGAGCGATAAGAATGTCTAAAAGCCCTAAACCGAAGAAAAAAGTTTCAAACATAATGCTTGTTTTGATATGTGTAATGATAATACTTTACACAGCATCCAACTTTGTACTTCAATATTTTACAAGTGTTGAAGTAAGCCCTACTTTAACTAATGCGTGGTTTGCTTTCTGGGGTACAGAGATAGTTGCCCTAACAGCTATAAAAACTGTTAAAGTGATAAAAGATAAGAACGAACAACAAAATAATGACGTTACAGAAGAGAGTACAACGGAGGAATAATCAATGGACTGGATGAACATTTTATCTGAATTATTTGAAATAGTAGTATTTCCTTTACTGGGAGTAGGAACTCTTTACTTAGTGTTTCTAATCAAAGCTAAAATATCAGAATTAAAACTCAAACACGAAAGTGAATTAGCTAAGAAATACTTTGATATGCTCGATAAGACGATATGTGATGCTGTTATAGCAACAAATCAAACTTATGTTGAAGCATTGAAGAAGGAAGGCAAATTTGACGCTGAAGCACAGAAGAAAGCCTTCAAACAAACTTATGATACTGTTATGAAGTTATTAACTGCAGATGCAAAAGAATACTTACAAACAGCAGTTGCTGATTTAACTGTTTATATCAATACTCGTATTGAATCTGAAGTTAACTTAAATAAGTAATTAAAAGACACTTTGAGTTATAATTGGCTCAAAGTGTCTTTTTGTATTGTATTATATTATAAATAACTTTAAGTAGGAGTTCAAGTAGATGATATCTAATGACTTCAAAGAATTAGAAAATTTATCTGAAAAAGAACGAGAGCTCGCTCTAAAGATATTACAACAAATGTCTTCAGAGGGCTCTTCAAGTTTATATAATGATTTAATATATGCTGACTATGATGAGATTCCTGTTGACATACATACATTTCTTACAGACGCAAGATATCTAGGTAAAGGCCTCATCAATGACGAAGGCAAGTTCACCGTATTCCCTTACTGGGTAGAAACTTTGAAAAAAGTATTTCCGGACCCGTTGGAGCCAGCTGCTTACAACACTTTAGCGCTCTCAGGTGCTATCGGTCTTGGTAAGTCCTTCGTAGCTGTATTATGCGGTTTGTATGAATTGTATCGTATGATATGTTTAAAAGACCCTTACTTACATTATGGATTACAGCCTATTGATAAGATTACTTTTGCATTTATGAACATTACACTAGACGCGTCAAAAGGCGTTGCGTGGGACAAATGTCAACAGTTGTTGCAATCATCCCCTTGGTTTATGGAACACGGAACAACTTCAGGTACTACAAACGTAACTTGGAATCCGCCCAAAGGTATTGAATTGATAGCAGGTTCTTTATCAAGACATATAATTGGTCGTGCTGTTTACTGGGCATTCTTTGATGAAATTTCGTTTCAGCCTAATCAAGATGTTGCTAAACAAAAAGAGAAAGCAAAGACACTTGTCAACACAGCTGCTGTTCGTATGCAATCTCGTTTTATGAAAGGCGAGAAGAATCCTACATTACTGGTGTTAGCGTCTTCAAAACGAACAGACCAATCATTTATGGAAACTTTCATTGAAGGCAAGAAAAAACAAGAAAGTAAAACAACTCTTGTTATCGATGAACCGCAATGGATAATCCGTACGGATAAAGATAGCCCTAATAAGTTTAAAGTTGCAGTTGGTAATAAATTCTTGAGTTCTGAAGTTGTACCACTTAACTATACTGAGACCGATTTAAAATTGTATCGTGACAGAGGATATACATTACTTGATGTTCCTATGGGATACTATCAAAACTTCTTAGACGATATTGAAACAGCTCTGACAGACATTGCGGGATTCTCATTATCTAATTCAAATAGATATATATCTGGACCCCGTTTAGCAGTTGTTAAACGTGATAATATGCGTAACGGATTTAAACGTGATGTCATTGAAGTAGGTAATAGTAATCAGGATAAAGCACAGTATGCAGACTTCTTTGATATACAAGCTATTGACCCGAAAATAAAACATATGCCCCTGTATATACATATGGATATGTCAGTGTCCGGAGACAAGACAGGTATTGCAGGTGTGTTCGTAGCCGGTAAGAAGCCTCCAACAGAAGGTCAACCACCGTCACGAGATTTATTTTTCCAGTTAGGATTTTCTGTATCAGTTAAAGCTCCAAAAGGCTATCAAATATCTTTTGAAAAGAATAGACAATTCATATACTGGCTTAAAGAGCAAGGCTTTAACATAAAAGGTATATCAACTGATACCTTCCAGTCCGTTGACACTGGGCAGCAACTAGCCGCTAAAGGTTTTAACTATTGTGTAATATCAGCTGATAGAGTGGATATAGACCATATATGTAAACCTTATCAATATCTAAGAACTACTATATATGAAGAACGCATACTTATGTACGATTCTGAATTATTAACAGAAGAGCTCATAGGTCTTGAAAGAGATAATAACAGCGGTAAAATTGACCACAGTGCAGCAGGTATAAACTCAAAAGACGCAGCCGATGCTCTTTGCGGTGCTGTTTATAACGCTTCTCAGAATGCAGAACAATTTGCATTTGATTATGGTGAAGATATAGAGTCAACACTTGAAGTAAGTTCATCTGTTGAAACTAAAACTTTACAACAAATTACAGTTGACTTTGAAAATGAACTAAAAGGAGTATTTAACGGACTTCCTACAAATACCTCTAATACAAGTTCTCCAAGTGAACAAGCTAAACAACTTGATTTTGGATTTGGACCTGCCATTCCGCTTAATAGCGAATATATTTCTCAAGGCATAATGGTATGGTAAGAATTGTATAATATATTATGAATAATGGAGTGATAGAATGCCAGATATTATAGATGATACTGTTGTTGTTAATGACGACGAGTTGTATAACAAACCTATAAAACCTGTCGTTGCCCCTGAGCGAAAACGCGACGTAGATTTAAACAACACATTATATAATAATATTATTCAAGCAGGACTATCATCACAGCTTGATATCCAGTCCCTTAACGGTTTAAATCAGAAAGCGGAAAATCGTAATCAGATGTATAATGTCTTTGACACAATGTGTGAAGATGGGACTATAAGTGCAGTTGTGGAAACCTATGCTGAAGATGCTACTGAACGTAATGATTCAGGAAATATTGTATGGGTTGAATCAGCAGATAATGATATCGGTCAAATGGTGGAGTTCTTACTTGACTCCTTAAATGTTAATAAAAACATTTACAAGTGGTGTTATAGTTTATGCAAATATGGTGATTTATATCTAAGACTCTATAGAGATTCTGAATATAATGATGCTATCCTGTTTGATAATAACAAAGATAAAAAACAAACATTAAATGAAAATGCTCAAGAAAAACTTGATGAAGACATAAAACTCAAAGCATATAAAAAGAACGATAGATATGTTCATTATATGGAGATGGTTGCAAATCCTGCAACAATGTTTGAGTTAACACGTTTTGGTAAAACAATCGGTTACGTTGAAGCACCTGTAACCAATACTGTTATGCGAAACGATAACACAACATTCAATACGTGGAATTATTCATATAAGTTTAAAAAACAAGATATAAATGTTTATCCACCAACAGAATTTGTTCACGCGTCCCTTGAAGACAATGCATCACGTGAAGAAGAGACTATAAACATTTTCTTGACCGATAAGGATTTTAATGACGACGATAACGCATTAACATATAAAGTTAAAAAGGGTCAATCGTTATTATCAAACATATATAGTGTATGGCGACAACTACAATTACTTGAAAATTCAGTATTACTTAACCGTATTACCAAATCGTCAATTGTTAGACTTATAAATGTTGAAGTTGGTGATATGCCAAAAGAAAATGTTACTAAAACATTACTCGGCATAAAACAAATGGTAGAGCAGAAGAGCGCTATCAACACAGGTAATGGTATGACAGAATATACTAATCCAGGACCCGTAGAAAATAACGTCTATGTCCCAACACACGGCGGTGTGGGTTCTATATCTACAACTCAAATCGGCGGTGACGTTGATGTTAAGTCATTAGCGGATTTGGATTACTATATGAATAAACTATATGGACAGTTAAGAGTTCCTAAACAATATTTTTCACAGACGGACGACTCAACTGGCTTTAATGGTGGAAGCTCTTTATCAATCATTTCTAGCCGATATGCTAAGATGATAAAAAGAATACAGAATGCTTTAATTCAAGCTATTACAGATGCCGTTAACTTAATGCTTCTTGATAAAGGACTTGATAGTTATGTTAATGAATTTGTTATACATATGTTACCTCCTACTACTCAAGAAGAAATCGATAGACGTGACAATCTAAGTAGTAAAGTTCAGTTAACCACAGACATTATGAATATGTTAGCTGAGATTGAAGACCCTGTAGCTAAACTAAAAATACTTAAGTCATTACTTGCAAATGTTATTGATGATAACGATATAATTCAAGTATTACAGGACCAGATTGAAAAACTTGAAGAAGAAACACCTTTTGAAGAGGAGGACCCACCTGTGGATGAAACTGCTGATTTAGGTGCTCCTATGAACTTCAACGATTCATTTGGTGGTGATTTAGGCGGAGGGCCTACGGGCGAGGACATATCTTCCGAAAGTGATGATACTGCTACTGACACAAGCGGAGGAGCTGTATTACCGTCACCGGATGATTTAGGAATTGACTTAACGGATAGTGATAATGAATAAACTTGTTGGTTATACCAAAAGGAGATAACAAAAGATGATTACAAAGAATGACTGTTTAATGTTACTTGCTGAATTATCAGATTCAGGAGTTGACACTAAAGATGCAGTAAATAAAGTTGTTAAAAACACCTCTATTGATTTAGAGGTGTTGAAATTCATAAATAGCTATAAAACATTTGATGTGTTGAACTTCTATGATAAACTTAGAATTAACTATAATAATAAGAGGTCAAAACTTTACAAATGTATTGTACAAGTTGATGAAAAAGAACCTAGAGATATAGTTGTAACTTTAGCAAGTTTACTAACACAGATATTGTTACATAGTAACACAGTTGAAGATAAAGAATTGTTTTTAAAACATTCAAGGGCTGAAGAAATTAGCAGAGTATTGAATAACTATTTTAAGACATATGATTTGACATTATGTATAACATTACTAAAGTTAATCAAGGCAGATTTAAAAGCATTAGAAAGTCTAAATAAAGTAATATAAGTAATATACATATATAAGTAAATTACTTTATTTACTTAACTTACTTAATTTACATATATTATTATATTTATAATTTTTAGTGTTCCAACTAACTTCAGAAATTTTTTATCTAAATTAAATTGTATTATATTTTGATTACAGTTAATATGATTAGAAAGGTGATAAGTAGGTAACAATGTTAGAGAGTTTTACAGAAAATGTTGAACTGAAGTTTAAAGAGTTATCACCCGAAGAAAAACAGCGTAGAGGTATTCTAGGTCGTTTATATGGGCCAATCGCTGATGTAATTAAACCTACACGTAATGAAAGACGTTATACTGAATCATTATGGGAGAAGGTTTTTGATAATCCTTTAACAAAAGAAATGTTTGCTCAGGGCGGTGTTCCAGGTGAACTTGACCACCCAACAGACAGAGATGAAACAAATTCAGAAAAGATAGCAATTATGATGCCTGAGCCTCCCACTAAAGGGCCTGATGGTAAATTAGTTGGCTATTTTGATATAATCGATACTCCTTGTGGACGTATTGCTTATGCGTTAGCAAAGTATGGATTTAATCTTGGTATTTCATCAAGAGGTTCTGGCGATACTTATTTTGATGGTAACGAAGAAATTGTTGATGAGGATACTTATTCATTCAATGCTTTTGATTTAGTGCTACTTCCCGCTTGTAAAGATGCAAGATTACAGTTAGCAGAATCATTAGACACAAATAAAATTAACTTTAAGAAAGCTTTACGCGAATCATTAGAGAGAGCAAGTGTTGAAGACAGGAAAATAATGACCGAGACACTTGATAATCTTGATATTGATTATAGCGACTCTTCTGATGAAACAAAGACAGAAGAAACTGAGAAAGTTGAAGAAGGCGTAGCCGACGATGACGGAACAAATTTAGTAAACGAACTTCAGGAAGCTTTAAAAGAAAACCATAGCTTACAGAGACAGGTTGTTACTCTTCACGAAAAACTGTCAGTTAGTTATACTAAAGAGAGTCGTCTACAAGAAGAGAACACAAAGTTGAAAGACGCAGTTAAGAGATTATCTGAGTCAGTAAGCAAAGCTCAAGCCTTAAGTAATCAACTTAAGTCGATGAAAGAGCAACTTGAGTCTGTGAGTAATTTAGCTGATGAACGTAAAGGTATTATTGAATCTTATCAAACCAAGTTTCAAGCCGCACGTAAGTCAAGGTTAGGGTTAAAAGAAAGTGTTTCACAGCGTGACACACGAATCTTAGAACTACAAGCTGAGAACAAAAAGTTAAATGAAAGCGTTCAAAGAGCACGTAATAGTGCTCAAGCAGAAGTGAAAGCTTTAAAAGAAGAACTTGAGTCTTTAAAGACTGATTCTCAGATAAAGAATTCACAGTATGCACAAAAGTTAAGTCGCAGTAATGAATTAGTTGAGTCTTATAGAAAGCAAGCTGCCGAAGCTGTTGACCGCTATATTCACAGTAAAGCTCTTAACTTAGGAATCACAGCAAACGAAATAAAGAACCGATTAAGCGAGGGATATTCTTTCGATGATATTGATTCTGTTTGCGAGGGTTTGAGAAGTTATAAACGTAATATGAACAAGTTACCATTTGAATTAGGTAATGCAAATATTAGCCGTGTAACTTTGAAAGAAGACACATCTACTCAAAGATTTACAAATCCTGATGATGTAGTTGATAGTTCACTATTTAATTTAATTAACTAAACTACGAAAGGACATTATAGAATGGCTACTTTATTAGAATCTTATAAGAACAGACTTTCTATTTCTGAATCTGTTCATCAGAAGTCACACAATGGTGCTCGTATGAGTGCTAACAAAAAGCTTCTTATTGCTTCTGTATTAAACAATACAAGCAAATTCATCAACGAAGCATTTGACAACAGTGCAGCTACACAAAGAAGCGCTCTTGGCGATTACAAGAGATTTTGCTTAAACGTTTCAACTGTTGCACTTCCTAACTTAATTCTTCCAGATTTAATGTTAACTCAACCAATGAGCTCTATCACTGGATACATCACATATCTACGTTATACTGCTGGTGTAACTAAAGGTGGAGTTACAGACGGTGATTTATTCAACGGCGTTTACAGACATCCTAAGATGACTGAAGACAGAGTTAACTACACATCTGATAAGATTGTAGAACCTGTTGAAGCTGGAACAATCGCATTTGCTTGGGAACCAGTTGCAGGCTCAGTTAAATTCTGTGCTGACGGTGCAACTGCTTACACTCCTTTAACAGCAGGTGAAGATGGTAAGTATGAAGCACCTTCAAAAGGTAAAGTTGCTTATACTTATGACAACGTTATCATTCCTCAAGAAGGTAACAACGGAAACGCTATTCCTACATTGAAAGCTAAAATGAGCTATATGCAATTACACGCACACGCTCGTAGAATTGCTGTTTACTACAGCCAAATCGCTGCTTTCCAAGCTAAGACTGATTACGGTTATGACATCGGTGAGCAGTTAAGCACTCAAGCTCAAGGCGAACTTGCTTATGAGATTGATACCGAAGGCGTATTTATGCTTAACAAGGGTGCAGAACTTGACCGTTCATTAAGATTTGAAAGCTATGATGAGCACGTTAAGAAAAATGGTAATGGTACTTACGTAAGTCGTTCACAGTACTATGAGACATTTACTGAAATCATTGCTCGTGCTAAGAAAATCATCTATCAAAGAACTCAGAAGTTCGCTCCTAACTATATGGTAGTTGGTGCAAACATCCTTACAATTCTTCCTTATTTACCTGGATGGAATGCAGCTTCTGTTTCAACAATCAATGGACCTTACCTTGCTGGTACTGTTGATGGATTAAAAGTATTTGTTTCTCCTTCAATTGATGAGAACAGATTCTTCTTCGGCGTTAATGGTTCTGATTTACAGACATCAGCTGGTGTATATGCTCCTTATATGGCAATCGTTCCTACACAGCTTCTTGGATTTGCTGATGGTACAATGAGTCAAGGCTTCTCAACAATGTATGATATGAAACTTCTTTCAACATACAAGATTGTTGATGGTAAGAGAGTTGACATTGAGGAACTTAACACAGGTGCAGAAACTCCTGACGTTGGAGATTATTCTTGGTTACTTGTTGCTGGTGAATTCATCCCTGGTAATGAAATCACAGCTGACACAATTAACTAGTTTAAGTTTTAGTTTATAATAATAATGCGTAGCTGAAATATGCTACGCATTATTTTTGTATATAACAACTAATTGTATAAATGAATATAACTATCATTATGAGAGGAGATATCACTGTATGGATATGCGTGCATATGTCGATGAAATAAAACTCAGTGTTACTGGTGGTGTTCTCGAACTCGAAATCGGTGACGAAACAATTATGCAGATAGTTAATTCAGCACTGAGAGAATTACAAAGATACATTTGTTCAACAAGAATTGTTACTGTGCCTTATGAAAAGTGTATTGATATGTCAAAACAGAAAGTAAATGCTATAGCTCGTGTATATAGAGCACAAGCTTCTGGTACGACAAGTCAACAACCCGAGTCAGGAATTGACCCGATGCAGATAGGATTATGGCAACTAACATCAGGTGTAGGAAATATGTATAATTTTAGTGATTATGTAAACCGATTTGCTTCTTGGAGTACAATACAGCAAGTTAGTAATACATTGTCTACTGATTTAGCTTGGTACTACGAGGATGCAGAAAAGCGTTTATACATAAACACGCGTCTGGATTCAGGCTCACAAGTAACTATTGAATACATTCCACGCTATGATGATGTTAGTGAGATAACTTCTGACTTCTGGATTGATGTTTTAATGCGTCTATCAAAAGCGTTAACTAAAATAACCTTAGGACGTATTAGAGGAAGATTCACACAAAGTAATGCACTTTGGACATCAGATGCAGCAGCAATGTTACAAGAAGGTCAATCTGAGTTAAGCGAGTTAAGAACATACTTACAGCAAAATACTCAGTTACTTTACCCTCTTGACTAAATTGTATTTACAAATGTAATTATAAACTACGATAAGGAGATTGTTCATATGAAGTTAACAGAAGCTTTTAGAGCATTGAATGCTTTAAACGAAGATACCTTCTCTGTTTCAGATGATGGTATCGCTAAACTTGCCGAATTTGAGCAAAATGATGACTTAGCGGATGACATTTCAGTTATCGACCCCGAAGCTGAAACAGAGGGAGATTTAGAAGACTCATATGTTGGAAAGGTAATTCTTGATTGTACAACTTGTCATTCAAAGTTGTTTAAAGACCTTGAAGAAATTGAACTAAATGACGACCAGACATTAGCTAATGTTGAAGAAGAATGTCCGTACTGCTACACTGTGGGCGGATTTAAGGTTATGGGTGAAGTATCAGCTTTCGGTGGTAAAACTGGAGAATCAGAAGACAGTACTGATACAGATGATGATGCTAAACCTGCAGATACTGATAATAAAGATGACGACGTTGTTGAAGAATCGTTACAGGAAGCAGTTGCTACTTTAGACAGACCAATGTCAGGCATCGGCGGTACTCTAAGTAACGTTATGGCTGCACATAGTGATGAATTAGCTAATGTGTATGACACAGCATCAGCAATTAGTTTCTTAGATTCAATTGAACCTGAAGTTAAGAATAAAGGGTATCTACAAAATATCAAAGCTAAGTTAGCTAAAATGCCAGGTACTCGTGCAGCTCAGTTCCTTTATAACATCATTTTAAAAGGCGATGGTATGGGAACAAAGATGGAATCTGTTGATGATACACCACTTAATGAATCTAAATCTATTAAAGAATCTGAGTCAGTTACTTCGGAATTTAATAATTTAATTACACCTATAAAGGATAAATATCCTGAGGTTGATTTTATTATAAATGCCTATAAAAAGCTAGGCTGTGAAGTAGTTGCAGATAGCAATAAAGAACGCGATATAGTTGAAGCCGAGATTATTAAAATTACTGATGGAACTAAATTTAAGTATATTGAGAGTGCCGATAGAATGAATAAGGCAAAATGGAATCGCGCATACGTCAATATCGTATTTGATTTTGATGATTCATCACTTGATGAATCTAAATCTATTAAAGAATCAGTTAACAATGTAAATGTTGAAACAGATGATAGCATTGTTAATGTTAACACTGATGATAGCGGTAAAGTTACAGTTACTACTGAACCAAAAACAGCTGAAGAGACTCCTGTAGATGGTGCTGAAGTTATTACCCCTTTAACAGATGAGCACGAAGACGAATTATTAAACGGTGCTGTTGAGGATGAATTTAGCGATGTTGAGCTTGATGAGTTTGATGATGAGACTTTTGACGGACTTGGAGAAGGCTATCTTAAGAAAGTTTATGAAAATGTTCAATCATATAAAACTACGGATTGTTCAATGAAAGATGATAAGATAATACTTGAAGGTGTTATCACTTTTAACTCAGGCGCTAAAAAGAAAACATCTTTTATCTTTGAAGCAAAAGATTTTACAAAATCAGGCAAATACAGATTTATTGGTGAAAACACACAACTTACTAGAGGTAAGAAAGCCTTCACACTAAAAGGTAGAATAGACGAAGGAAAGTTTATTACTGAGTCATTCAACTACAATTATAAAGCAAAAGATACAGCTGGTAATTCAACTCGTATTTATGGCACAATAAAAGGTTAAGGAGGATTTGAATGAGTTTAAAACGCATAAATGAAAGTTTTAAGAAACTTTATGAAAGTCCTGAAAACTATGCGGTTGCAGACCCTTCCACAGATATTAAAGCAGCATTACAACAAGCTGCTGATGAATTAGCTGCTCGTGGTGATTCAAATATCAAATCATATGAGATAGCTTTCCAGAATGTTATTGAGAATTTCTATCCAGATGAGCCTTGGTATACTGTAACTGATGTTGATATATTCAACCATCTCTTTACAGAAAGAGACCCTAAAGCAACTATTGAAGCTATTGTAGCCGGCATCAAAACTGAGGATGTAGTTGACGAAAGTGTTGAGCCACTTCAAGAACGTATCCCTAAAGATTTGGCAAAAGCTTATGATAAGTCAAGAGTACATAGTTATGCTACTCGTAACTATGACTCAATGGGTAAAGTTGATTTTGAGAACAGTGAATATACAGAAATCACACCTGAACAAGCTTTAGCAATGAAGAAAGAAGGAACCCTTTCAACAGTTAAAGCACTTGTAAACGGTGAGCTTGTTACTTTCTATAATGATGGTACTCAAGACAATTATATCCAATATCTACCACACAACAAGAAATACACAACCCGTACTGGTAGAGATGAATACAATAGCAAATATGTGCCACTAAAACATATCCTAAGTGTTGCTGATAAACTTTACGTAGCTGATGAAAAAACAGTTGACCCTGAAAAGATGAAAGCTCGTTTAGGCGTCGGAGAAGATGGTCGTTTTAAGAGCGACGAATATGACCCTTCAGGTCGTTTTGGTTCTCAACGTGATGCTAATCTTGAATTAGGTAAACATCGTAGAGATGGTTGGGGCAGTTATGGTGATTTTGAAAAGAAATATCATCAACGTGCTAAAGATAGATTAGCTGATTTAGAAGCTCGTTGGGAAGCTGGAGACATTTCACGTAATGAGTATGAGAAATACAAAGCAAAGTATTCAGCTGATATAGATGAATACGAAAGTAAACGTTTGAAAGATATACAGTATAAGCGTGATAGAAGAGCTGACGCTCGTAACTACGCTTCAAACATTGAGGCTACAAGTGCTGTGAGAACTTTCAAACAGTTGAAGAAGGATATGAGGAGCACACAAGGCTATATAGACCGTGCAGCAGCAAAAGTTGCTGACTTGAAAGCAAATGCTTCTAACTCAAGCGAGTACGATTACGCTAAGAAAGAGCTTTCAAAACTTAAGTCTCAATTATGGGATATTCAACATAGAATTGATTATTATGAAAAACGTCTTGCTGATGCTGAAAATGGTGCAGAAGTTGCTAAGTACGAAGCTGAGATGCAAAACTACTTAAATCAATTAAGTGACGCACAGAATAGCATCAATGCACTTTTAAGACGTGACAAGAAAGAATCATTATCTGAATCTTACTACACAGTGGGATATGACAGTAATGGTGTAAATTCTGTTGTTATGGTAAAAGCTACTTCTGAGCAAGCAGCAAAAGATACTTATATGAAGATTAAAGGCGACAAATATCCTAAGATAAACAGCGTAGGAGAAATTGATGATAGAATGGCTGACAGTTATAAAAAGCGTGGTATGAGTTGCTTAAATGAAACATTCACACCTACCCCAAATAAAGATGCGGCTTATGAAATCATCAGTGAACTAAGTCCTGACGGTAAAACAAGAATGTTAATGGCATTTGTTAAATGGATGTCAGATGATGATGTAGGTGAATTCTTACATCAAGAAGGTTATGTAGAATACGAATAATCAAGAAAGAGTGATATCATATGAATATTGAAAATAGATATGGTATACTGCTCACGCCTGATATTAAGTTACAGCGTAATTATTTCAAAGAGATGGTTAAACTGCTTGGCATAAATGTTATATACCGAGCAGTTAAACCTGGTAAGAAATACACAACTTATGCAGAGATTGATGCTAATTATCATCCACCTATGTTGGAAGGATGTATTTTTAATGAGCATCCTGACCAACAAACTTTGAAGAAAATTGGTTGGGTGAGTGAACTACAACAGAATGCGTCTATTATACACGTTAGATATGATTTGCCTAACTTAGAGCAAGGTGCGTTGTTTGTAGTTCCTAGTGGTATTGATGATGCAAAAGGTCGTTTATTTAGGGTTGTAAAGATAACAAATATAATGGTATATCCTGCATCTATTGCGTGTGAGATAGTCCCTGAATATGAAAACACTTATGACTCTTCATTGAACGATTTTAAAGATACTTCATTTAATCTGTTAAAGGAGGAAAACTATCGCTTATGAGATTTAGATTAGTTGAAAAGGTGCCCTCCATAACAGCTCAAGAGATAAGTAAATGGAACTCTGCTTCGGATAAAGTGAGAGGTCAAATGGCTACAGACATCTTACAGCGATATGATATTCCTGCTGTTATGAATATGTGGCACCCTTTTCGTAAATCACTGAAGTTATTCGGTATTGACCCTAAGCAGAATCCCTTCATAGCTTTTACAGATAAACTTTTATCAGCCGTACCTTTAAATAAAACAGATGATAAATTGTTTGATATACTTGTAGATATGCATCAAAAACGATTGATTGATTTGAATCATAGTTATTTGACAGACAAACGTCTGTATGAAAGAAATCCTCAAGAGTTTCAGTATACAGTTAATGTATTTGAAACAGTTCTTGACCCTTCAAGGTTAACTAGATATTTTAAAGACACTTCTAAGATATCTGTTGACCAATTATATGACAAAGGTATAATAAAACCCGCAGGAAATGAGTCAACAGCTGATAATTTGGACACAATATTTGGAACAGTTGAGTCTTGGTCAGGTAATGCTAGTGAGAACGATAAGTCCCCTGAGAATGGCAACTCCTCAACGGAAAAGATTGGACCTCGAGAAAAAGAACGTTTAATTAAGAATGCTCAAGTAGGCTCACTGGATGACATCAAAAATCCTGAAAAAGGGATGCGAGTGTTTGTTAGAGGCGATGGACCTGGAGCCAGTCGTGACGGTAAAGGTTATGACGAACTGAAAAAGAATCCTGATTTAATGACCCAAGGAAGAGGTTTCTATGAATATGATGGAAGCAGTTGGGTAAAGATTGCGAGTGCTGATTGATGACTTTCACCATTCAACGAACAATAGACACTGATGATTACTTTATGGAGTGGTTATTAAGTGTCATTAGAATAGAATGTGCAACTGCAATAAAACCTTATAAGTTACGTAATTTGAATGACCGTATATTGACAAGTGAGCAGTTTAGTATACGTTCAATAAACTTTAACTTGTATCGCGAGATGCAACGCGTTGTGCGTACCCTTAGATATCGTAGAGTGAAGGATTGTTATCTAATATATGTTCCTTCAAATATCTATGTCAGTAATACAAATATACCTTTAAGCAGACTAAGCAGATTTGTCTGCTACGGCGATTTACAAGTACGAGGGTATCCAATAATTAGTGACACAATACAACGCGTTATAGCTAATATTGATAATTATATCAAGCAGTATGAAAATTTATTCTACGGAGGTATTTAATGTCCGTTGGTTTATACGATGATGCTTTTGTAGCAAAATTAAAAGCGTGGACTGAGGGCACAGCTGTTACAGTTGTAAATCCCAGCGATTCAAGACGCTTACTTGAAACGATTGCTGATACTACAAATGATGACCCTATTAAGCTACCTTTGATATCTCTTAAGAGACCTGGTGGGTTTACAATTTTGAATACAGGTAAGAGACCTTTATCATTTGACGGTGCAACTTTAGATGCAAATCACGAAAGAGCTTCTCAGTTAAACGGTATTCCAATTAGTATTCCTTATCAGTTAGACATATACACACGATATCAAAAGGAAGCCGATGAATACATAAGAAATCTTGTATTTAATATTATAAATTATCCTAAACTTGATATTGTTATTCCGTATAATAATGAGAATTATGTTCATCATTCAAACATACGATTAGCAGGACAAGTTGATGATAACTCAGATATACCTGAGAGATTAATCTCAGGGCAGTTTGTGAGAATGTCGATGCGTATTGATATTGATGACGCTTATTTATTTGATATACGTTATCGTGATGTCTATTCAATTGAAATGGGCACAGAGATGCACGAAGACATCGTTGAGCACAGTAAAGAAATAAAAATAATTTAAAGGAGTTATTTAGATGCCTAAGATTGAAATAACCGAACTCGATTTAACCACTCCGGGCGTGTTAGATGAAAACTTTGATGTTGTGTACATTCCAGGGTTTGTTAACTTATCAACTGTGTCAGCAGCTGATGCTATTCCCCCTCGTGTGCCTACACTCTTCACATCAATGAAAAGTTTTACAACACAATGTGGTACCGCTCCCGCAACATTTGAGAGCACTCAAGATTATAGAAGCTTGAATACAGGCACAGCAAAAGGATTTTCACCTGAAGCTGTTCCATTTGATAACGTTATGTTTAGAGAGAACGACCCTGACCCATCTTACATAATGGCAAAAGAATTACTTGCTGCAGGAATGAACGTTATATATGAACGCGTTAATCCTGATGACAGCGTTTCTAACACAGGTATTGTAATTACTTCCGAAGCAACTCCTGCTGTAGGTGCTTATATAGCGAAGATACCTGCTTACAGACCTATCTCAGCTTCAGTTCCTCCTGTATTATACAAACGCGTAGATACAAATATTTTAGTGGGCAGCCAGAATTGTCCTACATTCTATATGTGTACTACTCAATTCCCAGAGTCAGGAGAAGTTGTTGATATTTCTGGCAAGTCAGAATATGAATTAGAATTTGAAGAAGTTGTATCATCTGATTTAAGTACTGATGAAGGCGCTGTGAAATTTAACTTAAGTGAAGTAACTTTAGCAGGAGATGCAAAGGGTTACGAAGTTACCCCACAATCGTATATTTACATAAAAGCAGGAGAGTACTACAGTACAAATGGTACTACAAGTAGCGGAGTTCCTTATGTATATGATGCTAGAGGCAATCGTGTAACTACTGACTGTCCCGCAATGAGTGCTGAGCCTATTACAGAATATCCAGAATATTGGGATAGACGTTACCATCTTGATTATTATGAACGCACAACCGTTGACGTGCCTATTGAAATTACTAAAGATGGTAATGGTATATATAAATGCGAGTGTTCTGACACTGCTGTAACTTATGCAGCACTTACAAATCATAGAGTTGACGTATTTGCAATAGAAGAGTCAATTTCAATAGTTAATATGTATAAATCACTTACAGAGATATTTAATCTAAGTGATACTGAAGGATTAGTTGATAGAGGAAATTACAATATCAAATATCTAACCTCCGGTGGATATCCAGTTTATGAATATAACGGTAACAGTTTAATGTCTGCAATGTTAGCTCTTGCAGAAAAACGCGGGGATTGTGTTGCTTTAATTGACCACACAGATAATCCTGACCGTGAAAATAACGTTGATAAAGCTGGCAGCTTATACAAATCAGTTACTAACAGTGCTTTAAATTCTGATGGTTCAAATGGTGAATTTGGAGCAATGTTTACACCTTGGTGCGTATTTAATCGTACAACTTCAGACCGTGACACAACCGGTATAGTAAATGATTCTCCAATTCGTCTAGCAGGAAGTTTTGCATATCTTGGTGCATTAGCGGATTCAATTAAAACAAATGCTCCTTGGTTAGCTATTGCAGGTTCAAGTCGTGGTGCTCTTCAGAATCTGAGTGATAACGGTGTTACTACAAAGATTACAAATGGTGCTGCTGATTGGATGCAACCACGTAGCAGTCTTGATGGACGCGTAGGTATCGCAGTAAATGCTATTACAGATATCAAACCTTATGGAAATGTTATCTGGGGTAATAGAACTCTAAAAAGAAATGATGAAAACTTAGTTGCTACATCATTCTTAAATGTTAGAAACCTTATAAGTGATGTTAAGAAGATTTGTTATAGAACCGCTCGTAAGTTAACTTTTGAACAGAACAACGATATCCTTTGGGTTAACTTTAAGGCAGCTATTGCTCCTACTCTTGACAGAATGGTTTCAGGTTACGGTATATCAGGTTACAAGTTTGTTAGAGACACTGAGCACGAAAGAGCGAATGAAAAGGCTACATTATGTGCTAAGATTTATCTATATCCTGTATATGCTGTTGAAGACTTCTACGTTACAGTCGTATTACAAGATGACGATGAAGTAACAGTACAATAAAGTAGAAAGGGAGATTAGATAATGGCTTCAACACAAATTGGTACTTATCACTTAGCCGATAATCCTCAGTTATTTGAAATTCAAAGACAAAATAACTTTGAATTCGTTGTTACTGATATTGACGGAATTATTCGTGCAGGTGCTATCGGAACTGAAAAGAACGCAAAGATTAAAAATGCTCAGGAAATGTTAAGACTTTCTGTTACAAAAGCATTTGTGCCACACTTTACACAAGAAGTTGTTAATATCAAACGTGGTAACAGTACATTAAAGTACGCAGGAGTTCCTTCATTCTCAGAAGGTTCAATCGACTTTAATGACTATATTGGTGCTGATATTAAGTCAATCTTGAAAGCTTGGCAGAATCTTTCTTACAATGTACGCACTGAAAAAGTTGGTGCTCTTGATGTAACAAATTATAAGAAAGATTGTTATTTAATCGAGTACACACCTGACTATCGTAAAGTTAGAACTTGGAGACTTTACGGATGTTGGATTTCAGCTTTAAGTGAAGGCGAGTACACAGCTGATAGTGGTGACAAACATCAGATTTCTTGCACTATTCAATATGATAGAGCAGAAATTGATTTAAGCGAAGTACTCTAATACAACTCAATATATTGTATTTAATAATGGGAGAATTCTTATTCTCCCATTATTTTAATGTTAAAGGAGTGGCGGTTTATGAATAGATTATATGAGGACAATCGACAGAAACTATTAGCTAAATCCAAATCGTCACAAAAAGGGAAAGAGCGTTTTAACAAGCGAAATAAATCTCGTGTGGCTAATACTGTTAAAGCAATGAATTCTATTGATATGAATAAGTTATTTAAAGATGACATCTTAACTGTTAATTTACCTGTCCACGGCGAGACGGATGATTATACTGTTAGAATGACTTTCGGTGGATTTCTTGCTATACTCCGTGACCAGACTCGTGGAAAATCATCTGTAGATTTTAGAGATATCTCGCGAGCTGCTATTATTGGATTTAATAAAGATGATGTTTACATTCATTGTACTTGTCCTGATTTCACGTATAGGTTTGCATACTATAGCACACGCAATGATTTTAACAGTGGTGCACCTGAAACTCGTCCTTCTGACATCACTAATCCTGACGACAGTTTAGGGAGTGCTTGTAAACACGTATTGCTTGTTTTAAATAACACAAGTTGGATTATTCGTGTTGCTCGTGTGATTTCAAACTACATAAGATATATGGAACATCACTACCAAAAACTATATGCTGATATTATATTCCCAGCTGTATTCGGACGCGAGTATTCAGAGCCAGTCCAACTACCTATTGAAGATACTGACAGTTCTGATATGTTAGCAAGTGAAGATGATGTTGATACTATTGACGCAGCTAATACTTATAACCAGAATAGAACACGTTTCCAAAAAGGTAATAAACAAGGTATTCGTTTTGCTTCAAAAGATGATACTCCTTCTGAAGACCCCGATGATATAGAAGAAGAAAATCCTGACGACCAACTTTGATACCTCTTTTCATAGTGTTTATAATTGTATTATTATGTGTACAATTATAAATTACTATAAAGGAGATACAAAATGACAAATTATAGTATTGCTGAAGAATATGTGTTACCTTCTAGAGGTAAAGTATATTCTGAGAATGTAAACCCTGTTGTTAGAATCAGAAGTATGACAACAGAAGAAGAGATGAAGAGATTAGCCCCCTCTGACAAGGCTTACAAGAACCTTTGCGAAGTTATTGATGATTGTTTACTAGAGAACCCTGGCATATCTTCATATGATATGTGCTTGGCTGATTATCAGTTTTTGTTACATAAGTTACGTGTTGTTACTTATGGCCCTAACTACGAGAATACATCAGTGTGTCCATATTGCCAATCTGAAAATGACGGCACACTTAATTTAAACGAACTTGAAGTTGTGGAGTACGATGAAGCTGAGTTTGCAAAGTGTCTTGAATTTACATTGCCTAGAACACAAAAACGTATAAGAATCAGAATGCAGACTCCTCGAATGATTGACGACATCAATGACCGTACTAACGAGTTGAGAAAGAAGTCAAAAGGAACATCAGGGGATACTGCATTTTTATTTACTTTGCAATCTCTAATTGAAAGTGTTGACGGTCAAAAACTTGACCCTGTTAAGCGTGAAGATTTTGTAAGAGCACTTCCTATGATGGATACTAACTTTATAATGAAACACGCTCAAAAACTAGTAGAAAGTTTTGGAATTAGAACTTCCGTTGAGTTAAAATGTCCAATCTGTGGGTTAGATTATAATACTTCCTTTCGTATCACAAAGGAGTTTTTTGGACCCTCTATTGACATCTGATGGCAAACCTTATGGACCTGTTCGATATGAACAGATTGTAGAGGAACGTTATCTTATATCAAAACACATACACACATCTTACTTTGATTTAGGTAAGATTACTCCAATAGAAAGAAAATACATTCTTGAGTTTATCCGCAGAGATTTAGAACACGAGAATGAGGTTAGAAACACCCAGTTACGAAATATGGGGCTAAAATAAATTATTGTGAGGTGAGGTACAATGGCTAATTATATGAATGATGCTGCAAATGGAGTTAACTCAGAGCGAAACGACAACGCACAGCAACGTCAGATGTTTGATAATGACGTGAGCAGTAATAAGCGTTTTAAGTCGTTACTTGGAGCATATTCAGATTATGAGAAGATGCGACTTGAAATTGCTAAAAAATCGGGGTTAGCTAAATTACAACAAGACCTTGAATTTGCTAAGCGTTCAGGACAAGCCACTAAGAAGATTGAAGATGAGATTGCTTTAGTAGAGCAACAAATACATCGCCAATCTATGGATGCCACTCTAGCTTATCGTACCAATCAGTATAAGAGAGCTACTGTACTTCATAAAGCGGAACTTAAGAAACAGCAAGCTAACGAAATAGCCGAAGACCGTAAAACTAAGGAAGCTATATATCATAAGAAATGGGCAGAAGCTGATACCGCAACACGTATCAGCTTAACTAAAAAACATAAAAAAGAAGTATTAGCGAGTGTAAAAGCAGAATCAGAAGCTCGTGAACAAGCAATAAAACTGGAAAAATCTGAACAAGGTAAGAAGTTTAAAGAACTCGGTCAAAGCGTGAAAGATTTTGCAAAGCAACCTTCTTTTGAAGGCGCTGTACAAGTTGCTCATTCAATTGCTGGTATCAATGAAGGGACATTTCAACAGCTTATCAACGAGCAGAAGAAAGTTGTTCAAGCTCAGAAAGAAGCAGCTGAAGCTGCCGAAGCTAATGTGAACGCTTTACTTGAAGCTGGATTTGCAGAAGATTCAGAGGAGGTAGCGGCTGCAAAAGCTGAGGCGGAGGCAGCTAAGAAACAACTTAGAGCTGAAGAGACTAAAGCTCGCTATATAGAGAATTTTGCTCAAACTAGAGATAAACTTTTTGATGAAGTTGAAGGTATGCTTACAACTTATAAAGGGCATATTGACGCTAGGTTACAAGGGTCCGATACTAATTATAAAGAAGTAATGGGAGTTATATCAGGTAACCTTTCTTTAAGTCCTTTTGTAAAATCTCAAAAAGTAATTGAAAATATGAAGGAGCTTGTTGATAAAGGTGTTGCTTACAATGTTGAACAACGAGCATTCTTACAAACTGTAAGTGACAAGATAGCCAATACCTTTGATGCTTTTGATGCTAACTTATTAAGACTTATTAGATTACAACAAGCAGACACAACTGCTGCTCGTTTAGGTATGGAAGCCAGCTTAACTAAATTCTTCAACGGTATGTTCCAAGATTCAAGTTACTTGAATGATATGTATGACCAAGTATCATCTGCTATCATTGATGCTAACGCAACAATGACGCGTGATATGTCAGCACAGTTTGAATATATAGTACAGAAATGGTTAGGCTCTCTAAGTTCTGTGGGTATGTCTTCTGAGACAATAAATCAAATTGCAACAGGAATCAACTATCTAGCGACAGGTGACGTAACAAGTCTCGCAAGTAATTCACAGTTACAGACACTTATAGCAATGAGTGCTTCACAAGCTGGGTTAAGTTATTCTGATATGTTAATCAAAGGATTAGACGCAGAAACCACAAATAGATTACTTGAAGGTATGATGTCTTATCTTAAAGATATAGCTGAAAACTCAGACAATCAAGTAGTTCGTGCAGCTTATGGTGATGTATTTAATCTGTCAATGTCTGATATGAAAGCTATTAGCAATCTATCAGCAGGAGATATTTCAAATATTTCAAGTCAATCATTGAGCTATGGGGCAATGGAAAGTGAACTGAACAGTCAATTTGTGAAGTTACTTTCTAGAACTAGTTTGACTGAGATGGTTGACAATCTATACAACAACGTAATTTTCGGTGTAGCAGAAGATTTAATGAATAACCCAGTTACATACGGTATGTATAAGATGTTAGGGTTTATGGAAGACAATAACATTGATATGAATATACCGTTTATCAATGCGGCTGGGTTCGGTTTAGACTTAAACACATCAGTTCAAGACTTAATGAACCTAGGACTACAGCTGTCATCAGCTGTGTCACTTGTAGGCAATATGTTTGCTGGATTAGGCTCACTAGGAGGTACTAATCTTGATGCGTGGGGCGGCACTGAGTATACTAAACGTGGCTCATCTAATGCTTTTGCACTCGGTGCATCACAAGGTGACACAACTCAAGCCACTTACATAACAACAAGTAACTCATCTGATATGGAATCATCTACGCTTAATGCCGCAACAGATGATGCCGAAGAAACTAAGAAAATAACTAATAAAAATTCTGACCCTGGCAAAACTATTGATGACGTTTATAAAGTAACCGTGGAAGGTTCAGAAGGTTCTGGTGTGCAGAGAGTTAAAGAAGAACACTTGTTTAAAGTATTCCAGAACACAGGTAGCAACTTCTTACATACTAGAGACAGCAGAATGACATTTAAAGAAGTTAGTTTACTTACTCACGACACTAACTTGCGTACAGTCTTTGGAGCTAGTTCTCTTGTTAGAGATAATGCTTGGCTCAATGTTTATGATAATCATTTAAGTGATTTTATTGTAGGAAAGAGTAGCAGTTCTTTATCTGTAACAGACTTAGCGATTGACAAATATAAATCTACTGTTGAAGGTACTTTAAGTGTTTATGATAGTGCTGTTTACGGAGTGCTAAGCAACTTAAGTTTTGATAGTGGCGGACTAGATGTTTCCGTATCAAATATGGCTAAAGACCCTGCTACCGCAGAACAGATTGCTACGGCTATCTCAGGTAAAAACCTATCTGTGCAAAATGTGTCTTCTGACAAACTTACAACAACGGACAGCAACTTAAAAACAGTATTCGGAACTGCTTCAGTTGTTAAAGATGGTAAGTGGTTAAATGTTTATGACAATAGATTAGACGCCTTTGTTAGTGGCAGTGGTAAGAGTAAACTCGCTGTAGTTGACAGTGCTATTGACAGTTATGGAACAGCTTCAGGTAAATCAAAATTGGCTGTATATGACGCAACAGTGAAGGGTGTTTTAGATAAGTTTAAATTTAATAAAGATGATTTAAAAACAACTGTTACTAATATGGTAAGTGCTCCTCCAACAGCAGATGCTATTGCTAATGCCATTAGCGGTAAAACATTATCTGCCAAGGTTACTAATATGGCCAAAGACCCACCAACAGCATCGGCTATTGCGAGTGCCGTAGCAACACAGTCTTTGAAAGTAAAAAGTAGTAATAGTACTGGTGTACTTGTGGATATAAACACAGCGTCGCGTAATGCAATGAAAGGGTCAAATGTGGTAGAAGTATCAAAGATGCCTACTACAGCAACCACAGTTAAGTTTAACTACAATGACTTAGCTAAAGCTATTGTAAAAGCTATGGGCGCTAATTCATCTGATTCAAGAGCCGCAGTTAAAACTATTGGTGATTTGTACGCTTTATTCTTAGGTCAAGATGACCACGCTCAAGCACACGTACGCGTTCAAAACGAAGATGGCTTACGTTTACAAGTTGACACAGAAGCTGATGGTTCAAACTACGTGACAAACCTTAACGACAGAACATTAGTTTGGTGATATATATGTTACAAGAATTCTTTAAAACGACTTTAATTTCAAAATACATCAAATACCTTCTTTCAAAATCTCCTGTGCCTGTTTACAAGTTGATATTTGATAATGATGATATGATAGAAGGATGTATTTATACCTATAAGAATAAAATTCTTAAATGTACTAAAAGCGGACGTTTTGTAGGCGTCCGCGGTTCTTTAAAAGAAAGCGATTACTTATATGTACAAGAGCCACTACGTGTTAATGAAGGTTCTATGACTATTACGCGTTTTGTAGGTGCTTATAAGTATGTTATAGGGACACGTTACATAGAAGCTCCTACTGACGCTATATTATATTACAATGTAGATGAAGAGCGTTTTTATTTTGATTTTAGAAAATCTACACTGTTTGACACTGCACAAGAAGCAAGAGAAGCGGCGAGTGATATTGACACATCTTATATTGAAGAGCTGTTTGTTGAACAAGTAAATATCAAAGGTGAATACACTAAAGAGGAAGGTCCTTTTGCAGTAACTAATGATGTAGTAGGAGTGCAGAAATATGATAGAGCAGAATTTGTCACTATTGCGACAATGACTCCTGAAACATACATACCAGGGCAAACAGAGACTTTTATCTCTAACAGTAGTTATTATGATACTGAAACACACTATCGTCTTGGTGAATATCTTAGATATCTTAATAATCTATATGATTTGGATTTAATGCCTTTGTATAATTGTTTTAACTATAAACTAGCAGATACTTTTGTGTTAGACATTAAAGCTAAAAGTAATATTATCAGTGGTAAGGACCCCAGATACAAGACATATCTTATTCCTATTAAATTTGATAAGACATACACAGTAGCATTAGATTGTGCATTTCCTGTTCTGATGAAAGCTGTTTTTTATAATAAAGACCTTGTTACTGATGCTCAAAACCAATCATTGTTATCTGACTATCTAGATGAAGGAGTTGTGCTCCATAACAATATGCAGTTCGCACAGCCTAAAACATATTGTATCTCATATAAAAATGCTAATAAACTCAGTGGTAAGCCTACAGAAACTTATTATCCGATGTTACACGCTTACGAGAAGTATCTATACCTTGCAATTCAAGTGCCCGTTGACAATACATCCACAGTAGTTGTGTTAGAAGGCGATTACACTAGAGTGAGTAGTACTTCTGTAACTGATGTAATGGGTATTGAACGTGAGAACAATACTGCAGATGGTGTGTCGTCAATGTTGACAAGTGATTTGAGTTTATTGAGAGTTAATGACGGTCAGCAGCATCCTTTTGCGGACAAGCTAATAGAATACTTATGCCGAAACACTATTGATACTCGTGAATATATCGATGAAAATGTGGCGTATGTTGAGAATGCGGTTCATTACACTCCTGATTATGAAGGATTGTGGGACGACAATATAAGATATATACTATTTGACCGCTATATGAAAGCGGCAAGTACTAACGATAATCTAAATGGGTATGACATACTTGGGTATGTGGACAGCGACATCGAGCGTGCAATTAGAAAGGGGCTATTAAGTTAATGCCAACATCACAAATTTTTAGAATGATTGATAATTATATATATCTATATCACGTTGACCAGTTTATAGTTATACCTACTTTTCCTGATAGTTTAAATGACCAGATAGGCGTAACATATAATAGCAGCACTCCGATGGCAAGGTCCGCTCCTATATACTCCTATAGTCATTCTGGACCTCGTTCGCTACAGATAAATCTTGACTTGCATAGAGATATGATGTCTCAAATAAACTGGCAAGTGAGTAATGCTACAGTTGCTACAGGAGACGATTATGTTGATACACTTATCAAGCTTGTTCAAGCAGCTGCTTTACCCGCTTATGGTGCTTCCGAAAAAATGGTTGACCCGCCAATGGTTGCAGTACGTTTTGGTAATGATATATTTATAAAAGGTGTTGTAACAGGTTCTGTTGGTGTAACATATCAAGCACCTGTATTAGCAAATGAAAAGTATGCACACGTATCAGTTTCATTTACGGTGGAAGAAGTTGACCCTTATGATGCTCAGACAATATTATCTGCAGGTAGCTTTAGAGGAGTAGATACTAAACTAGAGCGCACATTCTGGAGGGCTTAGGAATGAATATTTTAACAGAAAAACAATATAAAAGTTATGACAGAGTATCAAGGTACTCTGTTTTTCCATACTATTACAATCGCTTGGATAACAAATATGTGTACGGCGTAACATCTCACTTAATAACAGAAGGTAAGAATTTTGTTACACATATTGTAGAGCCAGGTGATACACTAGATACTTTATCATTATACTATTATAATAATCCTACTTACTATTGGATAATTGCAGATTTTAATAAGATTCAAGACCCTTATGAAAAACTTGAAGTAGGTGCACATTTGAAAGTTCCAACTTTTAGTCATATTGAGTTTGATATATAATAGGAGGGCTCTATTTGGGAACAAAGGCTAATTTAGTAAGTATCCCCACATTAGTTGAAGCTCCATTTATAATTGCAAATATAGGAGGCTATACTTTCGGGTCATACATAGGCAGTAAGTCTTCTAATAGTTACGGAGCAGCTGTAAAAGTTACTTACCCTAATTTTATGGAATCAATGTCTATTACTAAAGTGAACGGTACTGTTAATACATATACTTTAAACTTTTCCTATCAAGTCAGGGCGGGTGAAGACCCTAATCTACTTGACAAGATTTTTAGTTCTGCATCAAATAATCGTCAGATTATATTACAATACGGAGATTGGAACGCTCCGAGTTACATATATAAAGAAGAGGTTTGTATTATAACCAATATTACTACAAATCTAGATATGAACAACTCGTGTATAAGATACACTCTTAACTGTACAAGTGATGCATTAGCTCTTGTTGCATTGTCTTATAATTTTCCTGCAAGAGAAGCTAAGCCTAGTGATGTACTTAAAGAAATGCTCAAGAGTTCCAAATATGGGTTAAAACAAGTATTTACCGGAATGGTGAATGGGGCTACAGGTAAAGAGATAGAGCTCATTGCTTCAAATGATAAGAAAGTTAAACTACTTGCTCAAAACGGCGTTACACCATTATCCTATATGAATTATCTAGTAAATTCAATGGTTAACTATAATAATTCAAGTACTTCTGCTATTCAGAGTTCAGGCTATTGTTTAACAATACACGATGATTGGAGTAACAATTATGGTGGAACTTATTTTAAAGTAACAGAAATTACTCCTACTACTGTTGTGCCATCCTCACTTGATACTTATGAGATTGATATAAACTATCCTGATGACAATTTTGTAACTCAATTCAGTTTAAATAATGACCAATCGTGGGCTCTACTATATAATTATGCATCTGAATTAAATCAGGAAGAGTACACATATTCAATCAATGACGCAGGTCAACTAGTTACAGAGTATGCTCCTTCAACAATGAAAACTAGCTCTAATAATTTCTCTGTTACTAAAAGTAACTGGTGGACACGAATGACGCAATTTCCGATACAAGCGACACTCACGCTAAAAGGATTGACAAGACCTTCTATATTGATGAGTTATGTTAAAGTCAATGTATGGTTTGCGGGTGGCCAAAAACATATATCCAGTGGGTTGTACATAATTACCAAACAAGTGGATTCAATAAGCGCGCAAGGCTATAAGACCACTTTAACGCTATTGAGAGTAGGTGGAGATAATTGACAATTCAAAGAGCTTTCATTGTGAATAAGCTTGACGCATATCATTACACAGTTAGAATCCCTTCAATAAACAAAAGTGGTTCTGCAGTGGGTCGAACTCCTGACTCTGAGTTATACACAGCTACTGTTTGCACACCACCAGGGGTGATTCCCGCTTATATAACAGGATGTGCGGTTTTTGTATTATTTGAAAATACAGACTATAGTGCTCCCGTAATAATAGGAGCACTAATGAATGAGACAGCTGAAAAATTACAAAGTGATATGAAACCTACAAGTCTAGTAGTTAGTACTAACGTTACTTTGCCGACAGATACAAATATCGGAGCTGTCTCACCTTCAAGTATTCAAACGTTGTTAGGTCAGCAGGAGTCTATTAAACATACATTTGAAGAGAATACTCGATTTCATAATGATATAACTGTTGATATAAATAACATAAACGATAGTATCATATATATGAAAGAACACGATATAGCATCGGATTATGCGGCTGATGTGCTTAAACAACGTGTAACCGTAAGTGAAGAGGATATTGAAGACCTTTCAGATTACTTAAACGAGCTTAAATCGGACGTAGATGATTTGGATAAGGAATTAGGTGACCCTGCCCAAGGAAGCAATCCTGCTACAGGGATGTACTTAATTACGGATAATATAAAACAATCCTTAAATAATCATATCAACGAATCTGGAGTTACGAATACTCAAAAGTTAAAACACATCAGTGAGAATGAACGTGGTGCTTGGAATGGTCATATCAATAATTCGGATATACACGTGAGTGCTGCCGATAAGAACACTTGGAACACTCATAAGAACGATAGTACTATGCACGTGAGTTCTCAAGATAGAACTAATTGGAATAGTAAAGCGGACAGTAATCACACTCACTCCGAGTACTCCGGTAGTAGTCATTCACACTCTGAATTACTAAACTTGTCAAAAATGGTCCTCGCATCAGGTTTATACGGAAAGACCACTCCTAGTAATCCAACTACTGGTCAATTATTTTTTAAATTGGAGGAATAGAAATGTTTTCAATTGCATTCCCTGAAATGTTTGCAACCTCACGAACACTGTTAGTTGAAGATAAAGAAGCAACGTGTTCAAATCTAAAATTACTGTTAGCTTCTTGGAAAAAATCACTATTTGGTGACCCTTATTTTGGAACTAACTTAAAGCGTTTTATATATGAACAGAATAATGTTGTGCTAAGAGATTTGATTATTGATGACATATATGTGTCTCTTCAGATATTTATGCCTCAACTATCTTTAACACGAAAAGATATAGTTATAACACACGATAAGACGGCTTTATACGCCACCATCAATTGTATAAATAAAATAGATAATCAACCTAATCTATATCAGATTAGATTAATGACAGATGAATAAAATGGAGGTTGAGAGTGAGTGCAAACTAATCCTTTATCTAACTTAAGTTATACAAATAAAGATTTTACATCTGTATATGTAGAACTACTTGACTTAGTTAAACAACTAAGTTCAAAGTGGGACCCTTCTGTTAGTAATGAGTCTGACCCAGGCGTTATACTACTGAAAGCTGACGCTATCATTGCAGATAAGAATAACTATAACATAGATAAGAATGTACTTGAAATGTTCCCCGAAACTGTTACACAAGAGATGAATGCGCGTAACTTATACAAACAATTAGCATATATAATGCCTTGGTATAAATCCGCGTCTACATCATTTACTTTTAAATGGATAGGGCGAGCACTTGAAAATGGTGAAACTGTAACCATCCCACAGTATACTATGCTTACTAACGAAGATGGTAGTGCAGTTTACACTTTAACTGAAGAACTAGTAATTGACAATGACCATCACGTTGTTGTAGGTGATGGTATGGAAGGTGTATTTCAAACATTGTCTGTTAATGGTTCTCAAGTAATAAGTATTACTCATTTAGACAGTGATAATCGTGTTTACCTTCCGGAGAGTGCTGTTGCTGAAAATGGCATCTTTATAAGAAGTGTTGATAACAGCAAATTATGGGAACGCGTTGATAATTTGCAAGTTAAGCCTCGAGGAAATACTTATTTTGAGTTTGGTATTGATAGTCGTAATTCAACTTGTTATCTTGAATTTCCTGAAGACGTAGATAAGTTAATTGGCAACGGATTATCAATTAACTATCTCACCTCTCAAGGTAGTGCCGGTAACGTTTCAGCAGGATGTATTGATAGGTTCTATTCTGATGTAACAGTTAATGTCGGTTCAGATAGTATGTTATTAAATAGTGATATCATAAATTTATATAATGCTTCAGCAAGTAAGAACGGCTCTGACCCCGAGACTATTGAAGAAGCATATCGTAACTATAGAAAAATTGCAGGAACTTTTAATACATTAGTTACTCTACGCGATTATGTTAATGCAGTATATAATAGCGGTCTTGTGTCTAACGTTATTGTAAGTGACAGATTAAATGATATTCAGCACGCGTATCAAATTCGCACATCAGACACTGTTAATCCTTATGTAACTCAATTAACTCACAGTGATGAATGCGTGAGTTACTTTAAAGCGGTGTGTGCTGATGTTGGGGAGACCGATTGGTACATATATAATGCTGACACAGGGGCTATGACACAACATACAAGTGAAGACGCTGACAGAGGTTCATATCTCTACAAGAAATATCATAATGGCGATACTTCAATGAACGCTTTTGATTTAAAACTATATTTATTCGATACACCGCATATAATTGATAGTATTACTGATTATGAGAAAACATTTGACCTTATACCTTCTGAAAGTGTTCAGACCGAAGAGATTAAACGATACATATATAATCAGCAATGCGTACAACACAACTTTAGAAACATTGTGTCCAATCTACCTTGTTTGTTTAAAAACGTATTCCCCATAGGGTTGAAAGTTGTGCCACAACATTTCCTTACAAGTATACAGATTGACCAAGTTAAATCTAACATAGTTAAGGCTTTATGGAATACTTGTAATTCTAGGGTTGTTGAATTCGGAGAATTGCCTTCTTATGATGTCATCTACGATGCAATAGTTAATTGTGATGAACGTATAAAGATAGCGGTTTTAGATGATTTTACATATACAACATTTGCTACCTATTGGGATGAGGATGAAGAAGAGTTCAAAGATATTCCTATATCTAGCACAGATTCTAAGTTAGTTGTGCAATGTAATTGTGCTGAAGATGTTTCTCCTTCCAGCCATTACTTAAAAGACTGGAGTAAAGCGCAGTTAAAACGTACGTACTTCTTATGGGGCAATGATGTTTATAGATATAATCCAATTGAAAACGATTTTGACCTCTATTCGAGTTTGAGAACAAATATACAAAAAGAGATTATTGCAAAAAGCGTTATAGGTGGTAGAACACCGTTATTTAAGAATGCATCTGCTTTTACTTACAAAGTTAATCAACAGTATGAAAGTGAACTTTCTGCTAGCAGAATTACGACAGGAGCTGTTATATCTCCTTTTGCAGTTCCTCCGGACAAAGATGACCCAACAAAGTCTGTTCCGATTAAAACAACTTTTAACTCAAATGGCGATAATATAGATATTCCTGAACCACAGATAAACAACGCTCTTTTAGAAGCTAGTTATACTTTAAAAGATAACGAGTCTATTAGATTTCTAGCGCCTACTTTTAAAAGTACAGTTAATTACTCTAACTATGCTAAGTTCCAACTTATTCTAAACGAGAACACAGGTAAAACTAAGAACGTTGTGGATTGGTCAGAAGCAATTAACAACAACACAGTTTATGAAGTTAATTCAGATGACTATAATAATGCTATCTATGATTATATAAGTAAAGGCCTATTCTCATTCGGCTCTGTTGATGATAACACAAAATGTGAGTTGGATAGTTTATCATTTCCTGCCGAAGTTCGAATTTACATAAAAAATAAAGCTTATTGTATCGCTGATACTGGTGACATAGTAGCGGCTCCTACAAATACATATCAAGCGGATAACACTAAGTGGATTCTAGACACAGAGTTTGAAGAACACACAACAGGAGCAAAGCCAGAATCTGTTGCAGGTTGTTATTACTATAACGAATCAAGTAAAAAGTTTTGTCCATTTGACAGTAATGATGCTTTAAACAGTGCAACGAAGTGGTTTACACCCGTTCCTGATAAATGGACTTTATATAATGTAGGAACTAATAAATATCTAATTTCAAAGAATAGTTCTATTTGTACTCTAGGTCTTTCTGGACAAACTTATGAAAGTGCTGAGGGTAGTAAAGAGTATCTACCCTATTACACAGTAACGACAGCTGTTATTGACACACGTCAAAATATTCTTACTAGAGCGATATTAAGACAAAACATCATTACTTGGCTACGAAATAACAAGGAATGGTGGAGGGCCTTCACAGATGCTAACGGTCAAGATACTGATGCCTTAACTGACACACAGATATTTAACTGGATAGTAGCTAATGTAAATACTGATTATAAGAAATTCTTGAGCACACAATTACAGACCACTTTCAATAACGTTGACCCTGAGAGTTCAAACACGTATAAATATGAAGTGCAGAGTCCTTTCTGGTCCTTCGGCAAAGTTGCTATGCCTGTTAGTACTGTGCAAAAGCCTTCGTGGTCCCCTCTAAATAAAGCGCCTCACTATCAAATGCAGTGTCAAGCTCCTGAAGTGTCTATTAAACCAGGTAAGGAACAAGCAAATACAGTTAGAAGTGCTTCTGAAGTTGTTGATACAAGCCTAAAAGCGGCTAATCACTGGGTGACTGAGGATAATGTTAGTGCTGTATTTATTGCAGACAATGTAACTTACACTAACTTTGATAATCTTCCTATATGTGAATATAATAAGGATAAGAAATGCTATGAAACTATAGGTGCTGACTCAGTTACAGCTTATCCTTACATATACGGATTATTCCAAGGCCCTTCTTCTTGGTTAAATGTATGTTATAAGAAAGAACGTATTGTTGTGGGAACCAGCAGTGAACCTAACTCAGAGTATGTAGGTACTGATGCTATTATACATACAACTTGGAAAGATGACCACATTATACTTTACAAAGAGCAGATATTGTATCAAGTACCTGCTAATGGAGATTACCAACTACAAGTAGGAGACGTAGCTGTATTTTTCTGGCGCACTGAGGATGCAGACGACGCCCCATATCATTACAAGAAGTATGTTGGTATTTCATCAAGTGACGCAACTGCAACTGTTCAATCACCTATAATTAAGCCGTCATTTGTGGTAAACGGATGTAGTTTAACTGACGCTCCTATAAACCCTGCTTCATTAAATGACGAAGGAGTACTACTACCTGGAGACACTTTATACAAAGCAGTATATGCAATGTATGGCGATTTTGACTTATCCGGTACAAAATCTATTGAGATACGCGACTTAAAACAAACAGTGTTGGATAATGGTAAGAATAATTATTATTTGATAACTAACACCATTAGCAATGAAAATAATTACGAGATGAACTTACTATCTCAACAAGAATTGTCAGAGTTTGAAAAAGTTTTAGATGGTACCAGAACATCTATAGTAGGTAATTACAGATATACATTACAATCTGATGAATACTTTGTTAGAACTAATAAAACATTTACAGAATATGAAATATTCCATCCCGGTACAATGATTGGTGTGTCAGTGCAGTGGGACACTGCTACTCTAACAGCACATTGTAAGGACAAGACTACAACCAATTCTCAGTTATCAAGAACATATATGTTGTCAGTTCCTGCTATTCCGTATGAAACAATAATGGCCGAAGGTATAAGTTCATTTAGCCAATCTTGTAAGTCTATAAGTAATATTGAAACACTATATGCTCGTGAACAACAAGTACACAACATAGTTAAAGGAAACACCCTTCAAATTAGACGTAATACAACACATACAGAAGACCCCGTTCCTGTATTCAAGTCTTGGGAAGACACTTATATAGGAGCCGAATTTGAAGTTAGTTATAAAACTTTAACAGGTGAAGTTGTTACTCTGCCTTCCATAAATATTCAAAGTGAGCAGTATGGATGGTCTGCTAGAGCTACCCTAAATATCAATAGCTCTTCAGATGCTCCGCAATGTATTGAGCCGTTATCTGATGACTATAAATCTGTACAGCTTCTTGCAGTTCATCGCGAAGATGTTGACGAAATAGAATGTTTCCCTCAATATGAATTTAATAACAGTAATCAATTGATAAATGCTGACAACATTGACGATATATATATGCAAAGTGACGTATGTGTTAATCGAATTGGCGGCAATAATATTGATATTACATATGTGGACTTACTGGCTGACAGACAAGATGTTAATCTATACTTCTACACTGAATCTATATTAACCGCCTCAGAGTGCTTTGCTGTTAGATTGGAAGATAAAAAGGTGGTTTGTGATATCAGTAAGATGGCAGTAGAGGCTGGACAACGCGTAGGGTCTTTACAGCTAAATCTTAAACCTAGTAGTAACTATATGCTATGTTTAGATAATATGTCAACTACCATAAACGTAACCGCCACATTATCACAAGTAGGAACCCCTTCAGTTCCTATTGCTATAACGAAGCTGAATAGACGCAATTGTGGTGGTAAGTTGTATTATACGTTTGCTACACCATCAGTTGAAGATGTATGCAGTTGTATTATAACATTAAATGCATCTACTGCAGAAACAACAAATTCTGACATTGTCGTTTTTGATTCCTTATCACGATTTACCTATAATGATTTTAGTAAGTATAACTTCAGTGCAGAAAATATTCTGACCGCTGTTCAAGGTCTTGATATTGATGACGTTTATAACTATGCATTTACTATAGACAGCAATGATGAAATGTATATCGAAGACCCACTTAACAGTAAGAGCTTCTTTAACGAACATCATATTGCTAACGCTTATACTATAAGTAAAGCTGATTTAAACGTAGGGTCAGCTCAGGATTCATATATAATGATTGTTAATAATAGGTGATATAATGGCGATATTTAGATTACAGGAAAATGTGCCTGATGTATACCCACGAAAATCACGCGATTTTCAGCTTATGTGTAATGCTTTTGATATTGTTAATAGTGCTGTTAAGTATGATATTGACAGCATTACTAACATAGCAAATACTCGTTTATGTAAAGATAATGTTTTACCTTTACTACAAACTAAGTTAGGATTTTTTACTAAGCAGTCTATGACTACGGAAGAGTTAAGAGCGGTATTGCAAGCTTTTAGATACGTAGTAAAAGACAAAGGCTCTCGTAAAGGAATACAAGCTGCAATTGAAGTATTTCTCAAGATAGCTAATGCTTCAAATAAATCACGTATAACCATATTGGATAACTATCAATATGAGCAATACGTAAATGAAGACATCCGTGGTAATACTTACATTGTAGAAATAGCTATTGAAGGACGACAGGTGGATACAACACTTCTAACTGAGTTACTGAAATATGTACTGCCAGCAGGGCATCAGCTGAAATATAGTTTCTATAGAGCTATGACGCCTGTAAGTCATATCAAGTCTAGTGACACTGTGCAGATTATTTTTATGGACACTTCAGATAGTAGAGCTGTTCGTGTAACAACTCCTAATGACAGCACTAGTAGATATCCTTATGAATTAACATTTACCGCAGATACTTATTACAGTAAAAATGGTGAACAATTTGTATTGCTTACAGAGATGCCTGTAAACTGGCCCAACGGTGAATACTATATCTGTACAAACACTTCCGATAACTATATAGCCCACGGTCAGAGTAGTGAGATTAAGCCAGTTTACGCCGATAATCTTTATTATAAGAATAATGGTGGTAACTATACTTTATTTGAATCAGCAGCTGAGTTTGAAAGTGCTAATCAGTGGTATACTAAAGAAACGTTGAATGAGTACAGTAAAGTTTGCCTACCTCTTAACAGTATAAATGGTGTAAGTACTACTCTCACTAAAGTGTATCGTACAATTGAAGAATTTCCTACTACAAATGATTATGATGAGTCTACTTATCCTATTAAAAAATCTGTCAATGGCGAAGCTATTGAAGTATTGACAAGTGAGGAGACCGATAATGTTTAATACTAGTTCCACAGCACAAGTTAAAAATGAAATAACTTATACTGGATGTGTGTCTGTAACACTTCGTACTAATAATCAAAAGTATAAAGTGAAGATGTATAACACAGGCACAAAACATCTTCTTGATGTCATAACAAGGGCTTTAGCAGGTTATGACATATCAGGAATGATTCCTAAATATTTTGATATACAAACATTTGATGAAATAAAGGATGAATATGTGACAGCTCTTACTAATCATATTCCTTTTACTGGGATTGTGTATGGACCTGCCGCAGATGCAGGTGATACTGATGGCAGAATGCTATTGAATGCTGTAGTTACATTTGAAGATAAGCAAGTGCTGCCTGTGTTAGCGTCACCCAGAATGGTTATACTGGATGAAAAGAAACGTCCTTTAGCTATCATAGAAACACAAGATATCAATGACTTATGGTCGGCAATAACAGCTTCTACTGATGCTATTATTGAGTGGTCATTACTTTTTACTAATTAAGGAGTGTTATAATGTCATATAATATCAACGGTACAGAAATTAGTGTATTCCCCCTCGCTAAAAATCGTCCTAGTGACAGAAGCTCACGTATTTTCTACGAAAATAATGTTGCTAATATTATTAGACAGATAATTGATGTAGAAGGGTTCTTGATTTCCTCAGACACAGATGCTAGCTGTGTAATTGTAGACTCCGCTACTGTTAAATTAAAACTTGTTGGAGATTTAGTTTTTAACTTATACGGATATTATTTTAGTATAAAATCTGGTGCTACCTTATATAAATGCTCAAATCTTGATACTGCAGCCGAGTCAACCACTATTCAATTATCAGCTGCTTTGCGTATGAACGACATCACTCAAGAGATATTCTATGGTGATGAAGAAGGCGAATACAAAGGTCTATATATCTATGAAACGAACAATAGTAGTACACATCCTGCTACTGCTATGACAGTTGAAAACGGGTGGCACTGTATTGATTTGTGTACTTGCGAATTGAAATATAATTCAACAGATAACTGGTATGTACACAGATTTGAGTTGAACGATGCTTCATTTAAGAAAATATCTAGTGCAAGTTTAGACCAATCAATCCGTATAATAGACGGTAAACATTAAGTTATAATTGTATATATTTATATATAAATTAAGAATGTGTTGAGGTTATTATGAATAGAAAATTAACAGTTATAACTTGTCCTAGTTGTGGTAGAGAATACTTGCCTGCAGAGATATTTATCCCGAAAGCTTTTTTCGGTATTCCCGATGTAATTCGAAGAGATAGCGAAGGCAAGATAATTGATTTCTTAGGGTCCGATATGGATTTAAAAGAAAGTTACTGTTGTGACAACTGCTCAAAGCCGTTTAAAGTGTCCGCAACAGTTAGCTTTGATGCTGTCGAAGATACACTTAATGATTTTTCAACTCCTTATACCACAAAGATAAGTTCACGATTTGAATTAGCGGAAAACTAATAATGATTACAATAAAAGAACTTACAACAAAGAGGATTCCGGGGCAATCCTCTTTGTTTATTTCATTTGATTATAATGACAAGATTGTTGCATTATTAAAAGAATGCACCCCTTGTGATTATAACAAGAAAACAAATATATGGGAAATACCTGCAACTAGGTTAGCTAAGTTTGTTAACAGTGCTTATAAGATAGACGAAATTGAATTTTATCCACAAATAGTAAAGAAGTCAGTAGACGTTGAATACCCGTTGCAAAAGTATAAAACAACTCCGTATGACTACCAGCGTGAAGGAATACAGTACGGATTAAATCATAACAAATGGTTACTGTTGGATGCTCCAGGGTTAGGTAAAACTTTACAGTTGATTTATCTTGCCCAAGAGTTGAAGAAGAGAAATAATGTCGAACATTGTCTTATAGTATGCGGTATTAACACACTGAAGACAAACTGGAAAAAAGAGATACAAAAGCATTCTAACCTGTCTTGTACTATTCTCGGAGAAAAAAGAACACGTAAAGGTAAAGTGTACTACGGTGGTGTTAGTGACCGCTTAGCTCAGCTGAAATCAAAGATAAACGAGTTTTTCGTTATAACTAATATCGAAACCTTACGTGATGATAAAATCGTTGCACAGCTAAGAAACGGCAAGAATAAGTTCGATATGATAGTAGTTGATGAGATACATACTTGTAAATCTAACACTTCACAACAAGGAAAGAACTTACTTAAGTTAAAAGAAGCCACTTTCAAAGTTGGGTTAACAGGTACTTTATTGTTAAACAACCCTCTTGATGCTTATGTTCCATTAAAGTGGATAGGCGCAGAAAACGCCTGTTTTTCAAACTTTAGATATCAGTATTGCCAGTATGGCGGATATTTCGGTAACGAATTTCAGCACTATAAGAACATTGATTCTCTAAAAGAGCAGTTGAATAGTTGTTCACTACGTCGCACGAAAGATTTACTTGACTTACCACCGAAAACAATTATTGATGAATATCTTGATATGAATGACAAACAGTCAACATTCTATACAAACATTGTTAATGGTATTGTTGATGAAGTGGATAAGGTTAAGATTAGTACTGCTAATCTATTAGCAATGATTGCTAGATTGCGACAAGCAACAGCGTGTCCGTCGATTCTTACAACGGAGAATATCCCTTCAACAAAGATGGATAGATGCTGTGAACTTATTGAGGAAATAACAGCTAGTGGTAACAAAGTAGTAGTTTTCTCATCATTTAAGCAGACGCTAAATGAACTTTACATACGGTTACAGGAATATAACCCCCTAGTGTGTCACGGCGATGTTTCTGATGATATCATTTCTCAGAATATTGATGCGTTCCAGACCTCAGATATGAACAAAGTTATGTTATGTACACATCAGAAGATGGGCACAGGAGTCACCTTAACAGCTGCGAGTTACGCAATATTTATTGACCAGCCGTGGACATCTGGTGCTTATGAGCAGGCGTGTGACAGAATACATCGTATTGGTAGTGAACGACCTGTCTTTATCTACAACTTGATTTGTAATGATACTTTTGATACACGCGTTCACGACATTGTGGAAAGTAAAGAAGCGATAGGTGATTACATAATTGATAATAAACTTGACGCACAGTCAATTGAAATATTAAAACAATGGATATTAGATTTGAAATAAACCGACGTAAGTTGGTTTATTTTTTTGTTTGAAAGTTGGAAGCACAGCAAATCTAATTATAATAATATTAAGAAAGTTAACTGAATCTTAGTTGTTTAGTTGTAATATATTATATTTATATATATAATATAATTGATGATAAAACTATAATATCATCAATACATATTAGAACGGTGATTAGTTGATAAAACAATATAAAGAGGTGTTTCAACAAGCTGTAACTGTATTGCCTGACCATAAGAAATTATCACAGATTGAGTTAGCTGAAGGATATCTTGAGCAAGGACCGAAAAGTGATGCTTATCTTGCAGCGTTAGTGCTCAGATATTGGAACATAATTGAAAAGATGTTATACAAAGATTATGGATTGTATGACGAAAAAGAGGCTTACGACTGGTTTATGGATGCTTTACTGTACACCATAACGGCTTGTCCGTGGAAAGACGAAACTAGTACAGTGTATAAGGACCCTAAAGCAGTTGAAAAAGTTTTAAATACGTGTGTACATTGTAGTCGTGCGAATTGGTTTCAAGCATCAAATAGACAAAAGCGAAAGATAAACCATAACTTAAGTAGTATTGAAGCCCTTTCAGAGGAGTTTAAAGACGCTTATCTACCACGTGAGTTAACCACAAGTATTACCGAAAATTCTTACAGCTATCTTGTGCTTCAATGTTATAGCAAACAACAGTATTTGTTTGCTTTAATTATTGATTTGATAATACACGATGTGATGCTTGAAAAATGTGTGGATACACGCAGTTTAATTCAGACCGTAAAGAAATCTGTGAAGACTTTACCGAAAGATTATTTTAAAACTTTCGCTGAAACTTATGAGTTAGACCCTCAGCAAGTTGAAAAATCATTTTCATATATCTATAATATGAGTGATAACAAATTAAAACAATCTATTGAGAATTATGTTTATAAGTTACGCACCCTATTGAAAAACGAGGATTAGAATGTTAGTTGATTTACTTAGTATGGACAATTATGTTAGTTACAATATAAAACTAGCAGAAATAATCGGACTGCATCCTGCTATTTATATTAGTGAGTTGCTTAATATAAATGAAAAAGCTGTACGTAAAGATAAGTTGAATGAAGATGCATTCACGGTTTGCAGAGATTATATAACAAAACGCACAACACTCAGCAAAGATGAACAAAAACAGATTGATGAGTTACTTTTGAGTGTGGGAGTATTGAAGGTTAGTGACGATAATCCGGATAGTCTTACGCTCGATTTGACTGTTTTAACTGCATTGATATCTGCTGAACCTGTTGCATTGAGCAAACTTGAAGACATCATTAAGAAAGCTGCCAAGCCTAAGAAAAGAACAAAGGCAGAGGCGATTGTTGACAATCTAAAGGCCTTGATTGAAACTTCTAATGATGAGCTTAAATCGGCATATAAAGATTGGATTGATGCAGTGTACGCTAAACAAGGGTGGATGTCCGCTAAATCAGTGACTGTAGGTCAAAAGACTGTCGATAACTACGCAAATCATAATCTTGATTTAGCGTTACAAATACTTGAGATAGCAGCGATGAATGCTTATCGTGATATACAGTGGGCAATAAATGCGTATGAAAAAGATTATAAAGTATCGTATAGAATCCCACAAGCTCCTGCGAAACCTCGAGTAACTACAAATCTAAGTGAAGAGGTGTTTTAACATTTGATATTTAGTGATAGATGTTTTATTAAAGACCAGTGTGCTAAATATCGTAGAGGCGAGTGCGTTGATAACACATTCTGTATCAAATTATTTAAACTTGATAAACTGTACGAGAATGCGTTAGTTAGTGATAAACAACGATGTCACGTTAATCTACGAATTGACGCCGATGGGACTGATAGAGATGAGTTTAAGAGACTTCAAACAATTCAGTCAGACATAATTGAATTCATAAAAGGTGGTAGTAACCTTTATCTATATTCTACTACTTGTGGTAATGGCAAATCGTCGTGGGCACTCAGACTATTACAAGCGTATTTCAATAAAGTCTGGCCGAGTGCTTCTATAGAATGTAAAGCATTGTTTATCAATGTTCCAAAGTTTTTCTTAGCTTTGAAAGATAACATTAGTAATCATAGTGACTATATTCAACACATTAAAGATAATGTTGCTACTTGTGATTTAGTTATCTGGGATGACATAGGTACTAAAGTTGGAACTGAATTTGAAATAGAAAATCTACTTAACATTATTAACAATAGAATTGATAATGGTAAGTCTAATATATACACATCAAATATGAATCCTGAACAGTTGAAAGAACGCGTTGGAGAACGATTGTATTCTCGAATTGTAAATCTTTCTACAAATATTGAACTACACGGGATGGATAAGAGAGGTTTATAGCGTTTGGTACAACTACAATTTCTAAATAAACTATTAACAACAAAAGATACTTCATTATTGTTAATGAATAATCTAACAGATGAATTTTTTAGCGATTACAAGTATGAATTCAAGTGGATAAAAGAGCATATTGATAAATATGGAAATTGTCCGGATATCCATTCTTTTGTGGACAAATTTCCTGAGTTTGATGTTGTTGATGTTAGTGAAACTACAACATATCTTATTGATGAACTATATCAAGATTATAATAAACGAAAGTTAGCAAAAGTTTTTAATCGTGTTCGTGAACTACTAAATCAGGATAAGACTGATGAGGCTATGCGTGTGTACACATCTGCAGCATCGGATATTGTTGAATCAACACATCTTGACACTGTAGATATATTCAAAGACACTTCACGATATAATGCTTATGTTGAAAAATGTAACGATTATAATAAGTTTTACATAAAAACAGGATTTAAAGAACTTGACGAACTTATCGGAGGATGGGACCGTTTAGAGGAATTGGCAACTATCGTTGCTCGACCTGGTATCGGTAAATCGTGGATATTACATTTTATAGCATTAGCGGCAGCCGAACAAGGTTTAAATGTCGGTATCTATTCTGGTGAGATGAGTGAGAATAAAGTTGGTTATCGTATTGATACTTTAGCTTCACATATCTCTAACACAGCTATTATGCGTGGTAACGATTCTGTACAAGTTGAATATAAAAGATATATGGAAGAATTGCCTAACAAGTATAAAGGTAGTATAAAGATACTAACACCCGCTATGATAAATGGTGCAGCAGGGGTTACTGCTTTAAGAGCATTTATTGAGAAAGACAAACTTGATATACTTTGTGTAGACCAACATTCTTTACTTGAAGATGACCGTGGTGCTCGTAGTCCTGTTGAAAAGGCTGCTAACATTTCGAGAGACTTGAAGAATTTACAAGTATTAAAGCATATACCTATTATTGCAGTATCACAGCAAAATCGTGAATCAACTGAAGGCGGTCAAACCACAGCTCACGTAGCTCAATCTGACCGTATATCACAAGACAGTACTGTTGTTATATTCTTAGAGCAAAAAGATGGAGTTTTAACTCTTAATCTTGTAAAAGCTCGTGATGCTATCAACGGTAAACATCTGCAGTATGCAGTTGATTTTAATAAGGGTATATTTACATATATTCCGAATGATGAAACTAGTAGTAATCCGCAAGCTGTTAGTGATTTAGTTAGAGAGTATGAAAGTGAAGGAGTAGACGCGTTCTAATGCATCTTAAGATTGGTAATAAAGTTATTACAACAGATATGAAAACAATCTTAAATCAGTTACGAAGCGAACTCACAAATGGTAAACTTAGAGACATCGGAGCGATGCGAGGTAATAACATACCTGTTACTTGCCCACATCACAAAGATGGTATGGAAAGGCATCCATCGTGTATGGTGTTTGCTGACCCGAATGATAAAGAAACAGAGTATGGATTTGTACACTGTTTCACGTGTGGTTATGCGAGACCGTTACCTCAATTTATTGCAGATTGTTTTGATGAACCTGATATTGAATTTGGTCAGGAATGGCTACTTGAGCGCTGTCAAACAGCATTCTTATCTGAGGTAGACTATCTCCCACCTATTGAATTAGATAAAAAACGTGCTGTCAAGCAGTATATGGATGAATCAATCTTGAAGTGCTATGAATACTATCACGATTATATGTGGTATCGAAAGTTAACAAAAGAGATTGTTGATTTGTTTGAGGTGGGATATGACCCTGTTAAAGATATGATAACATTTCCTGTGAGAGATGAGCAAGGCGGTCTTGTTTTTATTACAGGACGTTATGTTAAATCAAAAAGATTCCAGATACCTGAAGCAGTACAAAAGCCTGTATATTTGTTGTATTACATATTACAACAAAAGATTACGTCCGTTGCAGTGTGCGAAAGTCAGATAAACTGCTTATACTTATGGTCTATCGGTATTCCTGCCGTATGCTTATTTGGGACAGGCACCACTTATCAATATGATTTGTTAAATAAAAGTGGCATTCGTACATTTAATTTATATTTTGATGGTGACGAAGCTGGACGTAAAGGAGCAAGAAGATTTAGACGTCACATACGCGATGACGTAGTAGTTAGTGACTTCTTAGTGCCCGCAGGTAAAGACGTGAATGACTTAACACCTGAAGAAGTTAAAACCTTAACTTGTTATTAGTTGTAATATAAGTTAAGATTATATATAATTATGATATCAAAATGAAAAGGAGCATTTATAATGGCAAAAATCGCATTTGGAGCTATTCCCGCAGACGGCGGTAATGGTGGCAGTCGTGGTACCTTTGATTTCTTTAATCTTAGAAATGACGGCGATGAGGCAATCGTAAGAATTATGCACGATAGTGTTGATTCATTCAATATCTATGCAGTACATAACATCACAGTCGGAGGAAAATATCGTAAGATAAACTGTATTAGAAACCCACAGGATGCAGTTGAAATGTGTCCGTTGTGCAATACAGGTAACAATACAAGTACTAGAATCTTTATCAATATGGTTCAGTACAATCTTGACCCTCAGACTCAAACTATGGTTGGTACTCCTGTTGTTTGGGAGCGCTCAACTTCTTATGCAACAAAACTTAAGAATTTAATTGATGAGTATGGACCGTTATCAGAATCGTTATTCAAGATTAAGCGTAACGGTGCTGCAGGCAGTATGGATACTACCTATGACATTTTCTACTGCAGTCCTAAAGTATATACAGATGCAGCATACCCACCAGTACCTGATGCGTTCAATGATTACGATGCATTAGGTAGTATTATTCTTAATAAGAACTATCAAGAGATTGTTGGATTCATCCAGACCGGAGCATTCCCTGGAACTCAACAGCCAGCAGCAGAACAGGCAGCGACCGCTCCAATGAGTTATCAGCCGAAGGCTGAAGGTGTGGCAGCAAGTATGCCTCCTGCAGCTCCTGCTGTAACTCCTACACCTGCAGTTCCTGACTATTCACAAACAGGTGCTCCTGTATATCAGCAGCCCGCTGTAGCAACTCCTGTTGAAACTGCAGCTCCTGTAGCACCTGCATATCCTGCTCCTCCAACACCTCCAACCGGAGCACCTGGATGGCAAGCACCTACTACAACTGGAGCGCCAGTTAGACCTGGTCCCCGTTATTACTAATAATGGGTTCATTATGGGGTGAGGAGTTCGTTGTAAAGCGGACTCCTCCTAAAAAAGTAATAAACAAAGTTAACAATCCTAAAGATGCTAATAAAGTAATCAGTAAAGCGATAAAGTCAAGTAATATTCCGTTAGAGTACAAACTTGACGCTATTCGTACAAATGTTTACAAGATATTAGGTCGATTTGTTGATGATACACAAGTTATAAGAACGCGTGAAGAATTAACAGCGTATATTGATGCTGCTATTGCTAATGGCGAAATTGCAATAGATACTGAAACGAATAACAGTCTTGACCCTATTACTTGTAAACTTATGGGGCCTTGTATATACACCCCAGGGCAGAAGAATGCTTATATACCTTTAAATCACGTTAATCCTGTTACATATCAGAGACTTGAAAATCAGTTGACCGAGGCTGATATAACAGAAGAGTTTAACAGACTTGTAGGCACAAAGATAATAATGCACAACGGTAAGTTCGACTACAAAGTTATCAAGTGTACTTGTGGTGTTCAACTAAAAGTTTACTGGGACACAATGGTAGCTGTTCGTATTCTTGATGAGAACGAAAAGAGTGCTAAGTTGAAAGACCAGTATCGTGATAAGATTGATTCTTCCGTTGAAAAATATTCAATCGACCATTTGTTTGAAGATATTGAATATGCTATTGTTGAGCCTGAATTGTTTGCATTGTATGCAGCTACTGACGCATTTATGACCTACAAACTTTATAAGTGGCAGCAGTTGCAATTTAATCAACCAGGTCACGAACGATTAAGTGATTTATTTCATAATATTGAGATGCCTGTTATGGAAGTTGCTGCTGAAATGGAACTTACAGGTGTTGAAATTGATATAGAATATGCAAACAGATTAAGCCAGAAATATCATAAGTTAGCGGATGACGTGCAATCACGTATTGATACTCAGTTAGAAGCTTATCGTGATGTAATCAATGAATGGCGTAAAACCGATGCAGCTAACTTTAGAGCCGAAAAAGTAAACAAGAAGGGCGAAACTGTTTATGCGAAATCTAAGAGTGAACAACTTAAAGACCCACCTCAGCTCACAAGTCCAACTCAGTTTGCAATACTACTATACGATGTATTAGGTACACCCGTAATCGACAAGAAGTCACCACGAGGAACAGGTGAAGCAATTCTTGAAAAGATTGACAATCCGTTATGTGAACTTGTTTTAGAGCAACGAGGCCTTGAAAAACTTATTAGTACATATATTGATAAGTTACCTAGATGTGTGAATGCTGCAGATGGCAGACTTCACGCACACTTTAATCAACTTGGAACTGACACTGGACGTTTTAGTTCCAATGACCCTAACTTGCAGAATATCCCGAGCCATAACAAAGAAATTCGTTTGATGTTTAAAGCATCAGATGGTTATGTTATGGTAGGTGGAGACTTTTCACAACAAGAGCCGCGTCTACTTGCTGAATATGCTCAAGATGAGAATATGATTTCAGCTTACAAACAGAATAAAGACTTGTATGCAACTATTGCTTGTGGTGTATACAAGAACACATACTGGGATAATATGGAGCATTTTGAGGACGGTTCACCAAACCCGATGGGTAAGAAAAGACGTGGTAACTGTAAAAGTATTTTACTTGGTCTTATGTATGGTCGTGGTAATGCGTCAATTGCCGACCAGATTGGTGCATCAGTTAAAGAAGCTGATAAGATTATTGATGACTTCTACACAGGTTTCCCAAAGGTTCGCGAATGGATGGATAAAACTATCGCTGACTGTAAACTTAACGGATATGTAGAAGACTTCTGGGGTCGTCGTAGACGTTTACCAGATATAAACTTACCACAGTATACTATTACTGATAAAAGTGAATCAAAGAATGCAGTGGACATAAATCCGCTCTTAGGTTCAAAGGGGTTAGTAACAAAAGTAGTTAATCCGTTGATTGAAAAATATCGAAGTCAGTTAGATGCTGCAAGAGGTTGGAAACAAGTAAATGCAATCAAAGAAGCTGCTCGATTTGATAAGATTGATATAAGAGATAATGGAGCATTCATATCTCAAGCAGAGAGACAAAGTGTCAATTCACGAGTTCAAGGTGGAGCGGCTACAATGAGCAAACTTGCAATGCGTAAAGTTTTCGATAGCGAAGAATTACGTGCATTAGGATTTAGAATGCTGTTACAAGTTCACGATGAGCTTATCGGAGAATGTCCTGCAGAAAATGCTGATAAGGTTTCACGATTGTTATCAGATATAATGAAAATATCAGCAGCGCCTACTGTGCAGATTCCTTTCAAGTGTGATACTGAAATATCACCTTGTTGGTATTATGATGACTTTAAAAATATATTGCAAGATGAATATAAGAAATTGCTTAACGCTGGAAATTTACCAAATGATGCCTACAACATCATAGCTGCAAAACACGAAGAGTGCACTGAAGAGCAGTTAAGAGATTTCTTATCAGATGTATTATAAACAGAGTTCATTCCAAATATTCCTCTGTATAAATAAAACTTAGGAGACAAATTATGATAAATAAAGTAAAAAACTATTTTAAGCAATTTAGAACACTTCTTGAAGATATCCCAGCTTGGGTATTAACAATGTTTGTGATATCCATTGTTTGTATGAATTTATTTGCAAACAAATCAATAGCGTTCTCCAATAATTGGTTAGCGCTTGACTGCGGTATTATTTTTTCTTGGATGTCTTTCTTAAGTATGGACATCATAGTGAAACATTTCGGTGCTAAAGCATCGGTTCAAGTGTCACTTGTTGCAACCTTTATTAGTGCTGTTATAGCGGTGTTATTTTACTTAGCTGCATTGATTCCAGGCAACTGGGGTGCATTCTATGATTTTGGAATGATGAATGAAGTTAATCAAGCTATTGACGCTACAGTTAAAGGTAATTGGTATATCGTATTTGGTAGTATGGTAGCATTTATTGTAGCAAGTATTACTAATAGTGTAACTAATGCAGCTATTGGTAAGTTATACAACAATAGAGATACTTATGGTGTATTTGTTGTTAGAACTTATGTGTCAACAACAATCGGACAATTTGTTGACAATTTTGTGTTCTCGTTAATTGTTAGCCAAGTGTTGTTTGGTTGGACTCTTCTACAATGTTTTGTATGTGCTATAACTGGAGCTTTATTTGAACTGATATTTGAAGCAGTGTTCGCTCCTATTGGTTATGGTATATGTCAGAAATGGAAGAGAGATAATATCGGTAAAAACTATCTGTCAATGATAAATTGACAGATTAGTTGTATTATGCCGAAAAATATATTATAATTACAATGTAAAATAAACTAGGAGGTTAATAATGTATAACGGACCGTTTCACTTGTATTTTGCAGGTAGGGGTTCAAAAGAGGGTCTTGAACTAAAACGCGAATTAGGCTGTGACCAACTTTATTCGCAGTTGAACGAGCGTAATCACATATTATCTGACATCGAGTACCTTAAAGAACATCCTAATGCATTTTGTTTATTTGTGGATAGTGGTGCTTATACGGCATACACAAAAGGCAAAGAAGTTGATGTTGATGACTACATAAACTTTATAAATGACACCGGCGATTATGTAACTATATATGCTCAAGTGGATAAGATTCCTCAGGTCATTGGTCGTGAGCCTACTGAGGAAGAATTAGCAGCTGCACCGGCTCAAAGTTGGGAAAACTTCTTATATATGATATCAAAAGTTAAGCCTGAGTATAGGGATAAGATTATGCCTGTATTCCACTTTGAAGAAGACACTAAGTGGTTACATAAGATGCTTAACTATACTTTTGAAGATGGTGAACATATTAAGTACATAGGACTTGCGGTATCAACTGTAGATAATGCGGCTACTCGATTTGCTTGGTTGCAGATGTGTTTTGATATCATCAAGAATAGCCCTAACCCAGATGTTATGACACACGCTTTCGGATGTACTGCATTAGAAGTGCTTGAAAAGTTCCCTTTAACTTCAGCCGACTCGACTACTTGGGTACAAGCTGCAGCTTATGGTAATATCATTGTAGACAATAAAGTTTATATGATATCAGAGAGAAGATTAAAGGATAACGGCAATGTTTTAAATCAGAGTAAAGCATTACAAGAAGCTCTTGATGCTAAGATTCGTGAGATGGGCTTCACACTTGAACAGGCGGTTGAGGACTATAATACTCGACAACAGATAAATATCAAATCGATGAAAAAGTGGGCAGACAATTACAAATGTACTTATTCATCAGTAGCTCGAGGTGAGTTGTGGTGAGTAACGGTAAAGTTTTGATAACAGGAACAAGTAGTGGTATCGGTAGAGCGACTGCACTTTTGTTCTTAGATAGGGGATATGATGTGTTCGGTTTGGATATACAGCCGAGCACAATCGTACATGGAAGTTATAAACATTATGAGTGTGATGTTAGTAAGCCTGAAACTCTTCCTCCAATAAAAGGCATTAACTATCTTATCAATAATGCTGGAACTATTGAGGAGGATATTTCCATACCAGTTAATCTTGAAGGTTATGTTAATGTCGTTAATGAGTACGGTTGGGGAAATAACTGTATCAAGTCAATTCTAAATATAGGTAGTATATCTGGTATTGTAGGACTTGATACCCCTTTGTATGCGGCCTCGCAAGGCGGACGTATATCATATACTAAGAACCTCGCAATAAACTTTACAAATAGGTTTAAAAAGGTTCCTATCAATATATTATGCTTCGGAGCTGTTATGACGGGTCTTGAACCTAAGCTATATGCAAATGACGATATGGTTCAAGCAGTTGCTAACGAAAATATGTTGAAGAAGTGGATAACAGTTGAGGAAGCTGCTGAATGGACATATTTTATGTCAGTGGTAAATCAATCAATGTGTGGACAGTCAATTCTGGTTGATAACGGTGAAGCAGCAAACTTTAACTTCATTGACTGTAGAGGTGAGTCCGATTAACAAGATATGTGTACTTATCCCGTGTTTAATGCGTGATAACAATCGTAAAGCAAACATCAAATACATAACTGATAATATCAGTAAGACACAAGCTGATAAGTTCGTTATCTATGCTCAATGTTTTACTGACAATGATTATGCAACTTTAACTCATCTTAATGTTGAATTCATCGGTAAGATGGCAGAGCCACAAGGGTTTGTTAAGCCTCGTAATGAATTACTGAAATGGTTTTATCGTAGTGACTTTGATTATGCTATATGGTTGGATGCAAATGAAACAATGACCAATACAACCTTAAATTCATTTCTTACGCTTGTAGATGCTGTTAGAAATGACAAAGTTGATTTTGACGCAGTGTTTAGTTCACTTGGTATTATTGCTTCAAGTGAAAGAATACAACTTGCATCAATGGATGATTATTTTGACGTGTTGAAATTGTTGCCAACGACACGTTATAGCGTTAAGAATAGTCCCTGGCTGCATAGTTGTTTTATGAAAAATCTTCGTAAGTATTATGATGAAGAATTATATATTGATGAGCGTTGTGACCCTTGGAAGGGGACATCTGAAGACACTTATTTTTCAACTCTACTTAGGCAGTGCTGTAGATGTTATTTGTGCCCGTCGATAACAATATCAAAACCTCCCGCTAAAACTTCCACGTGGATGCATAATTCAACTGACGAGAACGGGAAGCCCACTTACGGATACCCTCCGATAGCTTGGGAAGAAATTCAGACAATGGCAACTGAGAACTCCAAAGAGCGAATTCGAGAGGGCGCCACATCTATTATTGAAATTCCTCGTGTAGATGACTTTAGAAGTAATCTCACGAGTTATAAATCAAGGAAGAAAATTCCTGATATATCACAGAAAGTTAGTTTATTCTAAAGGAGTATGTAAATGATTATTAGAACCGAATTACTTCAAGATTCTTGTGCAAAGATTTTAAATGCTGTTGACTCAAACGTATTATCAGCAGTCACTGAGACTCTTGAAATCAAAGCTGCAAATAACGTATTTGTTATGGCAGTTACTAACCGCGAATATTTTGTTGAAATCAAGATGGACATTGAGGTTCCTGATGAATTCCACGCAACTGTTAATGCAAATCTATTCTTAAAATTGATTGCAAAAGTTACATCAGAAACTATTGAATTAACCACAAACGGAAATTCGTTACATATCAAATGTAATGGCGACTACAAGATTCCGCTCATCTACGACGGCGAAGGCTTGATGGAGCTTCCTCGTATTAACATTGAAAATGTGACTGAGTCAATTGATGTTGACAGTTCAGTACTTCGTTCAATTGTTAACTACAACAGTAAAGAGCTCCAGAAAGGCACAATCTCTAAACCTATTCAGAGACTTTATTATATTGATAAAGACGGCGCAATTACCTTTACAACAGGTGCTTGTATTAACAAGTTTGACATTGATTTAACTTCAAAACTTCTTCTTAACGACAAGTTAGTTAAGTTATTCAAGTTATTTAAAGATACTAAAGTTAAGATGACCGTTGGGCACAATGTTATTAGTGCGGATGTTATGGCAACAGTTGTATCTTTTGAAGCACCTAATATCACTATTACAGCAGCACTCAACTGTGACGATAGTATGGTAATAAACTTCCCTGTTGATGGTATTAGGGGTAGAGCAAACACCGTTTATCCTTATTCAATGTCTATTAACAAAGATTTGTTAATTCAAGCAATTGACCGTTTGATGTTATTCAGTCAAGCTGCATCTAAATCAGATTTATCACTTTCTATCATCAAGATGGAATTCGGTCCAAATGCAGTTACACTATCTGACAGAATGGACGTTAACAGAGAGGACGTGCCTTACAACAAAGAAGTTGAAGGACTTGATATGTATAAAGCACTCATTGATAGTACGGACTTAACCAAGACTCTTATGAGTTGTACAAATCAGCTTGCAACAATGAGTTTCGGTAACTCACAAGCAGTGGTGTTATCTGAAGGTATGATTAAATGGGTTATTCCGGAGTGCAATGATTAGTAATGGCAATAAACAGAGGTAAAGCTTTTGAAGAAAAGGTTAAATCTGATTTATTGAAATTAGGCGATGTATCACTTGAGCGTTTGCCGGACCAAATGTCCGGTTACAAAGGTTCGGCAAATGTTAGCGACTTTACACTTTACAACTACCCATATTACTTTTATATTGAATGTAAAACAACAAATGAAAATACTTTCCCACTTGGCGGGCTAACACAGTATGATAAGTTACTAGCTCGCAAAGGTAGAAAAGGTGTTCGTTGTGGAGTTGTATTGTGGTTTGTGAAACACGATAAAGTTGTGTATGTTCCTATAGCGACCTTTGAAAAACTTAAAGCTGATGGAAAGAAATCAGTTAATGTTAAGATGGTCGGTAATGATGACTACCGAATAATCACTATTCCTTCTGTAAAGAAACGTGTATTCTTGGATAGTGATTATTCTGTTTTAATGACATTAGATGAGGGGGATTAGACTTGTACGGAGTAAACGAAAAATTCCTTGAAACTGTTGTTAATCACGTTAACAACAAAGATTTTGTTATAATTGACCCCCCTTGGAATTATCCTATGAATAGATACTCTAACGCTCTATGGGATGGCATCGGATGTATTGACATATTTCAGAATATAACAGTTAATGAATTATTTTTATGGGTAACTACAGAAAACCTGTTTTCAATGTTTTCAGCTTATCAAGAATCAATGTATGAGTTTAAAGCTTTAATTCCTCGAGCATCGTTGATGCCAAATGAGGATTTATTCACAAGTATTGAATCAGGATTTAAGAACCCTGTTGAATTTTTAGCGGTGTTCAGATTACCAAAAGTTCCGCAGCACACAACAAGAACTTCAACAAGAAGTTTAATTGTTGAGGAAGTGAATCCAATGACTGCTAAACCTGTTAGATGGGAAGACCGTCTTATTCACGAAATGGCAGAAAAAGGGTTAAGCGGAATGTATTTATTACCTGAAGGCCAAGTTGGTTATTGTGACTCTATTGTGCAGAGTAACAAGAGATTACAGAAGAAAGAGTTGTTTTAGGTGCCGATAGATGAGTAATATTTTAATTGATATAGATAAAAATCAGATGGATGAAGTTGTGCAGACTACTGAAACAAATGTGCAGTATTTTACAGGAATTTCTGATAAACTTGTAACTGAGTATACAGCTGATTTAGATGGATTGATGCGTGATTTGTATCAAGATGCAATACAGAAAGATGCGAGTGACAAAGAACTCGAGAAATATCTACTTGAATTGAATAATATGCTTTATTTCTTAGGTAGTAAATTGGAAACAGTTGGAGTTAAAGACGACTTATCAAAACTAGCTGCCAAAGAGTCATATAATGAAGCATATCTAAGCAATCGTATGAAAGATGCAGAACACCGAAATAAAACAACAGTTGCAGAATTAACTGCACTGGCAGAAGATGCTTCAAAGTATGAAACAGTACTTAATTCTTTATATGCGAGAGTATATAAACAGATTAAGTTTAAGATGGATGCAGGGTATGATATGGTAAACAGTTTACGTAAAATAATTAGTAAGCGTATGCAAGACCAGAGTTTATCAATGTATACTCCAAGAAACACATTAAACATTGTAACAGGAGAAGTTAACTAATGGCTAAAGCTAATCTAAGTTTAAGTGAAGTATTGAAAAATATACAAAAAGAATATGGAGAGTCAGTCGTAAAAATTGGTGTTGATGGGTTGGAAGTTGACGGTATTCTATCGCTAGGTTCGCCATCACTTGACTTCTGCATTTACGGTGGTATTCCAGAGGGTCGAATTGTTGAATTTTCAGGAGCTGAAGGTTCTGGTAAGACCACAAATGCTTTCTTAGCAGCTGCCGCATATCAAAGAGCAGAGTTAGAAAGAAATCCTGATAATCCAAGAGCGATTATACTTCTTGATAATGAAGGCACCGCTGACCCTGTATGGGCTCGTAAGATGGGATATGATATGAGAGAAGATGCTAATGTTCCTACAATTATTATCAGACCAGAAGGTCAGTCAGCAGAAGAAATATTTGATATGGCTCTTGATTTGTTGAGAACAGGTGAAATTGGATTACTTATCTTTGATAGTATTGCAACTCTTGTACCACAGCAAATTGCTGATGAGTCAATGGAAAAGCAACAGATGGGTGGTATTGCAAAAGCGTTAACCCGTTTTGCTAATACAGCCGTTGGACTCCTTAGAAAGTATAAAGCAACATTGATTGCAATAAATCAAGTTCGTGATAATATGTCAGGTTATGGAGACCCACTACAAACACCTGGTGGTAGAGCTTGGAAACACGCTTGTTCAATGAGATTGATGTTTAAGCGTTCAACATTCTTCGATGAAGATGGAAATGAGTTAAATAAATCCGCACAGTCACCTGCAGGTCACGTTATTGAGATGTACGTACTCAAAACAAAAGTTTGTAAATGGGATAGAAAGTTAGGTTATGCTCATCTTAACTATGACCGCGGTATTGATGTTGTGTGGGATACCGTTGAGTTAGCAACACACTTCGGTTATATCGATAATCCAGCGTCAGGCACATTTAGATTACTTGATATTGATACAGGTGAAATTGCAGTTGATGATGACGGAAACGAAATCAAGTTCAGAGGCAAGAAGAACGTAGTTCCTTACTTCCGTGAAAGACCTGTTGAATGGCGTAAACTGTATGATAAAGTTTACGATAAGTTAACTCAGAAAGAAGACCCCTTCATAGTTTCATTTGAAAAGATGCTTAATACAAGCATTCAAGAGAAACTTGGTGTTGATGTTGATGATTCTAATCTGGAAGAGCTATAATGGATATAAATTCAATACTAGTATGGCAAAAGTTTAACGGATATAACTTTGTTGAAAGTAATCACTCCTACTACTGGAATGGTAGTAGGGTGAAATACTCCGTCACACAATATATAAGTAGATTTTTTGAAGAATTTGATTCTGAAACAATTAGTAAGAAGTATGCTGAAAAACACGGATTAAACCAAGCTGATGTATTAGCTTCTTGGGAACGCAACGCAAATGTATCTGCTACAGCGGGCACTCTTATACATAGTTATATGGAGAACGCAAAAAGGGGCAAGACATTTGATATTGACTATTCATCTGCTATTAAAGATGGGATATATGATGAAGTAAAAGAACGCGTTGAAATATTATTACCTCAAGCAAAAGAGTTTCATAAAGACACGTTGAATAAGTTGTATCCAATACATCTTGAATACACAGTTGGTATCAAAGATATTATAGCAGGTAATATTGATATGTTATGTTGGAACTCTTATGCTAATGAATTTCAGATATGGGACTACAAGAATCTTAAAGAATTTTCAACTCGTAACTATTACGGAAAGAAATGTTTAGGTTCATTTAAACATCTTGATGATAGCAGTTTAGGGCACTATTCTATTCAGTTGAATATGTACAAAGCAATCATACAAAGAGAACTTGGTATTCCTATCGGAAGATGTTTTCTTGTTCATTTTGATTATTTGCATCCAGATGCTGAATTTAAAGTATATCAATGTTATGACTTGCAACGAGAGTGTAACATTGAATTAGATAAATTGATAAGTGAGGAGACGTCTAATGGATGATAAGATGAGAGACGATTATGACGAATATCTAAAACAACATATTTCAAATGTGCAAGTAGGTTTTGATTGGTTAGTTAAAAATTTGCCTAATCTGTTTGAAATGTATGATGCGGACGCTTTAGGAGCTATCGTAGCGAACCACGATGCGTCAAAAACATCAGATGAAGAATACTATGCTTATGCAGAATATTTTTATGGTGAAGAACGCACTCAAGAAGTTAAAGATGATTTTGATTTAGCGTGGTTACATCATCAACACAACAATCCGCATCATTGGCAACACTGGCTGTTGAGAGAAGACGATGGCGGGTTGAAAGCATTACAAATGCCTTATGAATACATTATTGAAATGATATGTGACTGGTGGGCATTTAGTTGGGTTAAAGGTGATTTATATGAAATATTCAGTTGGTACAAATCAAATAAACCTAAAATACAATTGCACGAGTTAACACAGCAGACAGTTGAAGATATTCTAGATATGTTAAGGAAAAAACTTGACGAGGTACACGATGGCGAAAAACAATAATACATCAAGCACTCGATATTATTCTGACGCACACGAAAAATCAATATGTAAAGCATTAGGTGCTCGACAGCAAGCGAACAGCGGCGCGGGTAAATTTGGTAAAGGGGATGTTGTACACGATGGTGCCTCGTTACTTATTGAAGCTAAGTGTACAATGACTTCAAAACAAAGTGTATCAATTAAACGCGAATGGGTTGAAAAGAATAAAGCTGAAAGTTTTGCTATACGAAAAGCTAATCAAGCCATATGTATAAACTTTGAGCCTGACGGAAACAACTATTACTTGATTGATGAAAAGCTGATGAAATTCTTAGTTGAAAAACTTGTTGAAGAAGATAGTTGAATTATAGTGCGTTACATATTATAATAATGATATAAAAAAAATTTACATAAGAAAGAGGATTTAAAGATGGCAAAGAAAATGACAGACAAACGTAAGATTGAAATTCTTGCAATGACCGACGACGAGTTGAATGCAACCGTTAAAATTCAAGGCACTCCTTATGACCGTAAACGTAAGTTCTCGGCAACTCAGTTGAAGGAAATGGCTAAGCTATTCAAGAAAGGTAAAACTATTTCACAGATTGCACAGAAAATGGGCTTGAATTATACAGCAGTTCGTTATAATGTTGACCCTGTATTTAAGAAAGAATTCAATGAAAAACGCGACGGTAAACATACCGGTAAGACACATATTACAATTAAAGACCGCGTAGCATATAAGCGTTCTCTTGTAGCAGCCGGCAGCGTTGTAGCTTAATTACATATCTTAGCTGGCAAGTAACATCTTGTCAGCTTTATTTTTTATAGGAGATATAAAATGTTAGAACAACACCAAATTGAAAATAATAAAGACGAGTTTATTAACTTAATATCTTCAATTAAGCGCGAAGGTGCAGATATTGAAAAACTTATAGCTAAGTTACAGAACTCAGACTTTTTCTATGCCCCTGCATCAACAAAATTTCACGGAGCTTATGCAGGAGGTTTATGTGAACATTCATTGAATGTATACCACAACTTATATGAGCTTATTAAGAATAAGCCAGGGTTAGATGAAAGCTGTTACGATGATGATTCACTTAAAATTGTCGCATTACTTCACGATATTAGTAAGATGAATACTTATGAGCAGTATGTCAAGAATAACAAAGTTTATTGTGATGCTTCTGAATCAAAGTTGTATGATGAGATGGGGCATTTTAAGTGGGTTCCCTCTCTGGAGTGGAAAACAAAAGAGCGTAAATTTGTATTTGGTTCACACGAATCAACTTCTGAATATATTGCCCGTCAGTTTATTCCGTTAACACTTGATGAAAGTGTAGCCATTCTACATCATATGGGAAGTATGGCGTGGGATAGTGCTAAAGATAATATCGGTGAAGTATTTAATCAATATTCATTAGCATTGATGCTTTACATTGCGGATATGATAAGTTGTTATGTAGATGAGCGAGAATCAGAATGAATCCAGTAATCGAACGTGAACTTGAAAAGATAAGAGCTCCTCTACCTCCGATTGACGATACTACAAAAGTCATCCGTATACCGAAATATCAACCCGAACCTCAAATAACATTTCAAGTAGCAGGTCGATACTTAGTAGGATTGCCTGATTATATCGTAAATGAGCCTGCTAATTATAATCTGTCTGCAAACTGGAATCAAGGAGTAGTTCCGAAAAGCACTTGTTTGATGGTGTATGTTACACAGCTATTTGGTAAAATGGTTAAAGTGAACGCTCAGGGGTATGATTATGTATCACAGTGTACATTGGATGATGTGTATAATGGATTGTGGTTGCCGATTGAAAGCGTAACTATCATAGCACAGTTATAAGAAAGTGGTATTAGTTGATTTATCGGCTGATACCACTTATAATATTTATGATAAAACTTTAAGGAGATAACTAATGGCTGAGTCACTAGCAGTTAGATACAGACCACGTGAGTTTACCGATTGTGTTGGTCAGTCATCTATAATTAAAATTCTAGAGCGACAAGCTCAAAAACAAGAGTATAAACATACATATCTGTTTACAGGCCCTTCTGGTTGTGGTAAAACAACAATTGCACGTATTATGGCGTCAAAGATAAACGGAAGTTTGGCAGGGCTTGAAGAACTCGACGCCGCATCCAACAACGGTGTTGATAATGTAAGGGCTATTATTAAAGGCGCACAGGAGCGCTCTATCAGCAGTAAATATAAGATTTATATCATTGACGAGTGTCACGCTTTAAGTAATCAAGCTTGGCAAGCGTTCCTTAAATGTATTGAGGAACCTCCTGAATTTACAATCTTTATGTTTTGCACAACTGACCCACAGAAGATTCCTGCTACTATTGTGAACAGATGTCAGAGATATAATCTAAGTAAAATCAGCACTGACAAGATTAGAGAGAGACTTAACTATATCTGTCAGAAAGAAGGCTTCACTAACTACGAAGAAAGTATTGATTATATCGCAAAGATTAGTGATGGTGGAGCTCGTGATGCTATTGCAACTCTTGAAAAAGTTGCATCATTGAGTACTGATATATCAATTGAAAACACTCTTGAAGCTTTGGGTGCTTATTCTTATGATATGTTCTTCCATCTTGTGAATGCCATTATTGATAGTAACACAGCTGAAGTTTCAAAGATTGTATCTGAAGTTTATCACAAAGGTAATGATTTGAAACTCTTTGTAGATTCATTTTTCAACTTCTGTTTAGATGTTACAAAGTATTGTTTATTCAAGTCAACTGATTTAATTGGTATTCCCTCAAGTCTTGAAGAGAAACTTAAGTTAAGTACAAACTTTGAGACACCTGAAAAATATTATATGTATATTGTTGATAAATTGTTGGAATTAAAGAATAAGATAAAGAATGACACCTCAATCAGAACAACAGTTGAGGCAACATTTTTACATATTTCAAGATGGGAGTAGTCTAATGATAGGGCAAGAGAAACTTTTAGCACAGATTGATGCTTACATATCATCTGAAACTTTACCACGAACTTTGTTATTTGAAGGTGAGTGGGGATGTGGTAAACATACTCTTGCACAAGAAGTGGGGGCTAAGCTAAAAGTAGAAGTACAGGATATTACAGCTACTTTGAATTTAGAAACAATTGAACAGATTATGTTAAGCCCGATTCCTCGAGTATATGTAATTGATGCATCACGTATTTCAATAAAAGAGCAGAATGTTATCTTAAAATTTCTTGAAGAGCCACTAAAGAACTCATACATAGTGCTCCTTGTTGAAAACAAGAACAAACTATTGAATACAGTTGTTAATAGATGTGTTTGTTTGTCGTTTGAGCAGTATACAGATGCAGAGTTAGAACAATTTGTATACGAGGGCAAGTATAATTGGTGTTTAACTTCCACTGAAAAGTATGCCCGTACCCCTGGCAGGATTGTGCAGTTTCACCAGCATTCAATTGAAGCTATGCTTACTTTTATTGAAAAAATATTCTTGCAGATTGGTGTAGCAAACTATTCAAACATACTGACAATTCCAAATAAGATTGCATTTAAAGATGAGTCTGATTTATATGAATTTAATGTCTTTATTTACTTGTTAGTAAATAAAGCTACTGATATGTATGCAGAGGGTAAGATTCCATACAGTGCGTTTAGTTTAACTGCTGATTTTTATAATGATTGTTATATACCGCATATAAATAAACAGCACTTATTTGAGCACTATTTAATCGAGCTAAAACAGCTTTTTGAAAGAGGTATATAATGAACTTAGAACAGTTTAAAAACTCGATTGAGCAAGGCAGCGTAAGTGAGCAAATGGTTATATTCGTATATGAGGACGAGCCGTTTGTAGCTGACCAGTATATACGCGAAATTAGTCGCATACGAAATAAAAGTGTACAGTATCTTGAGTCAATTGATAATATTGCAGGAAATGTGAATGATATATTCGGGTTATCAGAAGTTGACGATGGAATTAGGGTATACAAAACAAAAGAAATTGAAAAACTTTCAGAGAAGTTAAAGTATGAAACTAATCTTTATATTGTTGTAAATAAACTTAAAGATAAAGACACTTTAGCATTATTTGATGAATATATAATCTATATACCTAAACTTGAGGGCTGGCAACTACAAGATTACTTATATTCAGTTGCAGAAGGTGTTCCTCATAAATCGCTTGATTGGTTGATGACTTCGTGTAATAACGACATTTACCGAATTGAAAATGAACTTGATAAGTTTCGTCTGTTTGAAAAGAATGAGCAAAAATATCTGTTTAATGATATGTTACACGAAGGTGCGTTTAGTGACTTATCAAGCTTTAATGTATTTAACATAACAAACGCAGTGACAAGTAAAGATTATGCAATGCTGACGAATGCATTGAAAGAAATAAAAAGTTTTGATGCTGAACCGTTAGGGGTTATTACATTATTATATCAAGGCTTTAGAAAATTGATACAGGTATGGTTAGCTAAACAGGCAACACCTGAGAGTACTGGACTAAAATCAAACGTCATATACGCTTTAAGTAAACAGCCACGAGTGTATGATAAACAGCAGTTATTAAAAGCATTTCAATTACTCAATGATATTGATAAACAGTTAAAGACAGGCAACATTGACACAAAGTGGCTGATTGATTATGTTGTATGTAGAGTATTAACATACTAGGGAGGTAACAATGAAAATACTAGTTTATGGTGACCCTCATTGGTGTGCGTATTCGTCAATTGTACGTAGTCGCGGTAATAAATATTCAACGCGACTTGAAAATCTAATACAAACAATGAATTGGATTGAAGACACCGCCGTTAACAATTACTGTGAACGGATAATTTGTTTAGGTGACTTTTTTGATAGGGCAGAGTTAACGGGTGAGGAAATTACAGCTTTAGAGGAAATTCGTTGGACTGATATTATGCATACATATATTGTTGGTAATCACGAAATGGCTAGAAGTGATGTAAAGATGAGTACTGCTCATTTATTCGGTCTATCGCAGAATTTCGAAGTTGCAGATTCTGTTGGAATATATAACTGTGAAAATGTTCAGTTATGCTTCTTGCCTTATGTACTTGAAAGTGATAGAAAGCCTCTAGAAGAATATCTAGTGCCTACAACAAAAGACCGTATCATATTTTCGCATAATGACATCAAAGATATACAGATGGGACGATTTAAATCCACAGAAGGATTTTCAATTGAAGAAATCGAGAGGAACTGTAGATTGTTTGTTAATGGACATATCCATAACACATCTCACGTAGGCACTAAAATAATTAACTTAGGCAATATAACAGGGCAAAACTTTAGCGAAGATGCAAACTACTACAGACACTATGCTTTGTTGATTGATACAGATACTTTCGGTGTTGAATTTATTGAAAATCCGTATGCATTCAATTTCTATAAACTATCACTTGTAGGTTATGAACCACTTACTGATACAGATATGACAATACCAGATATTTTTAAGTTTGGAACTACAGGCACAGCTATTGTAACTGTTAAAACTTGTAAAAAGAATGAATCTATTGTACGACAAAGCATCAAAGATAATCCGAATATTATTGAATCACGAGTTATTGTTGATATGATGCGTGACATACAGAACACTGTTTCAGAAACTGTGACGGACTTTTCTGTTGACCACTTATCACAGTTTGTATCTTATATGACTGCTGAATTGGGAGAGTCAGAACAGGTTCTTGATGAATTAAGAAAGGTAGCTGGAATATGAAAATCTTATTTAGAAAAATTGAAATCGAGAATTTTATGTCCCTTGGCAACGCTACTGTAATACTTGATGATGCAGGATACACTTTAGTATCAGGTATCAATAATAATCCTGATGATTTAGCTAAAAGTAATGGCTCGGGTAAGAGCTCAATATTTGAAGCTATTGTTTGGTGTTTAACCGGTGACACAATGCGTGGTAATAAAAATATTGTTAATCAGAACACCACAGGTGGAACTGCTGTTACATTGGAATTTGATTGCGATGGTAAATCATACACACTGTTGCGTTCAAAAGAACACAGCGTGCATAAAACTAATCTTAAGATTATGATTGACGGACAAGATAAATCCGGAAAAGGCATACGAGATAGTGAAAAACTACTTGCTGAATATTTACCTGATTTAACTCCATCATTGATTGGCTCTGTGATAATTCTTGGACAAGGGCTTCCGAACAGATTTACACACAACTCCCCATCTGGACGTAAAGATGTACTAGAGAAACTGTGTAAATCTGATTTTATGATTCAGGACTTAAAAGATAGAATCAATCAACGTAAATCAGACCTAACAGCACTCTTAAGAACTGCTGAAGATAATATATTACAAAACAACACAAAACTGTCATTAGCTATTGAAGCGGTAGGTAAAGCTAAGGCAGAGTTGTTAGATTTACAGCATCAGACATCATTTGATGAGCAAATACTATCAGCTCAAACAGCTCGCAAAAGTCACCAAGAAAGTGCTGAAAAGAATGCAGCGGAATATGACACATTACAAACAGAACACGATGCTATTGTTGAATTAAAACGTGGCTTGACAGAGGAGAAATATAGAGCTTTAGATAATGTTCGTAAAGAGTATGACCCTAAACTAGATGAATTGAAAGAACAAGTTTCTGATATTCAACTGAAATTAAATACGGCTCGTGCAGAATTTAATCGTCTAAAGAGTATCACTGATACTTGTCCTACTTGTGGGCAAAAGTTACCTAACGTACAAAAACCTGATACAACTGAACTTGAAAACAGTATAAACAATTATAATGCAGAAATATTACGTATCGGAGAATTACAACAGTCAGTTAGAAATGATTTTACTCTTGCTCAAACAGCTATATCAAAGGGATTTGATGATAGAGAAAATGAGTATACAAATCAAATCAAACGATTAAAGGGTTCAATGAATGATGTCTATGGTATGAATGTCCAGCTTCAATATCGTATCAGAGAACTTGATGCTGAAATCGAAAGGTTAACTGTTCGTAAAGAGAATCATTCGGAAGCGTTGCGGAAAGTTCGTAATGATATCGAAGTAGGCGAAAACAATATTAAACTATATGAAACAGAGATTAAATCAAATACTGCTTTAAAAGCTGATTATCAAGCAAGACTTGATATTATAAGTAAATTTAATACAGCTGTAACTCGTGACTTCCGAGGCCACTTGTTAAGTAATGTTATCACGTTTATTAACGAGACCGCTAAGAAGTATTCACAATCAATATTTGAAACTGATTTAATTGAATTTACACTTGATGGTAACAACATATCAATATCGTATGCAGGTAAAGAGTATGAAGCTTTATCAGGTGGCGAACGGCAAAAAGTGGATTTGATTGTCCAGTTCTCAATCCGAGAGATGTTATGCAGTCACACAGGATTTTCAACAAATCTAATAGTATTGGATGAGATATTTGACAATCTTGATGATATTGGTTGCAGTAAAGTTATTGATTTGATATCTGAAAAGTTAGTTGACATTAGCAGTATTTATATTATAACGCATCACAACTCATACCTGAATATTCCTTGTGATGCAGAACTTACTATTGTAAAAGATGCAAGTGGAGTTAGTTACTTACAATGACTTTTATGAGACCGAAAGATGTAACATATACTGATATGTGCATCTATATTGATAATAACATATATACCGATAAGTACGACGTTAACACCGTTTATGAGTACTTATATCATATAATATTTATGTTAGCGAAACAGTCGCAGCTATTTAATAAGCATAAGTATTATGACAGTTTTGCGATATTTGGTGCATCAAGAGTTTACTTCCGATTAACAAATAAAAAACAATTTGAATTAAAACCCGATGGCACCGTTAAGATGGATAAGATAAAAAGTGTATTGAATTACATCAAGAACATCCTATACCCGTTGAAAGTGGATTTTGAGCAAGAAGAATATGCTCAAACTATAGTGACAACTGATGATATAGAAATAAATCAATATACATATAATCAAATTATAACACACGCTATTGATAAGCTTAGTTTCTGTGATTTTGGTATGACTCTCAACGATATTAGTAATACGTGTAAACATTTCTTGTCCACAATACCGTACACTAAAGATAGCAGTATGTGGTATAACATATATGCAAGTGTAATGTTAACTTTTCTAAACTACGTAACACTTAGCAATAAGCATATTGATAGAATAAATCACTTGGAGTCAACCGCTAGATTAAAGGAGTCACATAT